AATCAAACTCCTTTTCTCTTAGGGTGTATCTGATACAAATCAGCATCAAAATCATTCATGTTTGCTGCTTATAAATTGATTGTATATACTTTACCACAAAGCCCGCAAGAATACAAACCCCTGCCGCGCCAAACTTTATAATTGTCCTTTGCGGAAAAACAGACAAATTGCCAAGCGTTTTTAGGCATTGGTCATACTTTGATTTTTGAAGTATCACTTTTGCAGGCAAATCAGAGCTTACAGAATGCAAAAAAGCTCGTCCGGAACACCGGACGAGCCCTTTTGCACACGAAGCGGGACACTGCCTGTGCGGCGCATGGATCATAGCTGTGAAGGAGAACAGCCGGAGGAGGAGGATCCGCGCCCAGTATCCCAAAAAACAAGAAGAAAAAGATTTCACACACAGCCTTGGGGCTTTGCCCTTGCTGTAACCATATTGTAACTCTTTTGAAACCATTTTGCAATAGGGTATTGTAATTTTTTTGTAATTTTTACGCTTTGCACATATTTTCGCTTGAGTTATTGTTTGTTTTTGTATTCGTAACGATAATTCGTTATTTTTCTTCTTCTTGTTTTTCTACCGCTCTTTATTGCGTGCTCGTCTAGTTTATATTCCGTTATATTATGTCATACAAGATTTGAAAAAGTGGTGTAGTAACTGGTGTAGTAAAAAATGTCCAATTTATAGGAAGTTGACAATTCATTCTTATAAAGTATATAAAATTACTGAATCGTCTTTCGGAACTCTGCAACTGCTTTTTCAGCATCCACATGACTATAAACATCTAATGTCATATTGACTTTACTGTGTCCCATCACATACTGGACAGCTTTAATGTTCATCCCAGATTCTACCATTCTGGTGCAGAACATATGCCTTAAAGTATGAGGTGTGATTGCAGTTGGAAGTTGCTCTTGCGGATTAACCTTATTGTATCTCTTTATAGCTTGTCGCACATTTGATTCAACACTAACTGCTGAACGAGGGCTGTTTTTGTAACTGACTTGTAGAAAGCCACAATATCCACTTACGCTCGGCTCTTCATCCAGCTGTGGTCTTGTACTTATAATGTGTGAAAATGCTTCTCTGGCTTTTTGCGACATTGGTATGATGCGTACACCACTTTTTGTTTTTGGAGATTGGATTGAGAACTCTCCATGAAGATATACAAGCTGGTGGTTCACATTTACAATTCCCTGCTCTAAATCAATGTCACTTACGGTTAATCCACAAAACTCACTAACACGAAGTCCGGTCTCATATAAGATTATAAGTTCATCAACGTGCTGACTGAGATAGATATCTTTTTTGCAGAAATCAACAAGACTTGAAAATTGTTCATTCGACAGAATAGTTTTTGTCTTGTTTTCTTTTGGCACAACTTTTGAAAGTCGAAAGCTAAAAGGATTCCTTGACAAAATTTTATCATCGCAAGCAAGTTCAAAAGCCGGTCGTAATATTCCTTTATAGTTATTTATTGTACCATAGCAGTACCCCTTATCATACAGTTCTTTCATGAACACTTTTGCTTCTGTCGGTGTTATTGATGCGATTGTTTTATTGGCAAAAGTACACCCAGAAAGAATTTTCATGAAAGTATCTATGTTCTTTGTTGTTGTCTCCTTTAAAGACGGCTTATGAAGATCGGAATATTTTTTTACGAGCTCTTTCACCGTCATTGAGTTTGCTATTGGGTCAATGCCTTGTATTTCAGACTCTGTTAAACTTTCAATCCTCGCTCTTAATTCTTTCAAGTCGCCAGAATAAATAGTGCGGCGCTTTCCAAACTTATCTGTCCAACGATACTGGTACAGACCATCTTTACGTTGCGACTCACCCTCTTTCAAAACACGTCCTTTATTGTCTTTTCTTCTTTCCATAATAAGCTCCTTACGTTAAATAAAGAGCTCCGATGTGACAATTTGATTATATCACATCAGAGCCATGCATTCAAATGGAATATGTTTGTTCTATGTATCTTTCAAATGCTTTTCGTTTAACAAGTTGCTTTTTACCAACAAACATTATAAATGGGCAATTTCTATCTTGGAGAAGTTCGCGGATTTTACATTGTCCAATATTTGAATAAGCCGCAGCTTCTTCGATTGTCAATGTCGTCTTTTCCCAAATTGGGACTTCATTCATCCAATCACCTCTTCCATCTTATGTTCACCATACTTTGCTACACATACATTATAAAGCAGCATAGCGCGTGTCATAAGACCAACCCCACCGATACGAGGGGTTACATTGATATCTTTCATGTCATAAACAGCGTCAGCGCAGTCACCGTGCTGCTTGCCATTCTCGTCATAATTGATACCAACATCGATGCAGACATCTACGTTAAACAAATCTAACGGCGAAATAAAATCGCGTTCCCCAACCGCAGAAATGACAATATCTACAAGACCGTCGTGGAGAGCGTAATAACGAAGAGCGTTTCCGCTGCTATTCACAGAGATCACATTACAGTGCCGTTTAATCAGCATATCAACCATTGGTTTACCTACGATATCAGATTGACCACACACAAGCACATTCTTGCCATCCAGATCGTAACCGATGGAATCAAAAATCTTCATAACGCCAAGCGGAGTGCAAGGATGAAATGGTGAGGTAGAATTAAAACCATCAACGTCAAGTTCGTCTGGAATAATGATATTCTTAGGATTGATATGTTTGGGCAGAGGTAGCTGAACGATGATACTGTCCACATCTTCCCAATTATAATCTTCTAGTATCTTGTTATTTAATTCATCCTCCGTAATATTTTCCGGCAGCTTGATAAGCTCCGCTTCAATTCCAACCTCTTCACAGTCATGCAGCTTGCCGCGAATATAAGCGTTTGATGCATGGTTGTCCCCTACTTGATAAATATGTAAAATAGGAGCATAGTCGATTTCTGTGATAATATTCTTGATTTTATTTTTCATATCTTGCGCAATAGATTTACAATCAATAATCATTGTGAACCTCCTTTATATTAAGAATCCAAGTTTTATAAGAATGTCTGAAATAGTTTCCTAAGTTTTGCGCTGAGAGCGTCATTTTCAAGATATAATGAAGAATTCAATCTGAACTTTCTGTACGGAACGTTTTCAGATGATAGATAAACATCATAATTGATGTCGTCCATTGTGAAGGAGTCATTAGTGACAACTTTGGCGGTCGGTAAAAAACATTCAAGTAATGAAATATCATAATTGAAATCCTGACAAAGAGATTTACCAAAATCATCAATATCTGGAATCTTCTCATTATCGATATAGTCCCAAATATATTTTATTCCAGTTAGACCATCTTTCATGAGGCCATCCGTTTTTACCATTTTGTGTAGGTCTGTATCAATCAAAATAAATTTACTATAGAATCCAGAAAATCCTCCATTAGACTGTAAAAGCAGCTTCATATGTTTTCTCCTTTATATTCACTACTACTATACAGAATATTTCGTAGCTGATTGATAAAATCATCCACAACGCATTCACTGCAATCTAAATTAGCCGTACACATGCCACAGCTATCAGTATAATGGTGCAGTAGATCTTCGATTGATCTTTTATAATATTCTGTTTGGTCTTTATAAAACCCTAATTCTTCCATAAAAATCACCTCGTTACTGTACTAACTCCATTATTTTTAATCTGTCCTTTTTGAACATGAATTATTACAGAGTCAGCATTAACAGTATTGGTTGACTTATATTCGATATATGGAGCGTTGCTATCATATACAATTTTTACATGTCCTTTGATATTCATATAATTGCCATTACAAAGAACTGTAAGCATCTCATAATTTTCTGCTGGGACATTAGATACCATAGTAGATGTATATCCGTAGATGCCCGATTCCAGTTCTTCAATAGTAGCAGTCCATTCAATCGGGTTGTACTGGCGATAGATTCCTTCTCCAATCGTCCATACAAAATATCCAACAATAAGAGTAACGAGTACGCCAACAATCAAGAATAGAATCTTTTCTCCAAAAGTGAGTTTTGCACTTTCATTTTTATTCACAGCAAATACCTCAGTCCGCTTAAATATTTTTCCTTTAGCTGTGGCGTCAGCGTATCTATCTGTGATAGATGATCCTTTATGTCGGCCAGCTTGACAACATATGCAAGCATACCAACATGAGTGTTTGCACCATCATGAAGTTTCTTGCAATATTCGTCATAACTTATATCTTTTGGCTTTGTAAGAAGCCTTACGGCCTCAATCATCTCATCGAAGCACCAGCAGCTCTGGTCGTCCTTATCTGGATCATAATCCGTATCCTCAAGTAAATCATGCATGAGTCCAATACAAGAAGCTTCAATCATATCGATGTCCTTTATAAAAGGGCTCTCAAACACATAATCACTTACTCTTTCTGCCACATAATCACTTACTCTTTCTGCATGATGTCGCGTTTCTATGTCATAAAACTTCATTGCCCTCTCTGCTACAGTAAGAGGGTCTCGCGCTCCATTTGTTATTGTCATATTTTCACCGCCTTATAAAAGTCTAGTTCTTTATTCTCCAAATGTTCTTTTAAATATCGGACACACAGTAAACTCTACGCCGAGCTTTGTGAATATGTCTTTTCCAATAACACATTGCTCGTAGCGAGGACCAGTAAAATATACAACTTCGCTATTCAAAGGCTTGTCCGGCCAGTCATTTACGTCAAATGTTGTTAGAAAAAGATTACGGCCATTGATGTACTGTCCTGTGCTGATAGAGCTCATCTTTTACACCACTCCTCAATCTTATCGCACGCTCTACAAATAGCATCAAAGAAATCAACTCTCGTCTGCATTAGAAACAGTTTGAAGTACGCTCTCCGCTTCTTTGCGAGCCACCAATCGTTGTTTATATTCTTTGTTCGCGATTCGTTCTTGTTCATGCAATTCAAGTCCTTTCAGCCAATAAGATGGGCATTCATAAATTTTTTCGAGGGCGTTTACATCGTAAAAGAACTCTCGATCTCGCTTATTGTAATCGTAATATCCGATAAATGAATTACCATAATCGCTTATTACAAGGTTATCTTTTAAAAGAATCGGACGCTCATCCATGACCTTGACCCAGCCAAAGAAATTTTTGCAAGATTCAGTACAGCAATCTCCTAGCTGCTTCCTATAAGCGCATACTTCTTTATGTAGACATTTATTGCAAATAGCCATTTTTTCTCGCCTTCCAACAGAAATTCTCTGCCCAATCATAAAATAGTTTTGGAATGTCTCGTACACGAGAAGCAACTTCTTGAAGTAAGGTATTACTAGACTTATCTTCATGAGGTTCTTTATAAATACATTCCAATTTATACTCCCAGAGTTCAACTGTATTATCGTCTTGTGTGCTAATCTTTACTAAAATAGAATGAAGTTTGTCGTTTACACTTACGGAAGCATGGCAATGTTCTTGTTTAAGCGGCCATTCATTTATTTCTGCAAATAAATTAAATGCCATATCGACTGCCATTTCGAATAATGGTTGTTCATCAGAGCATATACATATTCGTTTTATATCCCCATCATGCAGAAGATTTAGTTCCCAAAATTCCATTACGTTCACCACACTTTAAAACATACATTTTATTCATCAAAAATCTTATTTCTAGGCATTATATTAAGCCCAAGATTCGGCACAATACTAACAGTACAACCACATTCAGGGCATTTAGTTTGATAAAGAAAAACACACCCGCATGAGCTAACTTCAATCACGCCATCTGCGTCAGACCAAAACTCACAACCGCAATCACATAAAAATTTATAAGCCAGTTTTTCTGGTTCTTTTTTTGTTTGATAATTTTAATTGCCATCGGGCACCTCCACGGTAAAGATATTTTTGGTTGCTTCTTTCCAAGAAATAAACTCAGATCCAGCAACTTCCGCTCTACATCTATAGCACGCAATCACATTATTCTCAGGAATATCCAAATCAGGATTTTCAAAAGAAGCCACTCTAATCTTAGTTGTGCAGCCGCAGTTCTTACATGGAAATACGATTACCGGATTTTTCAAACTATCAGTCTTATGCATACTAACACCTCAATCCACAAAAATCTTTTCTCTTGGAACTTCCGGGAGGCAAGAGGCAACTTGCTCTCCGCAATCTGGACATTCTGCTAGTTTTAAGCCCAGTGTATATTCTCGCATAACAGAATAGGTCGGAAACTTTATATCTTCATCATCAGCCCAAAAGACACATCCACATGGACATAAAAACTTTGCAGCGTATCTCTTTTTCTTTGGTGTTCCTTTGTGTTGGACAACCATAATCATAGCGTTTCACCTCAGTCTGCAAACACAAACGATGTATTAAAAAAGTTCGTCCCAATAATCATATTTTCTTCAGATAAAGCAACCTTGATAACTTCATCGTCTGTATGTAGCTCATCATATTCTACTGTGTCACAAACTTTGTAAATTTTGCCGTTTTTCTCTTGAAGTAACATTCCATCGCCAAGTTTTAATGGAGCCGTTTTCTTTTCTTTTCGAATATGTGCTTTCATACTATCACCTTGATCAAATATCGTTAAACGCATCTATAGTCCATCCAATAAGACTATTTAGTTTTTCTACAATCTTATAAAGGATATTTTTAAATAGTGTTTCTGTTCAGGCATACTGCATGTAAACTCCGCAGGACCTTCTCTTTTCGGGTAACTCGTTTGCATGGTATACACTTCATCATTGTGAATGATTCCAATTTGAGTACAGTTATCGCCATTACAAATTTGAGTCTGATTTATTCCTCCCACCCACCCATAAAACATATTTACTCTAATTGTTCAAGTGCATATATCAAATACAAAATTAAAGTCTTTGTCTTCTCTTTTGTAAGCGTTGCAGAACTCAATTCCATATCTGGAGCATCACTATAATATGCAAGTTCAACAGCATCGTTTGAGACTATTACGCCAATATCTACGTTGTAAATTCCGTCTGTCGCTTGCAGGAAACCGATTTTATTTCCTTCCATAAATCCTCCGTAAAATTTACCTTTTAATAGTTCATTAGTGTAACAGATGTCTGCCCACAATTAGGTTTATACTCGATTTTAGGTTCATTATTTTTCAACGACCCATGCGCTTTAATAGTATCTAAGAGACTCTTTCCCATAGAATCTTCAGCGATAAACCCCATATCCTCAAGGCACTTACAGTAGCCAGCAATCTCGTTATAGAAGATGTGATTGTACTCTTTCAAGAGAGTGTGCTCGTCAAACAGTTTTACTTGCCATGCAATTCCAAATGGAGCTTCTTTCTCGCAACAAGATTCAATAGTGTAATACTTCATTATGTGTTCTCCTTACTTAATACCGTACTTTGCTTTGACCTTCTTTAGAGTCTCACTCTTATTGTGGTAGTCATCGCGAGCTGCCTGATAAGCGGTCATCTTCTCTGCAAGAACACGCTTTGCTTCGGCCTCTGCAACATCAGCATCTGCCAGCTCCTTATTCAAAACAAAACCGCTTGTCTTGATACCATCAATAAAACCATCCATGCGGTCTTTCTTGACACTCTTTTCGCCCATTGCTCCAGTATCAGTGTTGAACATCTTTACAATAGAATCCTCGACACCGGCGATATTGTAAACATAAAAATACTTAGCCATAATTTAGTCCTCCTCAACTTTTTCAAATTTAAAAATAGTGTTTTCGGTCTGAACAATAACATTCTTCTTGTCATCCGAGATGTAATAATCGGTAACGTGAGACGTATGCATTGCGCCCGGATAGTCATGCCCTTCATTGTCTTTGATGTACCTGAAACCAGCTGACTCTCCGCTCTTCAGATGTACAATCTTCATTGTCATTCCAATCCAAGTGAGATACCAGCCGTCGTTTCTAGTGCGACCAGTTACCAGTGAGATTGCGTTCGCCAGCTTGTACTGATTTTCCATAATCTCATCATCAATCGGATTTTTATGAGTCAATGCAGCATTCGGCATCTTCTCAATTGTGCGGGTCAAAAGAAGCATGAAATGCATAAACGTATCATGTTTTTCTTCTCCAACATCGATTTCTGCGTACTTACCCATCCGATACAGAAGCTCGGACGTATCAATCGTCTTTCCCATAAACACCTCGATTACTGTTTACCAGTAGATCCAAACCCACCGGCTCCACGCTCAGTTTCGTCCAATTCAGAAACCTCTTTAAAATCAGCCTGCCAGAACGGAACAACTGCCATCTGAGCAATACGGTCGCCATGAGTAATCATTTGAGGGATGTTGGAGTGATTATGTAGTGGAATCATAACTTCTCCTCTATAATCTTGATCTATAACCAATTTTGTTATCCTATAAGTTTTTTATCTCATAGTTCTTACACTTTATCATCGTGTAAGTTCGGCGTACATTTTCACTATTAGATAGTGTCGAGCACTCTTGGTGGGGTTATATTTATTCACCCACTACGCTCTACGGTAGCGATAAGCCTTACGCAATCCTGTCGCTTACCTCGGTATTACCCCTTGATTGACGGGCTTCACCGATTTTGCTCGATTTATAGTTGGCGTTATCGTCGTATTGTTTTGTTGTTACCCATGTACGTGGGTTTAATTCATATAGTTCTATATATTTCATAGCGAGTATATATTTTCTTTCCAGATATACGGTTGCAGTTTCTGGATAAATAAATTTTAAAAATTTATACCGCTCTAATTTATTTGGAAAAGCAATAGCACCAAAAGGTAACTCACTTTTGTATCTCGATTGACTATTATCTTGCCGATATGATGCATGTATGCCAATATTTTCAAGATATATTCTAAATTTTTCTACGTTTGATTTAAACCCAGAAATTGAAACCATTGCTCTATACAGCGAATTCATTTCAAAATTATTAGAAATGCTTCCATCTCCATCAAAATAACCGCGAATAAATGCTGCTTGCATTTCTGGATTGTTCAAATCAACCCATGTGTTACCCCATGTTTTACGCGGAACACATCCATACAATTTTAAATCGTTAAACATTACATCAGAAGATATTTCAATAGATGCGTATTCCCTTCCGCTATTATTAACGGACGTTAGAATTGGTTTGTCCGTCCCGATTGCATTGCAAAACTTCTTCAAATGATTTTCATCCGATATTTGTAAACCAATTCTAACAGAATTCATTCCTTTTTTATTTTCAGACACATTACCATCCGCCATAATAAACCCAAGCCAATATGCTTTTTCATCTGTGTCAATAACTGAAAAGAAGTCCTCATTTTTAAGCATATAAAATCTTCGTGTTTTCCCGATTAAATTATGATCATACCATAATTTAGTTATCATACCACGAGACACACCATACCTATCAGCCAGCTCTGTAGATGATTCTTTTTCGTATGCACAAATTATTTCTTCTTTGTCTTTTTCTGAGAGTTTATATCCACGATTTATTTTATTGGGTTCAATCCCAAGTTCTCTCACATGTTTAATTATTGTCTTTTTATCGCAACCGTATATTTCTGCCATTTTTCTTGAACTCTTTAAAGTTAAGTAATCAGCAGTAAAAGTAGTATCGTTAAATTCAATTTTTTTCATAGCATACCTCCAAAACCAACAATAAGCACACTATGAACCACAAAACAATACGTAAAAGATTAAACTTCACCAACTTTATTCGCAGGAGCAAGTCCCTGCTTGGTTGCCAAACCGCTGCGAGCATAGATAGCGACATACCAACCTTCCGGCGGAGCCATCCGTAAACCAGTATGTACCTTAACGGTTTCGCCAGGCTGAATCATAATGCAGCGGTCACCGTTCTTGTTTACAATCGTTGCATCATCAAACCCGATATAAGCATACAGGTCTGCACAAGCAGCATTTGCAGAACCATAAGTCGGCAGATGAGCATCGTCGTGCAATTTGTTGATTTTAATGTTGGGGCGATAAGTCGTGATATTCTGCATCGAGCCAAAATCACTAAAATTCATATTATTTTCCTTTCTTTTCTGGAGTCCACCAAAGAGTCGGTTCTTTATATCCAAGACTCCATTTGATGTCAATTACTCGTTGGTTCTTACTCCCCATATATGGAAGAGAGATATCTTTCTCTGATTCAATAAATGGCCCATCTACAAGGACGTTGATGTCAGCAAGAATGTCAGCTACGGTCCCATCCTGATTCCATAATTCTTCCCACTTGTATCCAGTCCAGAGCCAGACGTCTTTTTTGCTTAGAAATTCAGTCCACACACGATGGACGATTTTCTCAATAACTTCTCTATTCTCTGGTAACAGTGGGTCTCCACCAGTGAGCGTAAGCCCTTGAATATAATCAGGTCGAAGTAAATCTACAATTTTATCAAGTGTTTCATCTGTGAATGGCTGACCACCATTCGGGTCCCATGTGGTAGGATTTTGACAACCTGGACAATGGTGGTCACAACCCTGCACGAAAAGTGTGACACGCACCCCTTCACCATTTGCTATATCACATGGAACGATTTTAGCGTAGTTCATTTTGTATCACCCATCGATTTCAAGATTTCATTTCGTTCTTCATAAAGATCTACTAATTCCTCTCCGACGATAGAAATCGGTTGACGCATTTTCATAAGTTCGTGCATATCGTATCGTGCCAATTCAATGTCACGATCTACCTGTTCTAATGTTCTCATTCATACACCTTCTCTTCCATTTTTGCGCCACAATAAGGGCAATATTTAAAAGGCTTATACTTTTCAGAACCAAAACAAGGCGTTTCACGCGGATAGAAAAAATCTTCGTAAAACTGTTCACCACAATTAGAGCAGTGATATACAAAATCTTCTTCGTCATCGCACGGCCAGTGATTCCAGTGTGCAATAGCACGAACTGTATTAGATTCTGCTTTCGGAAGTCTTAGTAGGTCTTCACGTTCTTCTGCTAGGAAATCGGAATAGTCATCTCGTTCGTCATAAAAGCGCATGTGCTTCAAGCCACTGTCAATTTCATCTAGCAAAGGAGTGATATCCGCCCATTGAGCGTTTTCAGGAATGTATTTTGCCATTTAAATAAACCTCGTCCATAGACTCGCACATACGATAATAAAAACATTCAGTGCGACGCAGCCATACATTCCATTCTTCTTGTCGCCTCCGAAAATATATGTAGAGGTATCATACAAAATCTGCTCGGAGCGAATTACAGTTGCGGTTAAAAGCAAAATAATATAAGCTTTGGTCACGAACCAAACAATCTCAGTCAACATCGATTAACACCTCCTCGACAGGAATAATTTGACCATCAACGTAGTAACACATCTGACCGTGCTTATTATAATAAGGAGACATGTAGCCGTAAGCATGGTAGCCTCCACTTTTACTGAACAAGTAATACATGACGTGTGTATCCTTATCGTACACCATAGGAGTGTCACCAATGCGATAGAACCAGCCATTCTCTTTGGCTACATTCCCTACTGAGTCTTTCACACTTGCGTTGCATCCAGTCAGCATAACAGCTGCTAAAAGTACGCATACAACAGTATTTTTAAAAGTCTTAAACATACCTTTCCTTTCTGTTAAAAGCGGAATTTTAGTTATTATCTTCTAATGGTCTCCAACAATCTGGTCTTTTAATCTCATCGCAATCATGGTCAAACCATCGACCATCAAACGAGATAAATCCGACTGATGTATGACCGTCTTTGAATTTTACTTCAACATCATCAGAACACATCACAGATGGACTCACATACGGAGTTTCGCTCGAAACTTTACGCCAGCGTTCATCGTTGTCCTCCGGCCAGTCGATTCTAGCTCCGCAGTTACCACAGTAACCATTACGGTTACCATCTTCATTAAAGAGATATTCACCACTGCCACAGCATTGGCAGGAAATGATACCTTCTTCTGCAAAAGGATTGTTAATCATTTTTATCCTCGACTTCTTTCCATCCAATGAAATCACAAATACAAAGCTTCTCTGGATCACACCGATGAAGCAGGAATTTATTCTGTCCAGAAAGCCTAGAACCGCCAGACACTTCAACGGGTTTACACCCATCTTGAAACATTCCTGAAAGAGTCCATTTCTCAGCAATAGATAAATCAACATCATTTTTAATGATATCGCGATTGCATCCACGGCATTTAAAGATTTTTACGTATTTCTTCTCCATATTACCTCAGTACCCTTATCATCGGCAGTGTCGTTTTTCATATCATCAAAGAAAGATTCATAATCAAACCACTTATCCTCAAGAATATTGCCGATAATTTTTACTGTACTACCCCAGCCTTTAGTTGCCACACGGATATACTTGTCTTTCATGTTCTCGTACTTATCGCAGCCAACAGTATCCATGATTCGCATGATGGCTTCCATACCAGAAGCATATCCTTTGAAAGTTTTTGCTCCTACATATCCTTTACCAAGAACATATCCTCCATAGCAAACGCCCCATCCATGACCATCCAACGTCAAATCAGAAGTCAAAACTCCATGGTCTGCCATACTAAGACTGACATTTCTGATTTCTGCATTTCTGATATCGTAGCCTTCTGCTTTAAGCAGCTTTTCTGTCCACTTCTTCATTTTGCCTCCTATTATTTAACATATCTACGTTATAAATTTGATGAAATTTCACGATAGAACGGCACTTTTATCAAGATTTATTTTCCCTCTCTATAATGCCAGCCATTTCCATAATTTCAAAAAAGTCATCCATCAAAGCTTCTGCCATCTTCCTGGAAATATTAGGAAGTTCTAAACCGAAATCCTTGAATGCACAATTAAGGCAACCCCAAGGCGCTAGAACAAATTTTTCATCATCGTCTTTGAGATTGATGTTTTCATAAACTTTATCCATTTTAACAACCTACCTTTTCTACATTCTGAACCATACAGCTCACACCGGGATGAGATTTTTCAAAGCGATGACGCGCTTTGTTCATAGCATCATTCTGATCCTGTGCCTTAACCATATATGTATTAAATTCCTGATGACCATCATCGTAATACATTACTTCAACAGACCAATAATCCATATAACTCCTTTCATACCACCACGCCCACCCTGCTAGTTGGTTTACTTGCCTCGATTACCCTTGATGAAACACTCAAGTAAAACAAGAGTCAGCCAAATACCTGTTGAAACCTTGACTGTAAAAGTGATGTTCAACAACTTAAAAATCAGCCAAATAATACCAATCGTGGTAATCCACGAAATAAAATAAGTTAAGACAAGAAACAGAATAGTTCCAAGAAAAGAACCAAGTGCCTTAAAGAAACTCTTCCATGCTTCTATGTTGATTACCTTCTTTCAAAAATTTTCATTTTATAAGACCTCTTAGCACTCGCCGCAACATTCACCACAACAACGCACTTTTACGAGTTTTCCAATCCTATTCTGTGCAGTCTCAAATGCTTCATTAAAATTTTCAATAGCGGATTCTGCATCGACATCCTTGTAATCAGAACCACCATCTGCCCACATAATAGTCCATCCATGCTTGCCAGCTTCAATTCTTACGGTCAGTCCAAAATTATCTTTGTAACTTTCACGCAATTCAACTTCACTACTGGGCATCATGCCAAACATTCGTTTCATTTTATAGGCTCCAATCTTTATCGTAATTCTTATTTACTCACCCTTGGTGACGACTGTATCTGCACCCTGAACGGTGATCCAACCATGCTTCAGACGAGCTTCTGCTTCCTTCATCTGAATCAATTCAGGAGTAATAGATTCGGAAAGCACCTTATTTGCATCAGCCTCGGCCTGTGCTTCGATCATCTTAACGTCAGCTTCCGTCTGTGCCTTAACCTTATCAGTCTCTGCCTGAGCCAGAGCGGTCTGCTTATTCAGCTCTGCAATCTCTGCATCTTGCTTTGCCTGCTCTTTTGCACGAATTTTCTGCATCAGGGTATCATCAGGCTGTGCGTCAACAATCAGTGCGGAAGAAACATTGATACCATATTCTGCGGTCAGCTTCTCATTCAGGTAGTCGGTGATTGCGGTATTAACACCTGCACGGTCATCAGAATAGATCTGCATGACACTGAACTGAGGAGTAACTTCCTTAACGTAAGCGATAATATCGTTCTGAATCTTGCTCTCCATCAGGCTCTCGCCATCCATGCCGCCAAACTTGGTGTACAGTTCAACAACATGCTCCGGCAGGAAGTTATAATTGACGGTCAGGTTGATTGCAATCGTACCGCCATTTGCAGGAGCGTCGATATGCCAGTCTGCGTGTTCCTTTGCGCCATAATCGGACGGAGCATTAGAAAATACCACTCGCTGCTGAGTAATCGGAAACTCAGACACATGCTTCAGAGGACTCATAAAATGCCAGCCCTGAGAAATAGTCTGCTGCTCGACACCCTTTGCGGAATAAACAACACCAACATAACCAGTATGCACTCGCTCGGTACAAAGCACAGCGCCAACCGCAACGAGAAATGCAACAAAAATTGCCATAAATTTCTTCATAAGTATCTCCTTAGTCTTTGTAGTCATCTTTTAGAATGTAATAGGCGATAACCCACACGACAACAAAGAAAACAATGATTTCTTTCATAAGTAATCCCACCAACCCACCACTTATACGTTATTTAATTGTCGCTCAGGTGAACTACTCGATCTCGAATTTCCTGAGTGCGTCCTTGATTCCAGAAATGGCTCCCTACGTAGCCACAGGTGCGGCGGGCGACATTCATTTTATTCTGGTCTCGATTGCCACAATTCGGGCACTCCCACACCAGCTTGCCGTCATCCTCCACGATCTTGATCTCGCCGTCATAGCCGCACACCTGACAGTAATCCGACTTGGTGTTCAACTCCGCATACATGATGTTGTCGTAGATGAACTTCATAACGCTAATTACGGCAGGAATATTCTGCTGCATATTAGGGACTTCAACATAGCTAATGGCACCGCCCGGAGAAAGCTTCTGGAGCTCACTCTCAAACTTCAGCTTGGTGAATGCATCAATGTGTTCACGAACATTGACATGGTAAGAATTGGTAATGTACTCATGATCAGTTACTTCAGAAATAATACCAAAGCGCTTCTGCAGGCACTTGGCAAACTTATAGGTGGTGGATTCCAGCGGGGTGCCGTAGAGGGAGTAGTCCATGTTCTCGGCCTTCTTCCACTCTGCGCATTTGTCGTTCATGTGCTGCATGATTTCAAGAGCGAACGGCTTTGCTTCTTCATCGGTGTGGCTCTTGCCGGTCATATACTTCACGCACTCGTATAGGCCGGCATAGCCCAGACTGATGGTGGAGTAGCCGCCGAACAGCAGCTTGTCGATCTTTTCGCCCTTTTTCAGACGTGCCAATGCTCCATACTGCCAATGGATAGGACTCATGTCGGAAACAGTTCCGAGTAAACGCTTATGTCGAATCTGAAGTGCTCGATGGCACAATTCCAGACGCTCATCAAAAATCTTCCAGAACTTATCTTTGTCTTTTTCAGAGCTGCAAGCCACATCTACCAAATTGATAGTAACCACACCCTGATTGAAGCGACCATAATATTTCTGACCCTTCACCCAATTCTTTGCGTTAGCCACATTCTCAGTGGTTCGGTCAGGCGTTAGGAATGATCTACACCCCATGCTTACCCACACGCCACCTTTGAGTTCCTTCATAACCTTTGCGGAAATGTAATCGGGAACCATACGCTTTGCAGTACACTTAGCGGCCAACTCCGTCAGGTAATAGTATTTAGAATCAGGATGAATATTATCCTCATCGAGAACGTAAATCAGCTTCGGGAACGCAGGAGTAATCCATGCTCCGGTCTCATTTTTAACACCCTGAATACGCTGTTTTAGCATTTCTTCAATGATAACAGCCAAGTCATCACGAGTCTGTCCTTCAGGAACTTCATCAAAATACATAAACACAGTGATGAAAGGTGCCTGACCGTTAGTAGTCATCAGCGTAATCACCTGATACTGGATGGTTTGAACGCCACGAGCGATTTCTTTATGTAAACGTTCTTCAACAATGCGATTGATGGTTTCTTTTGCTGGCATCTTGTCAATCTCATTGTTTTGAACCATATCGTAGAATTCCTGATGAACTTCTTTCTCAATTTTCTTACGAGAAACATCTACGAACGGAGCCAGATGAGATAAGGTAATGCTCTGACCACCGTATTGGTTAGAAGCTACCTGAGCAACGATCTGTGTAGCGATATTGCAGGCGGTGGAGAAGCTGTGCGGTCGGTCAATTCCAGTACCAGAGATTACAGTACCGTTCTGCAGCATATCCTCAAGGTTCACCAGATCGCAATTGTGCATATGTTGAACGAAATAATCTGTATCATGTACATGAATGATACCAGCCTTATGAGCATCCAGAATATCCTTTGGAAGCAACAGTCGCTCTGTCAATTCTTTGGATACCTCGCCAGCCATATAATCGCGCTGGACGCTGTTTACAGTGGGGTTCTTATTACTATTCTCCTGATTGATTGCATCGTTCCGAATATCGATGATATCCAAAATGCTCGCATTAGTCTTTTCCTTTTCTCGGATTTCTTGACGATATTTACGCCACTGACTATACGCTTCTGCTACATCTGAAAAAGGACTATTTTTTAAACTGTCAACCACGATATCCTGAATCTGCTCAACCGATAGGATATCTGGCATATCAGCAATATAATCAGCAATTGCGTTGGATACACGAGCGTCGATACCACCAGGCGTACAGGTCATCGCCTTCTCAATTGCATTTACAATCTTACTTTTATCAAAAGTAACTTTCGTTCCATCACGTTTAATCACATATTCCATGCAATCACTCCTTTAAATTCCAAGGACGACCTTAGAAAACCAAAATGTCATTATCATAGCTAGGAGCATCAACGCTACCAGCGGATATTCCCAGTTGTATCTCATTTATGTAAACCTCTTAAAACTTGACCTCATCGGCACAATCAGGAACCACGGCAGTTTCGATGGTACACATCGACTCTGCTTTTGCTAGCTTTTCTTTGAATGAATCATCAGGACGATAAACACAATCGTTTACCCAACAATTAAGTCTAGGATCGTAAAAATTTCCTTGGCTGTCTTTTTTTGGCATCGTAGTCAGTTTATCATTAGCCTCATCAGGAATCTTCTTGAGCGTATCTACGACACTTTCAGCAACCTTCTGCTGTTCCTCTAAAAGCCGGATTTTATAATCCAAATACCAACGTGCCTTCGTCAAATCTTGAAGTTGAGAATTGCCGTCTTTATGACCTGCCCGGCTCAGATACTTGCCAACATTCCAAAGATAAGCATCTTTATCCAGCTGCCACTCTCGCAGCACTTTAATGGCTTCGTAGGGATTGTCTGCACCGCCGTAATGGGCTGGATGATCTACGTTCTTCTTAATTTCATCAAGTGTTTGCATCAATAACCTCCTTGTTTTTTTCAATAGGCTTATAAACATCTGCCAGCTTCGGATGACGGCCACAGCAACCACGACCCTCTGGGCAGAACGGATACTTCGGATTAGCCTCGCAGGAAGGAACCATCCAGTTTGCTACTTCAGGACAAACCTGTGCAACTTCCTTCTTCATTTCTGTAAACATCTCACGGATTTCTTTTTGAGCCCTGGAGCAAAGCCGTAGATGACTCATTTCAATTAGGGCACGAGCGTTCATCGTGATGTAGAATTCTGTACAGCAAGCATTTGGCAGAACTGCACGGGCGTCTTCGTTTTTGGCGTTGTGATACTTCTTGAGAATCTGATAATCGGTATCAATGTCCGACATCATATTATCGAAAACATCAGCATCTTCACCGGTAAACGGGTTCACATACTTGAATCCATCCTCGCTGCAATAACGCTGGCTACGGCAGCTCATGCTAATATGTCGATGACGACTAATCTGTGCCAGAAGTGCTCGGCTTACATCTTTAACGTAAAACGTAAAATTGATGTGCTCAAGCACAGAATAATGACCGCTTGCCTTACATCCCTTGGCAATCTTATAATCATCAGTCATTGAAGAATCGTAACAAATACTCGCAGCTTCCTCCACAATATCTAAAGGATTCTTATCACTTGTAGGAACAACTCGCTGTGTATACGCGATCAAATCAACAGTCATTCAACTCTCCTCAATATTCGTCCTGCCAGTTTTCAGGAATGTCACTCTCGTCAATTACGATACAATTTTTGGGTGCAACATTCATTGTGTACTTTTCATCTTGAACTTTAATCATTACGTTCATAATGCCTACGACTTTATGAATACTCCAAAGAACTCCGCGACCTTTTCGAGTTCTAGCTCTAAGAACCGTATCGCCAACATGAATCTCTCTATTAAGAATATCGGTTACCATTTAATCCTCCATTACTTTAGAAGTGCAAACTTAAACCAATCTGGAAAATTGGATACTGAAATCCCATACTTGATAAGGCAAGACAGCAGCCACAGTACAATCATGATTCCGACCGCAATAAGATAATCCTTAAAAATCTTAATGAAAGCGATCCACATCTTAATCCTGTCTCTCATTTACCTCACCTCTTTCAATCAATTCATCAACAGTAACCTCTCCACAGAGAACCTGTTTAAGCTGCTCTTCTGACAACTGATATGTAATCGGCTCTCCACACTCAGTCGGATATCGAGCCAAGGTTCTGTAATATTCTGCAAGGGCTCGTTCCTTACGACCCTGCTCACGATGGTCAATACCAATCATATCGCCCCACCTCCTTCCTTAAATTCTTCACTCTTACCGGTCACGACATAGACGTCATCCTCAAGATCTTCTTTTAGAATCACAGTCATCTCAGACGGACGAAATCCCTTCTTCGTACACTCTGGTATATTACAGATCAGATAACCTTCATCATAATCATCAAGCACATCATACCAATGGCCTTTCATAAGCAATGCACCAGATGGAAGAAGCGTATCTTTGTAGTCCGTCCTGAAGTACATCTGCTTCATTAGGGCTCCTTGTAGGGTTCCATATCACCCTTCCAAATCTGGAAATAAGGATGTGCGTCAATGCCGTAAACCTGACCCTTCATACCGGTACTGGTGATTTTGTAAGGCTTTCCGTCCTCAAGGCTATTGATAAAGTCCTGATACTGAGGACTCATCTTAAAGAAGTCTTTCTTGCCCTGAATCCTCTTTACCTTAATAGTGACCTCATCACCAATCTTTGGTTCCCATTCCTCTGCGGGCATTCCAGCCAGAAAGTTGGGACCACCAGCTTTCTTGATTCGCCTGGCGAGGATTCGTGCCTTACGCTGCTCTCTGCGCCGGTCTTCTCGATTCATCGAATTACTCATATTCTGTTCCTTTCAGCTTATCAAAGTAGGGATCGCCGTCTCGCTTCTCTAATAAGTTGAGCTCCCCGGCGGAGCCTACAGAATACAAACGAAAATTTTTAAAAATCTCAGCACCTTTAATAGTGGCTAGAGATGTAATTATGTACAATATATTGTGCTCTTCTGTGCCATCCGTAAGTTGAACTTCAAGTCGTTCTTTCTTTGGGATAGCTAGTTTTTTAAAATCATTCATTTTGGCATTATGTATGCTTTCTCATTTTTTCGATAGCAGTCAAAAATATTTGCAATAACGTCATAGCATCTACTTTCGGAGTTATAGCTGCCAAGAACAATTCCACGCTCACCCATGCCCTGCCTTGCATAAACATTAAGGCTTGCGGTATCAATGATTGCCATGCGGTCAAGATTTATAATCTCTCCATCTAGCGTTAAAAGTAGCATTTTAATCCTCCGGCATATCAAAACTAACACGGTTCTCACAAAGAGCAACGTTAATCTCTTGAATTACTTCTTTTGCTCGTTCTCTTGTTTTGTAGAAACCAAGCATTATCCAGTTACTTGTATCATTGCAATACGCTCTAATAACTGTCGTATCGTCTACAATGCAAATTCCAAAACATTTACTGGTATCAACAATTTCGGCTCGATGCTGCGTCAAAATAAACATTATAAAACCTCACAAATCAGCAAGCTGTGCAGGAGACCAGATATCTGGAATATCCCAATCTTCTTCCGATTTTCCGTTATAAATTCCGTAGAAATATCCTTCGGACGGTACATAGACGATCCGTTGCCAGCCATTCATTCCGTGTGACTCCTTTGGCTCAAAATCACGAGTCAAAATTCTACATCCACTGCTGTTATAAGCGGATGTCTTTGGAGGAACCTCGACGCATTTGTTATCAAGAATCCGAAGAATGTGTTTAATGGACTTCTTAGAAAGATTCATAGCTTTCTCCTTAGCCGTAGCTTACTTCGTTCTTATCATCTCGGAATCGTACAAACGTCGGGAATTGCAGAGATTCAGTACCAGTTTTCTTATCACAGCTAACCTCTTTGTATTTACATTCAACAATCTTGCCAATGTAGTCATCAGGATTCGCCCACACATCAGCTCTCGTAGCATCATCAAAACCAGAGCCAATGCGAAGCTCGTTACCCTTGTAGTCAACAACAAGAGCGCCCATCGTACCAGTCAGACGGTTCTGACCTTCCTCAATCGCGGTGATTCGCAGGTCAACAGTATAAAAACGCTTAATTTTGAGACATCCGTTGTGACGAGCCCGGCGGTAAGGAACGTCCGTATTCAACATAAGACCTTCCCAATCGTGCTCGACAGCATAATCAAGCCACTTTGGAATTACGTTTTGGTCTTTTCCTTCATAGACCATGGGAACAATCTCAATATTCTCAAGGTGCTTGCGAGTAATCTCTGCGCGAAGACAATTCAACCCAATACGGCGAATTTTATATGGGATAGTACACTTTCCACGGTCGAACTCTACAACAGGAATCACATCAAAAATCACAAATTTGATTCCAGTCTTGTCCTTGTTGTCAGAATTAAGTAGGCCAGTGCCATAACGAAAAGCCTCTCCGTCCGACATTCTTTCTGGGTTCTTGTAGATCAGCTCACCATCAAACACCCACGCATCTCGCCTTGAGGCGTCTTCATCGTATAGAGCGAGCAGATCATTCTTTATATGGTCGAGTCCTTTAAACTTCTGAGCCTGCCGAGAGATGAGCTCGCCTTTATACATGGTGCCCCTATTTCCATTCATCTTTTGGCTTAAACTGAACCAAATACCATCCTTCAGCTTTACCTTATCAATCGGGTATCCCTACTGAACCTCCCAAACAGGAATAATCTCTTCGCCATATACCTTATTGATGGTAGCTGCTTCAACACCAATCGGCAGGTTCTTAGTGAACAGTCGCTTCAGGAACTCTTCATATTCAGGGTTTTTATGTAAGTAATTTTGGATTGTTGCGATGGATGCATCAGAGCCAGTGTTGTGACCTTTACCCATTAGATAAAGACATCCACAACTATAATGCTCAAAATCTAAATCAGGCTTTGCCGTCACCTTCTTATTGATCTTTGCGTCAGACAGTCCAGTCACAATTGCCGGATCAAGCAAAAATCTGAAGAAAAACATCAGCTCGTCATCTTCGTCGCCAAAATCCTTTCGTGCATCCAGTAAGATTCGAGTCTTATCTGTTTTCTTCTTTGCTTTCTGCAACGCCTTAACCATCGCATCAAGCTTACCTATGAGCTCTTTATCTGTCATAAAGCCTCCTTATGTATCCTGTGTTATATAGTTATAGCTAATAAAGAAAGGCTTGTCGTTACGAGCAAGCCATTTCTTTCCCGTATCCTGCATTATATAGCTAAAGAGAGAATTTTAAGCCTCCGGGAAGGAGACTTTTTATAGCTATATTATACAGGATACGCACATAATTGTCAATGCTTTTCTGAAAATTCTTTCCGTAAAAATTCCTTCAAGAACGTCCGCTTATATGGAACTCTCGAAGTCTTTACAGCCCGATCAAGAGCATGAGTTTCGGCACAAATCACACAATACTTCTTGGCACGAGTGATTGCCGTATAGAGCCATTCTCTCGTCAGCATCAGGTACGCAGAGTTGTCCATGCCAACAATCACATACGGAGCCTCACTGCCCTGCAACTTATGACAACTTAAAGCATAAGCAAGTTCAAGCGTTGCCCAGATGTTATTCCCACCAAAGTAATGAGGAATGAAAATCGTTCCCCACTGGTCAAAATCAACCAGAATAAAGCTACTCTCAATCTTTCGGATAATGCCACGGTTTCCGTTGAACACCGGACACTTCTCTTCCTTTTTCTTTGTCTTGAGATTGTATGTGTGAAGTTCATAGTTGTTCTTGTTGATAATGACCTGATCGCCCTCACGCAGAGTGTACACTCTATCCTTGCCATCACCATAGATTGTGACCTTTGCTTCTGCTTGACCACGACTCGGATTCACAATTTCCTGAATAGCATTATTGATTTCATAAGTACAGATACTACCACGCAGCTTCTGTGGAAGCACAATCTGAATCTTCGCACTATCATTCCCTACCTTATTATATAAGGTACGGTACTGATTGATGATGTGGTTGAATGACTCACTTGCGTCCTTATAGATATCAAGCTCCAAATCACGAAGTTCACCACGAATCTCATTGCCAGCCCAGCCATAAGGCACCAACTGCGTAGCGTTACGAACCTTAATGCTTTCCGTGATAATTGCAGACTTGGCTGCCTGACGATGGATCTTAGTCAAACGAGCCACAGGAACAACCTTAGATGCAAGCATATCCTTGAAGATGTTACACATACCAATACTCTCAAGCTGGCCGTCATCACCAATCATGATGAATCGCTTGCCGGTCTCGATTGCCTGAATCAAGTCATAGAATAACTGAGCTCCAACCATAGAGGTCTCATCCAGAATGATAATGTCTTCTTCAAGAGGATTGTCCTTGTTATGGATAAAACCACCATTCTCAATATCATAACCAAGAAGACGATGAATAGTCTTACCGTCCTGACCAGTAATCTCCTGCATACGAGCAGCGGCACGACCAGAGAGTGCAGTCTGAGCAAAAGACTTACCACGAAGAACCTTTAGAACACCAGCGACAACGGTACTTTTACCAGTTCCGCCGTAGCCTGTTAAGATACAGACGTTGCTAGAGCATACCTTTTTAATAGCATCTCTTTGCTCCTCAGTATACTCGATGCCAAGCGCATTCCCGGCTTCATTGATTGCTGCATCCATGTTTCGACCAATCGGCTCAACAGGTGCATCCGCCAGTCGCTTGATTTCCTTTGCGATTTTATCTTCAAGATTCCACACTCTAGTTAAAGCAAATTCCTGACGGTCATCACTCCACCAAAGCGTTTCACGGACATCATGTAAATGGAAAAGTGCCCTTTTGATGACTTCTTGATCACCCTCGTTCAAATCAAGTTCCTTAATACAGCTATTGATTGTCTGGTTTGCCGGGATAATAGAGTTTCCTTCTTCGGCACGGGCAGCAAGAAAATGCATGACGTAAGCTTCGATTCTGAATTGCGAATTGTGCTTTAAGCCCATATTCAAAGCAAGAGCATCAGCTTTTTTCCAGCCGATTCCATACACATCATCGATTAGGACGTAAGGATTCTCCTCAATCTTTTTTACCAGAATGTCTGCACCGTGATACTGACGAACAAGCTTTTCAATAGCACTAGAAGTCAAGCCATACTCAATCAGCTTTGTGTATGCTTCACTGTTATCAATGTTATTTTCAAAGGAGTCAATAATCTTTTGTGCTCGACCTTCCGTAATGCCACTAACAGTACAAAGAGACTTGACATCACCGTTTTTGATGATTTCATACGGATTCTTGAATGCTTCATAAAGCATCTCAAACTGATGGTCGGTCAAGATAAAACGGAGAAAGCTTTTTTGTTCTTCCGGGTCAGTAATCTCTTGAAACTCATTCATGTAGAAAATTTTATACTGATCACCAAACTTTTCATGATGAACATATTCACCACAGAATGAATAAGTTTTATTCATATCGAGGCTAGGAACGTTACCTTTTAGCCGGAGGTCACTGTATCGGCTCATGATAGGATTTCCCTGCTTGACTTTTACCACCTCGGCAGAGAAAGTAGCGAATCCGCCGGGCTCCACCTCCCTCCCATCTTTCGGATAAAAGACTCGTTTTATCCTAATGTAGCAACGGATCATATTTTCATTAAATTTCTTATCTGCCACTTTATAACCCTCTTATTATGCACCTAATCTAAATTCTGTCAGTCCTCCGCACACTCTGCAATAAAACCATTTTGTGGTAAGCTCGCATTGTTCTGCGCAGTCAAACTTCCACTTCTGAACTTTTCTAACGACGCAACAATTCGTACAATGTATCTTAATTACAGTTTTATCTTTGTACCAATCAATTTTAAACTCAGGAAATTCACAAAGAACCTCTCCGTCAATAGTATATAAAACACCATTATATAAAACATCATTCATTGCTTTATCTCTCTATCATGCAGCCACTGCTTATAAGGTTTGAAGTCGTTTGCAATAACGTGCGATTCATCTTCCTTCTTTCCAAGCACAGCTACCTGACTTCCATTTACAATCAAATCCTGATAATCTGACAAGACTCTCGGCCATACGGTCAACTCAATGATACCATCGCCAGAATACAGATTTACAAATGCAAACTGCATACCAGTCTTTGTTTTCTTCTTTTGGATCTTTGCGATAATACCAACAAGCACACAAGAATCACCTTCCTCAATTTCAGAGAAATCCTGAATGTATTCGTATGCCTTTTCAAATGGATTCTTATCGATGATAAATGTCTGCAACGTCTGGAACTCCCAGAATTGCTCGTCCTTCAAATACTTCTCTGACTGCTCGGCCATATATGCTTCTTTCTTTTTCAGCTTCTCGGTTTCATGCACGACACGACGCTTTTCATTGTAGATTCGTAGGACGGTTTCTTTATCAACCTTCTTACCAACCTTATAATGCTCTGTATCAATATCCCACTTACTCAGCAAAACTGCCTTGGTAGGCAATGTACTGACTGGCTTAAACTCAGATTGTTCCAAACCGCTGGCAATGTACTTTTCCAAGAATACTCGTTTGTTCTTTGTAGGAATCGCACCGGATTTAACTAATGCAATAATCTGCGCTTTCGTTGTACGGACACGACTCGTGAAGTCTTCAAGCCCCTTAAATTTTCCATTCATATCTCGCTCTGCAATGATAGCCTCAGCAAGTGTATTGCCGATACCACCAATAGCAGATAAGCCAAACAGAATTTTGCCATTTGACACAGTGAAATCCATACCGGAACGATTGATACTCGGCGGAAGAATCTGAATATCAAAGCTGCGTGCATCCACCATAATCTTGTTGACCTTGCCGACCTTTGCTTTATTCAGGTTCAGCATAGCCTTAAAGAATGCAAGCGGATGGTGGGCTTTCAAATATGCAGTCTGGAGACAGATGTCAGCATAGGCTTGTGAATGAGAGTTGCAAGTTACAATACCAGTTGACACTACAAAATTGTGATTCGGAGCATCCATTGTCACATCATAGACATCATCAAAACCAATTTCCTCAATAGAAATAATCTTAGCAGTCTTTGACGGGATGCCCTTTTCATACTGTTTTACTCGCCCGTGAGCGTAATGAAGTTTCTTATGACACGATGCACAGCACCAAGTATAGTTATCAGGTACATTATGCGTATGGTCAAAATCTTTGTGGTGTACTTCAAAACGAGCATCTTCGGAATATTCTCTACCGCAAATTTCACATGGGCTTCTTTTCAGTCTATTCTTTTCTTTCGTCTCTTCAAACAGACGATTTGCACTAAATTCCTTCGTCTGGAACCCCATTTGTCCCGGCTTCGGCAAATTGCTTTCGAAATTTCCATCCGTCAGATTATACTTGTTTCTGCAAACCTCATAAGCACCAATCTCATATAATTCATCACCAATTCTCATATCAGAAAGCAACTTAATGCCATCAGTTGTCGGGAATTTATGATTATCTGTACATTCAATGGTCGCACCGGTCTCAGTTGTTACACGATACAGCATTCGATATCCAGAATACTTGATATCAATAATTTTATTCATCCGAATGCGTCCATCATCACACATTGACAACGCACTACCGTAACCGTATCGTCTATATTTGTCCCTAAGATGTGTGTGATTTGTCAAGATAGCAAACTTCCTATCATTGCGAATCTTGTACATTTCTGCAACAGTAGGCTCAAACCGACCACTTCTCATTCTCCACAACTTCGTGTTGCCAGAAATACACTTATTGAAACCGTAGCCGCCCTTCGTTGACAACTCGTTGCAAATGTACTCAGCGGTCGCTTTGTCGTATCCATTTGCAATAATCTCATCATAAAGAAGCTCGACTTCTTCCTTGACTTTCTCAGGCTTTTTCTTTGCCAAGCATTTACGCATTCTGTCAGCACCGGCATCGTTTCGACCGCCAAAGACCTTCGTGAGCTTCATACTCTGTTCCTGATAGATGTTCACGCCATAGGTACTGCGGAAAATCGGTTCCATATCAGGATGGAAGTAGTGAATATGTTCAGGATGATACTTGCAATCAACGTATGTAGGAATCGACGGCATTGCATCAGGACGATAAAGAGCAATCAGAGCAGACAACTCTTCAATCGATCTAGGCTGAAGCTGTGCAACCAGATCTTTCATGCCGGACGATTCAATCTGGAATAGATTATCTGTCCGGCCAGAACAAATCAAATCGTAAGTTTCCTTGTCGTTTTCAAACTCAGGATTGTTGATATCAATTTCCCAGTCTGGAATATTATCCTCACGCTTCGCTTCATCAATAGCAACCAGCGACGCAACACCAAGAATATCAAACTTAACAAGTCCAATCTTCTCGTCCATCACCTTGTCAACGGAAATAACGTGCTCTCCGTCAGTACCATGCCGGATACCGATATACTCGTAATAAGGATGTCGGCAGACAATAACACCGCCAGCATGGATACCATACCCTCGTGGACGACCATTAATATGACTTGCGATATCAAGTAGTTCCTTGTATTTTGGATTTTCAGCTACTTCTGGGTTAGCTTCAAGGCAATCTTTCCATGTCTTTTGAACGAACTTCTCGCTGATTTTTCTTATCTCAGCATACTGGAAACCGAGCACCTTACCAACATCCTGAATTGAAGTAACCGGAGTAGTGTACACGATATTCATAACCTGAACCACTCGATCTTCACCGTACTTTTGTGTCAGATACTCAACAACCTTGGCACGGTCACTGACATCAACATCAACGTCAGGAAGGTCTTTTCGCTCAATGGTAAGGAATCGTCCGAAGTCAAGTTCATACTTGATAGAATCAAGCTGCGTAATGCCAATCAGGTAACATACAAGTGAGCCAGCGGCAGAACCACGCCCAGGGCCAACAATGACATCATTTTGCTTGCACCAGTTGATGTAATCAACCAGAATCAAAAAGTAGTCACAGAAGTCTTTCTTCTCAATGACAAACAACTCGTCATCAACACGCTTACGATAGATCTTCTGCTTTTCTACATCAAATTTGTCGATGCTTCGTTTCTTCCATCCCTCTTTTACAAGGTCTTTTAAGTAAGCTGCCGAATTGGAATACTGTGGAGGAATCTCGATTTTTGGAAGCTCAGGTTCGTGCCAAGGCATATCCACATAGTCACACAAGTCAGCAACCTCATCAGTGTTGTTGATACACCATTCTGCTGCATCATATCCAATCTGACCGTCAAGGACTTCATGTTGCTCTTCACGAGACATAAAGTAGCATCCTTCGTAAATTTCTGCGGCAGTTTCTGTATCATGTGCGATACGAAGGAAGTAGTCTTGATAATAAAGATCCTCTTTGGTAGCAGCATGAACATCGTTTGTGACGACTACTTTTGTATGAGTGTCGTTTGCCAACCGCATGATTTTCTGATTATATTTTGCTTGTTCACTGTTTGCGTGAGCCTGAACCTCAAGATAATAGTGAGGGAATAAACTCTTATACTCTTGAACCAACTTGACACAAGCGTTATAATCATCCGTTTTGGATAGCCTACTTGCCAAACAAGCAGACAGGATAATCAAATTATTCGTATCTTCCTTAGCGATATCCTCTTTTGTGATACGAGGACGGCTATAAAATCCATGAAGATGGCCGAGTGTAGATAAGCGATTGACTGCCTGACGACCAGCTTCGTTTTTTGCAATAATGATCAAGTGCCAGTATTTACTATTCTTATCCTTAACTTCCCTGTCCTCACACTCATATGCCTCAATACCATAAAGAAGCTTTACATTCGGATACTTGTCCTTCAGTTCTGAGTAGTACGGCCAACTTGTTACCTCACCATGTTCCGTAATGGCAATGGCTTTTAAACCAAGTTCTGATGCTCTTTTTAGATTTTCTTCAGGAGAAGAGAACCCATCGAGTAAGCTAAAAGTATGAGTGCGTATGTAAACTACTACTCATCAGGCAACACCACCTTTCATACTATTTGAATTCATTCTGTCTGTTCCTTATCCTCAATAGACACTCTTAAAGTTACAGTCTTACCGTCCTTTGTTGTCCATGTGTATCCACCAAAAGTTCTATTGTTGAACTGAGCTTCAGAAAGAAGCCAATCACGAACTGCCTCAATAGCTTCATCTGTGACACGAGTTTTATCTTTCCACTCGGTTCCATTCTTTTTAACAGTTCCTGCGTAAATACCAAACATACCACAGCTCACATGATATTCACTCATCACTCTTCACCTTATCTCCAAACTTAATAATATCGTCGAAAAGCATCACATAGTCATCGGTGTACTTGTTACCATGAAAATGACCGAAATACCAGAATGGTTTACAATCGTTAGGATAACATTCGTATATATTATCAAAAAATATTTCAGTTGACTTGTCTACTGTACTTTGATCAATACCACCGATAAACAATTCAGTTGGAATGAACCTGAATGGACAGGTATGCGTGAGCATAACATCAATATCATCGATTTGAGGGTCATGTGTAATATTCCAGATTTTTTTCTTAGTCTTCTCATTCGGCTGTTCGTCCGGCCACCAATTATATCCACACTCTAGCCGATAATATTTGTCCACAGAATATGCTCCGCCGCAAACAAGACAGTTTAATACTTCCCTATCAGCAAGAATTTGATAGACTTCGCCATCAATAGCAAAATACTGATTTTGATAATGTGGGTCATACCACACATTACCGCAAATATCACCATGAATTTCCTTTGCCTTATAACCATCCTTACGAGATGGGCGGCGTTCATGATTCCCATGAATACAGAATAGATTTGCCGGAATATCTGCGGCGATAGTCTTGATACTCCATTCACGAGAGTCGTCCTTACCAAAATAGTTCAAACCGACATCGCCAAGGCAGACAATCCAGTCATTCTTTCCAAGATTGTGTTCATGGCAAAACTTTTCCAATTCTAAAAACCGATTAAAATCACCATGAATATCACCTGTAATGTAAACCATATACTCACCTCACTCAAAATCTTCTTTATCAATCACATAAGTTCGTGGGTAAAACCTATCGTTTCTATCACCGAAAATATCAACAAAGTAGACTTTAACAATCTCAAACTCACGATTACACTCTTTGCTTTTTAGCATTTTAACTGCATCTCTTGCATTTTCAGCGTAGATTTCTCTGTGTAAGTTGTGATATTTCTTGAGCGTATAATTATATGTACGGTAATCAATTTTGTAATATCTATATCGTCGTTTTTCCATTTTTCATTCAAAATCAAGAACAATCATATCTCCCATACCTTCATAGAAAACATGATCTATCTTGAATTTCTCACTAACCGATCCGTGGTCAGTTTCGATACAAATCTCCCAATCTGGATGCTGCTCTGCAAATTTATCAAGAATATGAGTCAATTCATCCGGTTCAATAATATGAGAACCATCATTTAAAATCTGATTAAATGCTGTGCCTTCTCGAAGTAGCTCTAAGTTTTTTGAAGCATTTGCAAGTAATTGATATACGCCATCCAGTAGATTTATCGACAAATCGTAACTATTTACTTTATTCATTGTCAATCAGCTCTCCATTTTTTACAACCTTAGCCTTATCATCCCAATATTCATCAGCCCCAACCTTTCTAGGAGCAGTACCAAAATGCTCTTTCCACTCAGGAAGGCTCTCATTGATTGCATCAAACTGAATGCCCCAATCAAAGCAAGCCTCCATTGCATCATATAAAAGCTTTCCTTCACGACAAGTCCAGAGAATCAGACCAGCACCGTGTTTCTGTTCCTGAATTGCTTGATAAATGACATTCCAGTTTGGCTCACCGATATCAGGATAATTATTCTCACAGAGAGTGCCATCAAAGTCGATGGCGATAGCACGTTTCCAATTTCCCATATCAAATCACCTCAAAATCAACAATCTGTGCTTGCGGAGTTACTTTGTTTCCGTACTGATTTAAAGATAACCGGCATACAGCATTGATGTATTTTTCTTCTTGACAGCCATAGAAATCATTGTTGATCCAGCCAATCATCCGACCATTATCAGCAAAGCACACAAAATCAATGCCTTTTTCTTCATCAGAATACTTCCACATATTGCCGTTCTTTCCCATCGGGGCACATCCACTATGAATCAGCGGAATATTTTTAATGTAGAAATATGGTTCGGAGATTCCCTGTGCCCAGATTTTATGCATTTCATACATGGTCTTCGGCAATGCAACAGTCAGCCTACTATAGTCAAAATCAAAATCAACTACGATTGCCTTACTCATAGTGACATCTTTAAGCAGTTCGTCACAATCTGCAATCGCCTTTGGCACGTTTTCTTTCTTGATTTTCACGCCAGCAGCGTTGTCATGACCAAGAACTGACTCGAAATCTCCGGTACTCATCAAGAACTCCTTTAAACTTTCAATCGGAGAACCGTCAGGATTTCTCATTGAACCACCAAAATACTCTTGATTTTCGTCTGGTTCTTCAGAGCAGGCCATCTTTCGAAGTAGTACGCAAGGTTTACCATACATTTCAGCCAGTTTGATTGCTACAACGCCAGTCAAATTACTGTCCAGAATGCCAGTGGAATTACAAAATAAAACTTTACTTCTATCCGCTCCATACTTAGAAATCCAGTTTTGAAGTTCTGCGACAGCCTTGTCTTTGGTCTTGTTCTGCTGATATTTACAAGAAGAACACTCACGAGCTACATGCTGCGCCAGAGTCTCATCAATCGTGACACCGGCATTCTTGCCACGAGTCGGAGTATACTGGAAAGTCTGTTCCTCACCGACCATCGCACGGAACATTCGCTTCTTCTGCTCGGATGAGCCAACACGAATCAGTGCGTTCATCATCGGAACGATGTAGAACTGAACATCATTGATAGTCGGGTCACCTTTGATGTTGAAGCTATTCGCCTCAACCAAAGCACAAATCATCGGATTTACAATTCGTGCCAGACCTTTTGTACAAAGACGTTTCGTCTCATGCGAGTGCATATCCATGACATCACCGATATTTCCGACTGCTACCAGATCAAGATACCGGTCTGCAACATCAGTCCAATTATCTTCATCAACAGCCTGAAGGAACTTATACACCACGCCAGCACCAGACAATTCCTTATTAGGATATGTGCCATTCTGATTGTTGACAATTACTGCGTAAGGATTCTCTCTGTCGCAGATGTGATGGTCAAGAATCAGAATATCGATGCCCTTTTCGCGGAGTTCCTTACACTGTTCAACATCGTTACTACCAGCGTCAGGAATAATCAGCAAGGTAGTTTCAGGTGGAACCTCAATTTCTTTAGAGAGTCCATGCTCCTTGCCACTATGATGCAGAACATTGATTTTTCCAAAATAACCAATCGTCTTCAAATACTGAAACATCATTGAAGCACTTGTGAATCCATCCACATCACAGTCTACAAGGATAGAGATAATAGACTTATTCCAGATATGTTTGTTCAACAGCCGGACAGCATCTTCCATGTTGTCCAGTTCCCACGGAGAATTCAGACAAGAATCATCTAGGTTCATGTAGGTCTTATAATCCTTGACCCCTCTGTTCTCCATAATCGTTCCAATCGGGTCGGATAGGTCATTCCTACTCCCCTTCCAGAGTTTTACATTCATTTAATTCTCCTAACACAATTCTCAATCAATGCCTTAAATTTTTCAGGATTATCAGTCGGGGCTTCCTTTTCATCCAGAATCCCTTTATCATCTACTACAGCATACACACTTACGCCATCGACGAATCGATTGGCGAGAACCATAAGCTCACTAAGCTGAACGTCTTTATCAAAAACAAAACAAATATCAACGCAAAGACGTGTTAAAATTTCAATTTGATTCTGTGAAACCTTCTTGCCGCCAGTCGCCACACAGTTGCAAACATCCATATTCCACATCTGCATGACAGACTTTTCAGCTTCACCAACATATACCAGACCTTTATTCTTAATGTACGGCTCTGTCTTATACAGGCCATACAGAATACGGTTTCTGGCACACGGCTCAAGATACAGATACTTTAATTCACCTTCAGGCGGTTTACCAAAGTATCTTCCCTTTACACCAACCAGAGTGCCAATTTCATCTCTGATTGGAATCGTGATTCTATTTGTCAGTTCATCAAAGCCAATCTCAAACTCCTGCTGCGTCTCATAAGATATCCCATCGTCAGCAAAAATCTGGTTTACATAAGGTTTATAATAACCGAGGATGGCTTCGGAGATGGGGACTATCGGACGGTCATCCTCGTGTTCTTCACCTTCATTTTGCATGGCAATGAGCTCTTTTAGAATCAACATACTTTTAGGAAGGTCTTCCTCGAAGTTGTAATAGTAATCAAGGCCAACCCATTCGCAGATTTGCTTAATAGCATTTGGGAAAGACAGTTCCAGAAAGAACTGGACGACAGAAATCAAATCATAACTGGTTTTTCCATTGGCAATATCTCGTGTGTAATCTACCGCAGTAAGATTTTCATTCTCGTAAACGCAGAGTGCCGTTCTATTGTCACCATCTGGATTTGCGCACTGGTAATAACCAGTCTTATGACTGATGTGATGACAACCAAGTTCCTCCAGAATCGGCTCAATCTGTTGTTCTTCAAGAATGTAATTTTTCAGATCTGCGATATTTACCATTGTAGTTCCTTACTTTCTGGTGCAGACACCGACCTCTTTCCAGACATTCTGGTTCAAATTCACTTCAAACATGATTTTCTTTTTCTCACCAAAACGGTTTTTATCGATGTTTCCAACGTAATACCGCTTATCTGGATTTAGCCGATGGGCACAGTCACCGCCCCACTCAGGGTCATGAGAGATGTATTGATACTTCGCGAACTTATCTTTTGGAATCTCCTTGAACAGAACCATCGTCCAAGCAACATGCTTAATCATTTTTGACTCAGCAATGTTGTTTGAATTCAGCTCATCAGGAAGATACTCATGAGCGTTTTCGGCCAACTGGATACTACCATAGATAAAGATCTTCAGATTTTTCGCAATCTCTTCAAGCTCTGTGGCTGTGACTTTAAACGCTGCCCATTCACCAATAGATGCAATGTCGTTCTTTAGAGTATCGTAGAACACATACTTAACTCCCTGAGTAAGAGCTGCCTTCTGGATTTCAAATCGCAGGGACTTATCACTATAATCGGCAGAAACATCCTTTGCTATAATCAAGCCTTGTGATTCGCTCTCAATCCACTGGCAAACATCAAGCACATTGCGGTACTCTTCGCTTTCTTCGTAGACACGAGCGGTAAACTCATCAATGCTTTCTATGTATTCTCCATCTTCGTTTTGCTTTCGGAAGATGAAGTTTCCATTTGCATCCCGGTACATTCCAAGAGTGATTTCTCGCTCATCCTTGTGGAAGCGATGACCATGCAACTCTTGAAATTCAGGATTGTTGATGGCGGTAACCAGTAAGCAATACCGGACTGACTCAAGATCCATCTCATTCAGCAGCAAAAGAGCTTTTTGCTTTTGAACTAATGTGACGTAGGCAACAATCGCCATCATGTATCTAGTCTTGCCAGCGTTAGATGGCATACCATTGAACATCACAGTGCCCAGCTTCAATCCTCGGAACAAATCGTTCATGATGGGGTACTGGAACGGCAAGCCCATATCAGGAACGCTCAGACGTTCATTGACCATTGGCAGCAGACCATTATTCAAAATCTCAGCATCATCGTTTGTAATGATAACCGTATTGATCTTGTCTGCCTTGCCACGAATCAATTTGTAAATGTCCTGAGCACCAAACATTTCAAACTGTCGATGCTTCAAGATTCCTTCAATGTTAAAACCGTTTCTCTGGTACTCACGAAGTAGCGAATATTTCTTCAGGATATTGAAATATCCCTTGATATCATCGTCATTCGCAAGGCTCATGTAGTATTCAATGGTTGACCAGCCCTTCAGCCGCTTATACTGGGACAATCTGGACTCGTCTTCAGCCATAAACGTTAAAACAGACGTTTTATTAAATTCTTGAGTCCGAGTTTCGTAAATAATTAACGCTGCATCGTAGAAAAATTTTGTTGCTTCATCAGCAAAATCGTACTTGCTCTTGACATAATGCCCATACTCAACCAAATAGTCAGGATGCTTGTAAATTGCGCCGACAAATAAGATTTCGTTCGGGATATTTGAAATGAGTTCCACTCATCCACCTCCCTTTTATATCTCATCGAGAATTGCATTTATATCAATTTCATTCTCGTTTTTACTCTGTTTCGGTGCTGTTTTCATCCGTTTCAGTACCGTTTCAGTCAAATTTTCCTTCGCTTTGTCTTCGCTTTCACTGCGAATCGAAGCTAGTCTTTCTTTTCGTTCAAGATAACTAGGATATTGAGCCAACAAAACAGCCAAGTCGTAATTCCATCGCTGGCTCATATCGCAACCCTTTGCTTCTTTCTCGGCAATTATCTTATCTAGTCGGGGTTTTGCTAGAACCCACATATCGTAGAGCTCTAGCGGAGGAATCGAACCTCTATATTTGTAATAATTACCGGAAATCAACTGCGTAAGTTTCGAGTAGAAGCTACCCGGAACAACCGCCGGGGCGTATGTATCTCGAATATGGTCGAAAAGAATCTTTTTTTCTTCCTGTTTGATACGTGCAAGCTCACGATTGTGGTCTTGCTCCCTCTTTTTGGAAAGAAGATCATCGACCTTTTTGTCCGTAATTTCTTTCACTTTGTCAAAAAATGCCCTTAGCAGGTCATCTGTCCAAGGGCGTTTTTGATTTTTCTTTTTTTCTACAAAACAATCCTTATGGTAAAAACCAGTCTTGTCGTAAAAAAAAGTGCTACGGTCTCGCTCGATGAAAATGTTCTTCCCGCAAATCTTGCATTTACGGGTTAGTTCCATTAAGCCAGTTCCTTCTCCATGACTGCGGCAACCTTCTTCAGTTCCTCAATATCAGTCATAGAACGAAATGCGGTAGACAGGCCAGCCGCCTTAACAGCCTTCTGCGCGGCACTCTTCTTCATAGGAGAAGCGGAAGCAATCAGGTCATTCAGCTTTGCCTTGATGTCGTCCAGAGAGGGCTCCTTGGATTCGGTGCTCTTATCTGCCGGAACATCATCCGGCTCATCATTTTCGATACCAAGGTCGCGCATATTCAGCTTAACCTCGGTCTTAACAGCATCATTCAGACCGTTCTTGATAATGTTCTCCAGATTCTTTGCGCTACTAGAAATAATGTCCTGATACTCAAGCAGTGTCAGATCCTCAACGACCTCACCGCCCTTATGCATACCGGTACGATCCTTATCGAAGAAAGCGAGCTGCTGACCATCCTGAAAATACAGGCGGAACTCAGTATCAACGTTGTACTCCTGACCAGCAAAGCCATCAGGAATCTTGCGACCAGTCGGCTCACTTACAATAGAACCATTCACAACCTTAGTATGTTTCTCATCCTTCTCACGGCAGACAACAATGTAATTCACGCCAGATGCATTCAGATCCAAAATCAGAGACTGACCCTTGAAGTTCAAGGTATTGAAATCCTTGAGCTCCATACCAGCACCCTCAATCTTGACTGCCTTTTCATCACCAGTCAGACCCTGAGATGCAGCCTTAACCTTGGCACGCTTCTGCGAGAAGGCGGTGAGGCCCTGGGTAGCAGTCATTTTGAGAATAGATGCGGAGTCAACAACCAGAGCATCTGCACGGAACGGCTTACCATCTGCGTCCAGATAAACATCACCATTCTCATCCTCAATATCCTCATCGTTGGTAACCATCTTGATATAATCCTGAACCTCTGCCAGAGACTGAGTGTAAACAATCAGCAAATTGTCAGGATTCACACCATTGGCTTCCAGTTCCTCAGTATAGTTATCAATAGAACCATTCTCGGTATCCAGATACAGAACACGGAACGGCTTACCGTCTGCATTCTTCAGATAACACAACTGCATTGCAGTACGAGACTTACCAGTTCCCTGCTCACCATAAATCAGCATATGAAGCTTCTTACGAACAGCAGATGCTTTACGAATCATAGCCATATATGTAAATTCCTCTCTAAATCTTTTATAAATATCCTGTGTTACTTAGCTAAGACTAAAAATTACACTCCCCAGTCATCCTCTTCCTCATCAGCAGGAGTCGCAGTGGACTTGTTAGAACCACCCCACCAAGAAGTATCGTTCTCAGCTGCCTTGCCATCGAAGTCCTTCTTAGCCTGAGCGTTGGCAGCAATCTTTGCCCGTGCCTCAGAAATATTATCCTCGGTATAGGTAGGCTCTGCATCCTTGTCGCCGGGGTTCGGATCAAAGGAATCAGGATTAACACCCTCGATATACAGCTTACGAACTGCCGGAGTGCCCTGACGCTTCATCTTGTTAGGACCACCCCAGATATTCTCAGTCTCAACTTCATCAACCTTCTGCTGATTGACGATAGGACCAAAACACTCGAAGCTAGTATAAGGCTTCAGACGCTTACGAATAGAATCAGCTAGGACCTTATTCTGAGCGTTCGCCTTATAATCAATGAAGAACTCTGCATCCTCGATGGTGTTATAGTTCACGATCTTTGCATCGACAACTACCTCATCGCACTCATCGCTCTTGCGGCAACCAGTGTACACAACGGTCTGAGTAAACAGAGCCAGCTCCTCAAAGCCCTCTGCATCGAAATCAATTTCCTTGGAACTCAGAGACACCTGAGTAGGAACGAAGCGGATCTGATGCTTGCCGTTGTAAGTGCTGTACTCGATGTTACCACGGACATACACGTTGTCACCGTCATGAAGGTTCTCGGAGATTTCCTTGGCCGCATCAAAGTCGGTCAGAGTCTTGTTGTCATTGACAACCTTACCAGACTCATTCGTCTTCTTAGTAACACCGACCTTAACGCCAATCATGTCGTAGCCTTCCGGTGCAATATAAGTCAGACGATCCTTCCAAGCGACTTCCTTCTTATCCTTCTCGATGCCCTTATCCTTATCGGCACGACGGAAGAAGTAAACCTTATCACGAGGCATACCAGCCAGATCAACGTAGAAAGTGTTTTCGTTGGAAGTCTGAACGCCAAAGCTCAGGACACGGCGCATAGCACCACTCTTAGTCTCCTTCTCGTTATAGAAGTTACTACGCTGGGTGCCGGTGACCTTACCAGCCATCTCAAAAGAACCACGGGTCTGAGGAAGATTAAAAATTCTATCTGCCATATCAAGTCTCCTTTATGTAATTTTGCTTCATCGATAATCACTTATGTTTCTTTTTATTGTCTTGAATCAATTCATGCACTATTCATTTTATGTATTATCCTCCGTCTGGCTTATTGGTGGCTTATATTTCATACGGCACTCACCGTTAGAAATCGTCTTTTAAGGGGTTATGTACAAACATTGCGCCGAGCACTATTGGGAGCCGTTCTGAACACTCAGGACACAAATCAAAGCTCAAAAGCGAACCATCAAGTTGGCTACCATAAGAGTATTGATGCTCAAAACTGATTCCCTGCTCGCTACCTATCGGCTTGATTTCACGACCACACCAGTTACATATTTTCTTACATGTGTTCATACGGCATCACCCCATTTTTTAATATTCTCTATCACGGAACATCTTAGATTGAACACGAGTCAATCTGTTGTTCCGGCCATACTTAGGTCTGAATGCGGACTGCAGCTTATTATTTGCGTATTCGAGGTCGCTCTCCAGAATCTTCGCAGCTTCTTCAATGTAATCTCGAATGGCACAATACTGGTCATTGTTGATACAGTGCGTCTTTAGATAATCAAGCATATCGACGGCCTGATTTTTCAAAAGAAGCGTATCTTCAAGCTGAGTCTTGCGCCGTTGGAAGAAATCTATGTTCATATGTGTCACTCCTTCTTTGCAAAAGGATTGTACTCACTAGGATCAGCTTTATTCGCCCACTCGACCCACTTAACAACCTTTTCGCGAAGTTCATCATCAAGTAAAAATGGCTCACGAATCAAAATAATCTTTGGATTTTTCTTCATGATGTCTGCATTGGTCTTGATTTCATCATAATCAATCGAGCCATAAAACATCTTGCTACGAACCTTGTCGCCACGACTTGAAATATGACGAGTGAACGGTTCCTCACGAAACTTAAATTTCTCGGTCAGATGAGGATTAAGCTTCAAATCGTACTCCTGAATGTATCCGACTTTCACAGCACTTCACCTCCACTAAAACCGCAATCATGCTTGACGTTCTTATCAGTCCATCAGCTCCAATCCATCTTATGATGACACTCTGGACACTTCGGCTCAAGCTTCTCTAATTTTGTCACACAGAACGGACAGAGATATGTGCTCTTTTCTTTCTGGAAGATAGGACTTGCCGGAAGGCTCAAGGAACCGGAATCAATGGTTACATTGATAGGAATTTTGCTGTTCATCGTGTCACCTCTTGTTTGAATTAGCCTTTTATGAGATTATTTCAGAAACGTACTGAAACCTCGGTGAGAACGGACTAGACTTTCGCTCAAACCTTTTCCCATAGAAGTCACTGACGGTAATACAGCCTTCTTGTCTGTTAGACGTAAAAAGATTATTGCATCTACAATCTCCACACCCAGAACATCCAAGCTCTTCGTCAAGCTGCTCTTTACTGTAATCAATACCATAGTCCATAATCATCCGAGTGGTATTAAAATTTGTACTTTTCTTTACCAGCCTATCTCCACAGCAGCATTTGTTATTCCCAATCCAGCGCAAATCATTATCTGCAATCGAATAAGGAATATCATTCTGCTTGAAATAATCAATAAACGGCTTATAGAGCTGCAGACGAATCTCTGGTTTTAGATTCAGTAGCCCCATTTGAGTAAAATCGCATCGATTCAATCCCAAATGCTCCAAAATAAAATCCTTACACTCTTTATTTTGTGGTACGATTTTTACGCCTTCGATTGTAAACTGGTCTGCGTCCTTAAACATCTCTACAATTTTCAATGTAGAAACATTAGGGATAAATGGTTGAATTCGTATACCAACTCTAAATCCAGCGTTCTTTAGATCACAAAAGAATCTATATCTCTCAGCGATACTTGGTACATTTGGCTCGATATCTCGCCTGTCGTCAACGTTACTAACGCTCAATTGAAATGTATGTAGGTCAGGTTTAACATCGGCACCATACAAACAATTGCTTTTTGTAGAGAATAAAACACTCACATTGTATTCATTCGCCATATCGACAATTTGCTTTGTAATATGATACTCTTGCTCACAGGGCTGGAATGGGTCACTCATTCCTCCGCAATGCCACGTAATTCCATCTGCAATCAAAACATCAAGAAGTTTTGTGGTATCAACAGTTCGTTCATCAAAAATCTTATGTAACTTTTGTTTTACTTGTCTTACATTTCCAATCTGTATGTGCTTGTCATACTCCATTATCTTTCGGTTTTCTGCAAAACAATATTTGCAACCAAAAGAACAAGTCTTGTAAGAGTCTATTCTGATAGGAAGTCCGCATATGGCGAACTTACTGGACACATTTAATGGATTAAAAGTCTTGATGTTTGAGACCAAATATTTACTCATCTCCTTCATTTTCAATGTACTCTGAGAACTGTTCTGCAAAAGCACGAGCAATCCCATGAAAAGTCTTGGCTCTATTCTTTGCATCCTCACCACGTTTAGCTGCGCCACGATTTCTTACATTGCCTTTATTGGCCGAAGTTCCGCAAGGACAATACGGACCCTGTGGTTCAACTGCTTCAACAGGAACTAGATTAGGTAGTCCTTTCAGCCATAAACAGGTCTTCTTTGTCCATGGATGGTCCTTACCATAAAACTCATACGGCTGAATCATCTGTGATGGTTTTGGCATTTCATAAACAGCACTTGGAATTGGATTCTCAACACAAATGTGTTTAATCGGTGCATTGTAAAACGCCATAAAAAATTCCTTAGCTTCCAATCCTTGTCGATACCGTTCTTGGTTCAATTTGTGTCCAGCCCATAACCATCGTGCGCCAGCGTTTGATAAATATGTACACGGAGGATGTGCAATCAATAGATTCCACTGCTCAACATAGTGTTGTGTTCCGTCCATTGTGACTATCTGCCCACCCTGTAAAGCTGCCAGCGCATTACCCAAAATATGCCACTCTGGGTGACCACCGGACGGAGGTTGAATATCACAAGAATACGCTTCGTGACCAAGCAATCGAAATGCTTTACAAACTTCCTGTGATTCTTCACAGGCAATTAGAATTCGTAAGATTACACATTCCTCCTTTTCGTATCCTGTATTATATAGCTAAAACTTTAAAAATTAGCGAAAAATAATAGACGTATTAACGTCATATTATTCATTCGCCTATAAAACAAAAGTTCTAGCAGGTTTTATGTACGCCCTATTGGGCTGGTGGGACAGGAGAGATTTGAACTCCCGACCAAGCGGTTATGAGCCGCCAGCTCTGACCAACTGAGCTACTATCCCATGCAAACGCCGACTTTCATCGGCGTGATGCCAGTGAAGGAATCGAACCTTATCTCTCAGCGTTTCCGAGCGCTTTTACCATTAAGCTATCCAGCCATATACCTCAGAATTTAATTCTCACTATCCAAGCTACGTCGCGTTCCAATATGATCACTCTTGGCAACCATGTCGTAACATATAGGTTTCTTTCGGCTCTGAGCAACCGGTGCAGCGTAAGGGGCTGCGTGTGGAGCGACTGACGGGGCACGATCCCGCAACATTCAGATTGGAAATCTGACGCTCTGCCAATTGAACTACAGTCGCATATAAATGAAATCAGAAACAGCCAACCATTCGTTTTACATTCTAGTTTTCTGGCGAACCGAAGAGTATTTATCCGATAGCTAGTCGGCTTACACCTTATTTCTCTTCTTGTCTGGCTTGACGTCCTTTACCGGTATGACGTCTTTCCGGTCGCCAATGTACGGCCAATCCACGAACGAGCTAGAACAACTGATTTCATATTTTGCAGTCAATGAGTTTTGAACTCATCCTCTTACTTCATCAGCAAGCGCGCTTACCAACTACACCATAACTGCACAATTACCCAGCTTACAAAGCACTACTGCACTCTTACGAGCGAGCTGGGAATAATAGTGGTCAAAGGAGATCAACAAACGGTACGCAACCATTCTATGACCGTGGTACGGGTAGAGGGGCACGATCCCTCACGCCTTTCGGCACGGACACCTAAAATCCGCGTGGCTGCCAGTTACACCATACCCGCATATAAATCGAGGATGCAGGAATCGAACCTGCGGTCGTGGAGTCAAATTCCACTGCCTTATCCGCTTGGCTAATCCTCGTAATCTACCCAGCTTGCTATGCCACACCGCTCTGTTTCCAGAGAGCTGGGAATAATGTGAATGAAAAATTCTACATGCCCTTTCGGGCTGGTCCGAGTGACAGGTTATGATCCTGCGGCCTCATGCTCCCAAAGCACGCGCTCTTCCAACTGAGCTACACCCGGATATTAGTGCTACCGACCCGACTTGAACGGGCACGTCGTTGCCGACAGGAGATTTTAAGTCTCCGGTGTCTGCCATTCCACCACGGTAGCATATAAAAGCTGTCTGTCCAGCAGTCAACCGTCTTTCCGATTTGCCAATATTCTAGCACTTACCCATCTGCAAATGGGTTGATAGCCCTACTCAGATTTGAACTGAGAATTTTACAAGGTTTGAGCTTGTTGCGTATGCCTCGTTCCGCCATAGGGCCATATTGCCGGTCTTTCCCGGCTGTCAGCCCCGCGCAGGGCATTTTCGGAGGAAGAAATATCACGATGCTTCGTTAATTGTTTTAACGAAAATCACGATAAAATGTCTATTTTAATTCAGATCTTCTGCTTACTTGCATAGAATTCGTTCCGCAACTGAATAATACCCTTCTTGCAGAAAGACTCCTTGTCTTTCTCTCTCTGTTCACGCATCCAACCATAGAACAGATTATCCTCAGCAGTAAACAACTTTGCAGTATTTTCATAATAGCCACGCTTCTGAACGCTTTGCATAACACCACGCAAGAACTTCCAGTGCTTATAGTAAGGAAGCTTCATCTTAAACATGAAATTGTTGTTATCTCTCAAAACAAAGCCTTCAATATGCTCGATGCCATGGTACAGATAATTCTCGTTCATGACTTCCTCGTACCAAGGATAGAATTCACTCCAGTTCTCAAAAGTTTTAACCTTCTCCTTAATCTGCAAATGACACTTTTCAGCAACACGCTTCAGATCATCGTAATCCATCACACTGAAGTTCATATCATTCGCAACAATATCCAGCAAAACAATGTGCGGTTTCTTATATTCGATGATATGCGCATCATTCACAGGATCAATCACCTCGAAGATGATGGAGCCATTCTCTTTTGCAACTTCCTTCAGATTCTTACGGTCTTCATCAGAAGTCGTATCCATGAGAATCTTTCGGAACATATCTGCAAAAGGACCTTCAGGAGTGGATTTGCTTGCAATAAACAGACCATCCTGTTCTGCATCATACGAAATGATACCAAGAAATCCGTTCTCTTTTAGATATGCGGTCACCGGGAACTTCAAAGTGTTCTGTAGGTTTCCAATTCTCGTTTCATTCCGCTCATCAACCGCAAAGAACTTATCATAGCTTCGAGCTACAATCTTATTCGTCTTTGTGTTAATGAACAATCCCCTTGCTTTGGTAGAAACCTCATCCCAGTGCTTCTTATAAAATGCTTCACGAGAGAAGTTGAAAGAAGAAATATCTCCGAATCGCTTCTCAAACACATATTTGCTTTGACGCATCTTACTAACAAGTTCTGCGTTATCGAACTCAGTTTTCATTTCAACGGCAGATTCGGTCTTTGGTTCCTCTTTTCGGAATACATCATTCTTGGTTTCTACACACTTGACGGGCTGACCGTGTTCAAGTTCCACGCAACGAAGATATCCACCGAATTCGATTTTTCCTTCGAGGTTATAGCACCGATGGCCCATATCAATAGGAACATCCTGCACATTTCGATGACCGAAGATCTGAATGTAGCTATCCGGCATCGATTTTTCCCAAGACTCAGCCACGGTTAGCATATCAGGATAGCGACCTACACCTTTAATCATCTGATCAGCAGATACAAAAGGAAGAAAATAAGGCAGATAACTCAAACCACCGTGGCTCACGAAATACCGCTTCCCATCATACTCAAAGTAGGCACACTGGCCGACTCTGGAATAGATCTTACGAGCAGTATTCTTGTCAATGCCGGCTTTAAAGAGCTGCGGACGAGTGTAGTTTGCAAACTCTTCACTCTGAACCGGTTCATCATGCCCCCACTTGTTCAGCCAATGCTCGTGATTCCCTTCCAAAAGAATCACATTCTTGCGATTATTATTTACAACATCACACAAGAACTTGAATACCTCAACGTTTTCGATGCCACGATCGAGATAATCACCAATGAAGATATAAAGTTCGTCGTCCTTCATCTCACCAAGGTATTCACTTAAACAAGTATAACAGCCATGAACATCACCGATGACATGGATCTTCTTCCACTGGTTAAAGTCATTCGGATAGTAGTTCAAATCGGACATCACATCCGCAGTAGAAGGAAGAACTGTCACGCCAGAAGGAACTTTTTGAGTAGCAAACCGAGCGTACATCTTATCAATGGCCGCTTCAGGAACTCGCTTCAACCATTCTCTCTGAGCGTTTCTTCGTTTGCATTCCTCGATCGGAAGGTCCGTCATATCAATAACATACATCCGATAACGATACTGTTTTGCAAGATTCTTATATTGGTTCATTTCAACCGTCTTGGAATTCGTTGCATCAATCACGGTAAACTCACCGTGACTCATACGCACTTCAAGTAGTTTGAAAAGCATCTCCCATACAACATTATCATTCTGCGGAGAAATCTCCAGCTGCCCGGCAGGTGTTTCCTGTGCGCTCTGGCACATAAGGCGAAGCGCATCAGCACTCAATACGTACTGCTCAAGATTATGCTCTTTAATATAGGTGGACTTCCCACAACCTGGTGCTCCACGGAACAGCAAAAGCGTTCTCATCTACATTTCCCTTTCTAATAAGTATCCTGTGTTATATAGCTGTAATGTTAAAATCAAGGGGCAGAAGCCCCCTGTTTTTTAATTTTCATGGAAATATTCGACCCAGCCTTTGTATCCTTGCCGGAAACTAAGATAAGCCGTCTTGCAACATTCTCTTCCAATAATGTCTGCAAGAGAATCCCCACCCCTATCAAAACCAAGTTTCGTAAAATTATATTCTGGGTGGTTTTTGCAGTAGTTGTAGACCTTCACATATTCACCATTTCTGACAAGATGTCTTCTGTCTAAAGTCTTCGAATGATATCTTCTTTCAAGAATATCATTCAATCGCATGAAATAGGTATGAATTGTATTTGTAGATATCTTTGGGTCACTGTCTGCACCGATGCTATCCTCAGTTTTACGAATGATGTAATCACCATTCATGACATAAAATGCCCTATACCCTCCCTTATTTGGAGCGTCATACTGTTTCATTTCATAACACTGCTTAATAATATTCATCAACTTTACGTCAATACCAGTCTTATCAAGAACAGTACAAGATTCAAAATCGACATCGTTAATCGTCAGGTTAGAAACTTCTTCAGAAGTAAGGCCAATCCAGTACAGTGCAGCAATCACGTTCATACGAATCTGATATGGCTCTTCGTACTTATTTAAGAAGTCAACAAACTCATCAACTGATGCGAAATATTTATCCGCATACATATTGTCTGCGCTTACATCACTCTCTGAAAAGTCAGCCAGATCATACATACTTGTTTCGTTTTCGCTTTTGATGTAGCCTGTGATTATTGACTTCACATTTTTGAATGACCGGCTTGAGTTTACCCAGTTATACCGGGAGAACATCTTTACGAAATCACTCTTTATGAAGTCTAATAGTTCGTACCCGCACTCAGCCTCATAATCCATAACATGGTTAAGCGTCGATATAACAAACTCACCGCTTCTATCAGAATACTTTTCGGCAAAAGCTTTGATTTTTTCTTCAGTAAGCATAGTGGCACACTCCTTCTTATTATATGTAGTGTACCATTAACCCTTATAAAAAATCAAGCAAATGCGGCAAAATTCTGAAATTCCATAGTATGTTGTACGCCGCTCAGGAATGCTGCGAGCAAAAACGGTTCATCCTTACATCTTGCCATTGCGATCATATTCATCTGACGCTCCGACAAAACACCAAGTTTCTTGATGAACTGCCCTTTATTAAGTGTGTCAGTCTCTTCGCAGAGAACGATACTATCAACATCTAGGAAATCACAGTCTTCCTTTGAGAGTAGAACATGAACCGGAGAGCGCTTGTATATTCTGGAAGACAACGGATTCCCTTTGATTGTTGGGCTGAAGAGGTTACGCTTATTGTTGCTCGTCACAACGAACGGTCGAATACCACGCTGCTGATGACCTGTTGCATTGGATAGATCAACCAACCAAACCTCTCCGACCTTTGGGTCAATATTGTTATCCATAGTCTTTCTCCTCTATAATAGTGTAGCTCCGTTCCATAGCTATATTATACAGGATACTATTGCGAAAGTCAAGAGGATTTTGAAAATATTTTTAGTGCCCGTACAACTCTGGATTTTCCGACACGAAAACGCTGGTATCATCGAAGATCATCTCATACGCTTTCTCTTTATCGCCCGGCCTAAGCTCAACCCTCCTTACTTCGTAGCATTCTTGCCGCAACTCAACATGACTTTCGTTTCCAAAAAATCCAATGCCTTTGACAATCCCATGTGTCTCTACACCAATGTCGTCCATCTTTTTGCAGATCATGTGAACATCCACACCATTACAAATAAAGCAGACCCACACTCGCTTTTTTCTTATGTACTTCAAAAAGTTTTCAACCTGTATAATTTCCAAAACCTTTTTCTCACTCATTGAAATACCGCCTTCCGCTCACATAAACAACTTCCAAGATATATTATACACATCTTTTTGTTTTCGTCAATATATTACACATCTTTTTGTTGTATTATTTATCGAAATTTTAGATGATGCCATTTACTCAGCATCATCCACAACCAGCTTCGCGTCATAATAAAACCTGTGTGCGCCAAATTGCCCAGCAAAGGTTGCTCCGCGCTCGTGCCAACTGCCGGGAGCTGCCGCCGGGGTCACAAACCATTGAATAGGTTTGTCTGAAATCTTAGCGCCGTAATCAAACACCATAGACACAGCCAGTTCATTCTCTGCCGTCACCTTCCTATTATATAAGGAACTATAACCATACTTCTTAAAGACCTGCTGGATGGTTAGACCATCAAGTACAGCGGAATCATAAAGACATTGAGCCACAGCCATCTGACCTTCTAGGCTATCAGCACCTGCTTCACAAGCAACGACCTGCTCCGCAAGAGCACACTCATCATCAGTGAGTTCGCGCTTTCCCTGACTGAAATTCACAATCCGCGTCTCAATAACAGTCTCTACAATGACTTTTGGTTCCTTTTCCTCTTGTTGTACAATACTAACTGCCGGAGGACTACTATTATAAAGGTACGAATTGTTCTGATTCTGAATCACTGGGCTGATCTTCGATACCAGATTCCCTGCCAGCAAACACATTATACACACAATAGCAATACTTTGCTCACGATTTATTAACAAATTAGAGTTAATAAGAATCACTTCCTTTCGAAAATATTGGTTTTATCAAATCTTTAAAGACTCCTCATTTACAGTCATCACAAGCTCGTTGACCCGCTTCCAATCAACATTGTCCGGCAGGTAAGTCTCGCTCTTGTCAACTGACAATCTACTTTCATAGGCCGGAATCAGTTGCTGACGAATCTCTTTGTAATCATATTCACCGTTGCGAAGCTGCGTCAGGAAGTTATGATTGTTGTCTCGATAGGTTTTAATTTCACCTTTTTCCAAGATGTCAAAGAGCATCAGGTATACACGGATTGCATTCATTACCGTCTTGTGCATTTTCTTTGAATTATGATAGATTGGATCTTTGTCTAATGTATCAGACTTCTGAATTAGCTTGCCTGCAAAACCTCCAAACGAGTAAATCACACGCTTTGAAAGGAACAGCTTTTTATTATCCATAAGTAGCTGCGTCATTGGATTATAGCTAATAACGAGTTCATCAGCATTCCCTAACTGCTCCAGCATATTAGGATTTCCACTACACATCAATTTCACAGCTTTGTTAAAACTATAAATCGTTGTATCTGTCTGAGTATCCACATAATGTTCAAACTCACCGAGACCAAGAAGGTCTTCTTTCGAGTTCAGCGCCACACCTCGGATATCAAGATCAGAGCCCTCAATATTTGTCCCGTAAGCATGACTGCCACCGACCGTTACGAACATCATATGCTTGCCAAGATGCTCATTCTCCCGAAGAAAATTATATTCTGGAAAGCATAACGCTCCAAGCAATTCATTCCTTGTCATAGAATCACCTCTATTAGAACTTAGTTTTTATCAGACTCAGCTAACTGAAGCTCTTCCAACGAAAACGAAAGTCTTCCGCCTCCGCAAAAAGTAGTGAACTCAACAATGGCAGTATCTCCGTCGATTTCATCGATAATGCCTTCGCACCAATCTTCAGCGTAAACTTTATCTCCAACTTTCATAATCAATTCTCCTTAATTCTCTGCTTTTATCAAATTATTCTTTTGCAGTGTCCAGAAGCATCTTGGCAAGTTCTTTCGCTTGTTTTACGGTAAGATGAACCTCTTGGCATTCAACGTCAACGAAAAACACGACACGATTCGTCTCTTTTTCTTTGTGGATACTAAATTCCACAGGACTGCCCCATTCGTCGGATGCTTCTAAGCATTTATAGTTTAATTTCATTACGAACGCTCCTAAATCTCAGCTTCTATCAGAACGACAAAATTTAACGTTCTTCACCAAGAATGTCTGCCCATTGTCCATCTCTACTTTCGTTTTCTTGGGCGTAATTCTCCTTACAATATAAAACACAGGAGGGAAATGCCCATGGCATCCATTCGGTAATGGCCGAACTACGCCAACTTCGTCACCAACACGAATCTCATCAATGCTTATGAAATCCATATATCCTCCTAAATCTTAACTTTTATCGTTGCTCTGCATAGCTGCAAAAGTCATCAGGCTTTGTATACACGGGTCTTAAATCATCTACCGTGAAATGAGCACAGCTACATAATTCTCCTTGCTTGTCAAATGTGTTCCATAAATCACAATCCTTACAACGAATAACGGCAACAGCATCTACAGCAGGAGCTTGTTTCAGACGGCTTCTTAACGTTCGGTATGATGTTTCTCTGTCTCCTTTAATATTCTCTACTCCAACGACAGGTTCATACATTCCGCAACGAATCCACTCTTGTTGATAAAAGAGATCAGCATCAATGATTTTTCCCATAGCATTCTCCTAAATTTTAACCTTTATAAATTCGTTTATTCCATGCTTCGATAAGGTCGGCTTTAATTCTTTCTTTATCCTTTTCAGAGGAATCAAAGTAGTAAGTTTTGCTTTCCATGAAAACATGGCAGTTGCACCTATTTTCTTTGTTTCCTCTCGTAACATACATCCATCGTGTTTGGCGATAACTGCTCTCTGCAATGGTAACTTCTCCACCACAAAAAGGACACGGTTTCAAATTATCCATTTCGACCATCCTTTCCCTGGTCCATCGCCAGCCGCTCACTCTGATCATCAGCATCAGAAAGCGCTTCTAACAGACCAAATGCGTACACAGCATTCAATATCATAAGTAAAATTATCATAATCCACATTATATTAACCCCACATGTCTTTTGATTTGACCGTTTGTATTGAGGTTGTCTCAAGCATACACCGCACAAAGATCAAATACAATACAATTATCAAAATTACCAAAATTTTACTAATAATCCTACGTCATCAATAGTTATATCATCGGTCTGCACATTCTTTTGTTAAGTATCCACAAGAACCCGGATTTTATCGACCCTTGTCCATTGCATCTTCAAGCTTGCCATTGATAGAATCAATTTCACGCATTAGCTTACAGAACCAATCTCCATCCTTACCAAGTTTGAAACACAAATCCTTGTTGCCGCTCTTATATCCCATATAACATCCAGATCGGCACAAACTTGTCACATCAAGTGCATCTTGAATCACTCGTGCTTCATTAAGAGTTAACTCAATCTTCATTATCCATCCTCCAAAGAATTTAGGTTTTATATGGGTCTACGTCAAAAGCTTCCTTGGTATATTCTGCCTTAACCATTTCGAGCACTTCATCGACGATGCTAATAGCAATTTCTAACCCATGCATTTTTCCATGTAAATATATTCTGTCACCATTCTTTTTCATATCGAGACTAGACTTAATATGCTCTCGTCTAGCGTCAATGTATTCATCATATAATCGATTGTAAATTTCTTCCAGTTCTTTCATATTCATGCCTCCACTTAAAACGCAAACGGATTACTATTCACTGCTATTATCAGTGCCACATTGAAAGTAAACATTACAAACGCGGTCATTCTTTATCACCTCAATCTCTAAATTCAATATCTACAACAATATTCTCAGGCTCTGTCATATACCTTCGTGCCAGCAGCTCTACCATGCGTTCTTTGTCCCCAAGATTGCTATTACGCAGTAGGTATGAACAAACTTGCCTACCTCTGTACAAGAACACAGCCCACGCATTTCTTTTCAATGGATACGTGGCCTTAATCATTCTTTTGCACCATTAAGATATTCAATAGCTTCATCAAACGAAACGTCCAGATTGTCCAAAATATCTTCCAGTTCAGTCACTGCATCCGATAGATTATCACACGCTTCATTAGAAGCCCAATACCGTTCACTATCCTGCAAATTTTCAGGAATGTTATCACGAGCGTCTTCTTCATCATACTGAATACATTCAATGTCAGCTTTAATGATTTCAACATCTGTTACAATGCTTTTCAGACTATCCGCCAGTGCATTGATTCTTGGAATGATTTCATTGATGTCCTGAATAGATTTACGGATAGCTTTTCTACGAGTGTTATTCATTTTCAAATCTCCTCTCAATCTACGATGCCAAGTTTGCAAATATTTTTCGGATCAGTGATATAGCCAAAAGTCAACGTGTTTCGCAGATACCCTTTGTACTCAAATCCACGGTCACGAGCCGCCAGACGGCACACGTCTCGAATCGCAGATTCTCTCGGCCAAGAGATACCAGCCAGCTGATACTTCCATTGAATATCTCTCAGCTTCTGCCACTCAATCACAGGCTTTTTCTCATCCTCGAAACACAAACCATTCTGTACGGCATATTTCAGAGCATCACATCGCTTACTCTCTTCCGATGTACAAGTTCCCCACTCATTTTCCAGACGACGATACGCTCTATCAAACGGTGCTTGCTTTGCTGCATCAATGCCAAATGCCGCTCCAAGCAAACCCAAGCCAAGTAACAGTCCCATAATTTAAACCTCCAATTTACTTTTATCGATGTCAAACGTAAAACCATCATCTGTTTCCTGATATCTCACTTCATCAAGTGCCTTATCCCGTCGTCTATTTTCTTCCACTATTTTAGCAACATTGGGATGATGCAGATTATACACAAACTGCTTTGCTTCATCGCCTCGCAAAACGATATCTTCATTCACATAATCACGCTCCTAAAATCACTCTTTTATTAAAATTCATAAATAATATTTTTAATCAACTGAGTTACCGTGCAAGAAAAAAAAGAACAATCATACGGCAATTTCAAGTGAAAAATCTTTTGTTCTGCATCAGAGCTGGACTCTGCAAAGACGATATAGTCTTTCTTATACACCTTACAACCGTCATCGTATTGACCTGATACTTTGTACCAATTACCCATAAGCTCCTCCTAAAATATTACTTTTAAGCGTCTTTCTTTATCAGCGGACGTCTATGCGTTGCGTTCTTCAGCCAATCACCACCGCTAGGCATCTCCCTACTCACTCTAAGATTACGACCACTCCCTATCGGACAAGCCCGGCGATAATCATCAGCAGTCTTGCAACCAAGAGATTCTGCTTCATCCAAAGCTTTTCGCACATAAGCCCATGTACTACCACCCAGATCCGAACACTTACCAATCACAGCAAGCACAAGTTCGTCACCCATGCGATCAACATATTCTGCTAAAGCCTTTTGACTAGTAGCACCAAGCTTCCCGATATTCTCTCGGAAAACATCCTCGATAGGTTTCGTCGTTGTCGTCTCACCACAAGACGAAGACGATATCTTATCTTTTTCTTTCTCTTTCTCTTTTTCTTTTTCTAGCTTTGTTTTGCTTGCGTTTGCTTCGTTTTGCTTACGCTTGCTTGATGAGCCACCAGCTTTACCAGAAATCCTCTTACCTTCGATGTATTCGGCATCTTTATCCAAATCTCTCTTCACAGCAGGCCACACATACCGCTCATTTCCGTTGAGTTCAGGCTGCATTCCAGACGATTTATATTTCATCATCGCCAGTACCAGACGCCCCACCTCAGCAGCACTAAGGGGTTCAAAGTAGCTCTCGTAAGTATCCCAGATTTTAATATAAGTATCAGCCATAACACACCTCAAGAGTTTTCATGGCAGTCCACGCCATAATCAATCCCAGAGTAGTATTCATCATCAACTTCTTCGTCCAAACCAATATAGCGAAGCGTGATTGCCTGACTACTATGATTAAGACTATGCTGTAACCAAGCTAAGGCTTTTATATCATTTGGATGAGATGCAATAAACTGATATCCGAAGGTTTTACGACAGCTATGAGAACCAAGCTGGACAGGAAGATTTAATTCCTTACCGACTTGACGCATAATCCTACCAAAAGAATCTACATCAAGTGGGTCTCCTGTCTCTTTTGGATTTGCATCGTACTTACGGAACACATCAGATTTGCTTACGCTTGTTCCGCCGTTTGTTCTCATAGAGCTTTTCCAACTACCTTGCCGAGACGGGAAAAGCCAATCATCATAAGATAAACCGTCAGCATTGATGTAAGTTTGAATACATTTCAGTGCCGGAGCGGGAACTTTAAGAATGCGATACTTCTTTGTTTTCTTTTCTTTAACGCGAAGTTTTGTATTAAAGTTCACCACAACATTTCCATCCATATCTGTTACTGCTACATCAGAAACCTTCAAGCGAAGCAAATCGCTTGCTCTAAATCCTGTACAGCATCCAACATTGAATAGGCACCAGTTACGATATTGACGTTTAATCCAGAAATATTCTGAAACACGTTTAATATCTTCTTTGTCTTTAATCGGCTGAACCGTTCCATGATTCGCTTCGATCCGAGTCAAGTTATAATTCCTTTTGATTACTTTCTGGTGTTTTTCTTCCTTGGAAGAATCATATTCAGAAAAATCAAAAGCAACAGTATTCTCGTTTCCCTTTTCATTCTCAAGTGCGTTCATTACATTCACCTCAAATTCCATACTTCAAACAGTATTTTCCGTAAGACAATCCCTCGGCATCCGCAAGTTTAATAACATCGCTGAATGTCAAGATTGGCTTTTTGCTTCGTTCCTGTTCTCGTCTCTTTCTTTCGTAAGCCTGTCGCGCTTCGATTCTTACTATCCTGCGGCAATGATCACAATACTCATGATTTATAGCAGCCGGCGCACCACAAACCTTACAGTGTCCGTTTCCTCTGATAGTAGGCATACCTTACACCTCGAATTCATCAATCTTCCAGTGATGACGATAATAACTTTCACCACTACAAACAACAGATGCTTCCGCAGCTTCGCACCATGTCTCGTCATTACTTACAGGCTGTAGGTCATTCTTGCTTTCATTAAACAGGAATACCATTTTATCAATTGCTTTGGCTCTATCCTTTGTGACCATAATCACATTATCTTCTGCATAAAAATCGCTAGAATCAATGCATTCGTGCAAAATATAGACTTTCATTTTTATGTACCTCAATTCTTTTCAAATAGATCATTACGAACCTTCGGAGTAAACTGACGAGTGCCAAGCTGCTCAATAGCAGTCTCTAGCTTGCCATCTCCCCATTCTCTGGTTTCTGTATTCATAACGATCTCAAGCAAAAGCTTTGCGTCCTTAGCTTCTCTACGCTTCCGGTGAGCCTTTTTAAGCTCTGCCATAAGCTGATAACCTTGCGCTGCATTCACGGTCTTAAACTCAATAGCATGTTCTAGATCATCAATCTCATCACTTGCGGAAGTCAAATCACCGTACACTTTTGAATACATCTCTTTCAGATTACACATGGTTTTATCTGTGATAACCAAATTCTTTTTAAGTTCCGCCAGCCATTCAGAATCTTCCATGTGAAATGCGTATGTATTTGGCTTTACAGCCGGAGCCGTTATATTCGGACTCTTGCCTGCAATTGTAGCTTCATCCATAGATCTCGGTGCATAGCGTCCGTTCTTATATCCAGCTGGAAGCTTGTTGATTTCACAGATTGCCAGCCCCTTTGATTCAAACTGCAATGCCAGATTGATATCACAGGTGGCACAGATTCGACCTCCCTTCCGTTTCATAATATAGTTGTGACCATTCGATATTACGTACATTTACTGATTCTCCTGTTCTTTCATCAGCTGCTTCACAGTCTTCTTAAACAGCGCGAGATTCTTTTCATTTTCGATAAACACCTTAGTCTTCGGATGCGGTGCCTTACCGTGTGCCTTTTCGTAAGCCACAAACAAATTACTCATTTTCTTATAGCCAATACGCTCATAAATCAGAGTGTAAGTGTGCTTGTACTGCGGCTTATCACCAAGCTTTTCTGCCAGAGGAAGCATAATAGGGAAAAGAATCTTTGCCGTCTCAGTCTGCTTCTTAGGCTTCTCCTCTACAACCAGCTCAGGCTCAACTTCCTTGGCTTCCACATCAATCACAGGAGCAACACAAACATCCACTTCAGGAGCTGCTTCAACAACTTTAGCTTCAGGCAGAGCCTTCTGTTCAACAGCTTCTTCCTTCTTCTTATTGATTGCTTCAGTATACGAATCTTCAACCAAGGCACCAAAGATGGACTTATACATCGTACTTGCTTCGACCACATCAATCGTAGGAATGTGACCAGTGCGACCGGTTCTTGCACAATACTTTCTGCGCTCTTCCTCAATAACGAAGGTATAGACACGATTCATATATTCGTAAATATCACGAAACACATCCTGAACCTTCATTTCATTGATTTCCGCAATCACATTGATACGTTCATACATCTTCTTACGCCAGTCACTCATCACATCTTTACGAGGAGTGAAGTTTCTGGTGGAACGAATCGCATCATCCATCTGCTTGTCCTTAATCTGATGGACACACTGAGATACGCTGCTAATCACATTCAGCGCTTCATTGCTGGTGGCGCGAGCTTCCTCAATTTGTTCACTGAGATTCTTACGGGTGGAATCAAGTTCACTCTGAAGATTCTTCATACTATCAAACAGAGCGTGAAGTCTTACATCAATAAACTCCTTACTCAGTGCAACATCCATCTGAGGCGTAGCCAGAACGGTGTCACCACGCATCAGAGATTCCATAATGTCCCAGCAGAAATCCATGAACGCATCAGCCTTCGGCTGACGAGACAGACGACAGATTTCCATAACACCACGCAAACTGTACATATATGTTTGACGTTCTTGCGTATAATTTCCGACCTCAGTCGTCAAATTGACGACCGAGCTCAACGGGTCAAGACGGTCTGCATTACGCTCATGGATCTTCGCAATGTACTTTCGAGGTTCTTTACATTCCAGTGCTCGCCCAATCTGTTCACGGGTCATGTAATACTGATGTTTATCATTCTGATACACATCCACATTCAGTGCGCCGAAGGGCTTAGAGGTTATTACAGTCATAGAATTATTTGCAGCCATTTTGTTTTACTCCATTTCATTTATTTAATAACGTATGTACGTTATTATTTTGTTGTTGATTTTTCATAGAAGAACTGTTTTATCAAACCGTTTCTTTTTCCATATATTTCAAGGCATTAGCAAGATATCTAAACTCCTTACTCTTATGCATTCCATCAAACCATTGAGCAACATACCAGTTACCAAGACAATCACAGCGGCACTTTAATTTACCAAACCGAAACTCCGGTCGTACCGTTGGCATTTTACTCAGCTTATTCCATAGGTTTAGAGCCTCTTCTCTATTCATTGGAAATGATATCCAAGGCTTATGACCATCTGTAAATTCAAGTTTTAAAACCATATCGTCACTCAAACCTGATACTTCCAGAACAACTTTGCGTTGCCGGTGATGGTCTGCAAAAAACCAATGTATTCGTCAAAGGAGCACACGCCATTCATTTTCAGCTTGCGTACTCCCACAGCTCGTGCGGCAATCTTCGGATCATAATCAACAGCATCAATAAATGCACTGTCAACCATCTTCTGCTCAAACATTTTGATTTCGTTAGTATCCATTTTTAAATCTCCTTAATCACCAATGCGTATTCACCGATTCGGTTTACAAACTCTCTGCCGTATGTCTTGTATAGTTCATACATACAGCCCAAATCACCTCCACGAAACACTCCAACAATTTCAATTCCCTGATTGTAAAGCAGTTTTGCCAAGCGAGTAGCCACATAATGCGAATCCTTATTTGTTGCAGCTAAATAAAAATCATCCATTTCTTCTGTAATAACATCGCTCGCATCAATAGCTTCAATAAACTCACCATCACTGTCGTAAAATTTTAAATATTCTTCTTCGTTGCAGTTATTTGCTTTAAAGAGCCCATAGTCATTTTCGATTTCAAGTTTGATTTTCATTTTAATTCTCCTTACTCAAAATCCCACCATGCGTTAATAGACGTATTCGGAACATAAACCTCTAACATATGATGGCCGTCACGAATCCATTCAGGTTCATATCCTTCATCACGCAACTCTTTCATCAGGCTTTCAAAATCATTATTAACAGACTCTACCGCATCTTCCATTGTTTTGTGCTCTACACGGTAGGGACCATTACACATCGTATCGTCATAGCAAACAACGACTGCTTTGTTCTTCATATTTATTTCTCCTTAAAAACATGTTCCATCCGAATATTCAAAATCGATATACCATACTTCGTTTGTGTACAATTCATCTGGTTCACCAGTTGTAAAACTCATTCCAAGAATATCAAGAACACTTACAAATTTCCGCCATGTTTCTTCATTATCAAACAATAGCATATCTCCGTCCGTTGAAATGTTTCCTGACATACACCCATCGCCATCAGCTCTTTCTACAAAAGAAATAAGAGCGTCTTGTAAATCGTAAGCATACTCGTCAATACTTTTTTCACAGCTTTTCATTTTTAAAACCTCGATTCTATTAAAAATAACTAACAAGAGAATCGATTGAGTGTTCGATTGCATCTTCAGAATTGATTCTTTGAATATCATAAACGTAAATTCGCTCTCCATCGTCTGCCCATCTTATTTCAAGCATAACAACGTAACCAAGTTTGTCATTCTTATCATAGAAAATATCAATCTTATAATTATAGAATCCATCAATAATATAAGTTTTAGTTTCCATATCAAAATCATCAGGTTTCTGACCAACACCATCCCACCTGGACGGATTCATAGTTTTGATAAAGTTTTCTGCAATCTCACGTGCCGTCATATTTGTTTCCTCGATTTTATTTATTCAAAAGAAATTCTTTCGCGTCCACAACAATCCACGATAGTAAAAGCAATCTCCCTTTCATCACAAATACTATCCGAACTAAAAATCTCAAGCAATTCTCCATCATCGCACCATCGAAGTTCACAACAAGTAGTCCACTCAGGATCTTCATCGTCCTCGAAAGCAATATTTTCAATAGATAAATCAAGTTCCACATCATTATCAATTTTATAAGTGATAATTCTTGTATCCAAATCATTTGATTTATCACCAATTCCATTCCATCCAGAAGGATTCATCTTAGAAAGAAAATCTCTTGCAATCTCTCGTGCTGTCATATTCATTCTCCTTTATATTATTATCTTATCTTCATTAAGAGTTTCGGTTTCATACGTTGTATAGACAAGCTCTGTCGGCTTACTGTAACACGTTTTCATCCAATCGAGTTCTGCGTCACGCAGCTCTTTTGTGGGATAGATTTCATGTCCTCTGTATGTATCGCCGTACATAAAATGTCTGACAGAATATTCAAGATGGTAATACATTAACCCTCCAATTCTAGCAATTTATTTTCTTTTCCACTTGCTTCATCGTAACGGTTTTGAAGATTTGCTGTTAGCCATAGATCTTTTGGACTAAAACCATCTGCGGACTCTGACGAAATAACTTTATAATATCCATTTTCTACAGCTTGCCGATATCCGTATTCAGCTCGACTTTCACGCCAAGCATCGAGTAATTTTATCTTGTACTTTTGCAACTCCTCAAGAGTCATTTGAGAGATATCCATTTTTAAAAGCTCTTTTGCTTTTTGATACTTCATAATAAAACTCTCCTTTTACATCAATTTGTTAGAAATATCAAATGCTTTCCATCTGAAACTAAATTCATCCGTCCAAACCTGTGCTTCGAGTTCGTCACTATCATAATAAGCCAGAACATTAGGAAGGTCAGAATACATTGCATAGCATTCTTTCGAATCATTCACGATATATTTCATAGCTTCTTTTTCGTTTTGAAAAAACTCAGGCTCAAAAATTTCACCTTTAGAACCACATTCGATAACACACCACATATTTACACCTCACTAAAATCCGCATTGAAAAGAATCTCATTACCATATTCAATAAGAGTATCCTTAAACCACTTCTCGTTCTTTAACCACCACTGTTCGGCCTGTTGCGGACTCAATACAATACCTTTTCTTTTCGCTGCATCGATAACGTCATCGATACACCAACGAGTTTCAGCATAATAATATCGAGCATAGCAATCATCTTCTTCGTCAAATGCTTCCATCTCTGTAAATTCGGTGGAGGGATGCTGCCAATCACAATTGTAAAACACGCGTTTTGCCTTCTTTTCATCACCTTCACAGATATCAATAATATCCTGTGCAGTGTAAAAGTTCGTATATGCGTCTGCAAGTTCTTGCAAAGTCATTTTACGGTCATAGACAACACCATTCATATCGAGATCAGGAATATAAATAACGCTGTTATAACAGTCCTCTTCAGGAAAGTGATCCGCTTTAAACATCGTACACTCTTGCCCATCGCTCATATCAAGCAATTCATCAAGAATAGCACCGTTCTTCAGGAGATTATAAAGTTCGTCTTTTGTGTATAAAGCCTTTTTCATGATATTTTTCCTTTCAAAAATCTTCCAAGCCTGAGCAAAAGCACGGACTAAAACGAACGTCAAACAATTGCGTAGTAAAATCATCACCACCAAGTTCACGTTCTACATCTATAACTTCTTCTCTAAGGTATAGCCACGACATAATCCCGTCATCGTGTTCTTGAATCCACTTCTTTTCGATACCAAACCTCTTTGCAAGTTCGTCCACTTCAAATACCCAAGCCCCAAAATCCGTATTTTCAGTGCCATGCTTTACCATATAATCAGCAATTTGACGTTCCATCATGTTGTCATCCATTTTATTTTCCTTCTAAAATTCAACTTTTATCGGCGTTCACAAGCGTTCTTAATGCAACAATCCCCATCGAACACGCTTCATACTTCTGTACATCATTTTCGTCAAAGCAGTTAAATCCAGCTCTCATATCAGAAAGTGTATGAATCGCATCCCAAACTTCTTCTTCGGTGTATTTATATGCCATATCTATTCAACCCCTTTTAGGACTCAACATTTATCAAAGTTATAAGTGACAGTCACAACCTTCTCTGCATCACCAATACGGCACCGATCTTCCTTTAATGTTGTTTCAAAGCCACAACCAACGCTGTATGTGATACCGTTTTCAAACACGTCAGAACCGATAAATCCGAACGCTTTGTCAATCTCCTTCCATTCTCCGTGTTCTTCTCGATAAAGTGTATAGCCGTAGTTTTCACCAGAAAGATAATCGCTGTAAATCTCAACCTCATCACGCATGATTCGCTCTTCTTCATTTTTGGTATTATCCGAACCATCCGTAATAGCGGTTACAATCCAACCAACCTTGCCGTCGTCCCATGAACCTCTGAACCGTGTATCACAATCCATAGACAGACCAGAATGGTCATGCAACCAAAGAGGAAGCCATGCAATGTGTTTATCAAGAAGAATCTGACAATCACGAACAGAAAAATCACCACGAGCATACGTCGTAATTTCATTGTATTTCAAATTGGTATACCAAGGATTGGCTTGATCTTCACGACAACAAATCGCATAACGAGTTTCTTCAATACTACTGTTATCGTTGTCAATAACCACACAGGATTCTTCTAGTTTCATGTCAATCAAGGCATTGATAATTTCTTCATCGGAGCAATACTTGCAAACCAGGTTATTCCAAAACTCTTCCGGTGTTTTCGCATCAATCTTATCACCCAGATTGTATCGAGAATGAAAACAAGCCATTACAGAATCATGGTCATCCCACCAGCGAGGATTATTGTCTGCAATGTCATCGTGCTGGATATGCAAACAGTACAGATTGTCGCCGTAAGTCCACTTTATGATTTCATTATCGTAGCAATATAAATTAGTCATATCTTCTCCTTTACTTAACAAGCTCGTAAAAGCACCTATCATTTTCTGTAACATAATCTTTGTTGTAAGTAAGAATGATTCGACCATCTTCTTTATATGTTCCAATGCCGATTGGCCCACAATCCTCATTTCCAGCAAACGACTCTTCTGCTTCGTTTAACGCAATGTCTCTCATGTACTTCCACGGATTTTTTCCTTCTGGGATAACAATAGGTTCTTCTTCATCGCCCCAAGAATATGTAATTTTTATTTTCATACCTAAAATCTCCCTTTTATTAAATTTTATTTTTATATTTTCTTACAATATCAATATCCGAAGATAAACAAAGAAGCATCGCTTCAAGACGTTCACACATAATAGGACTATCAGGGTTTAATATATATAACGCCATCATCGCATCGTATTTATCAAGAAGCTCTTTCTCGATACAATCAATTGCATTCATATTCAACACCTCCCTTATGCGCTTGCCTTTTCTTCAAAAGCGTACCAATCAGACCAAATCTTATCGACCTCTCCGTTCTTAAAACCGTTCTTATAATCGGTGAATTCAACATAATAGTTACTAGTCCACTCATTCAAAGCGTGTTCATAGATAGCTGCCACTCCACGCTTTGTTTCAACGACAAAACTATCAACCAGAACACCCTCAACGTAAGCACCAGTATGTTGTGCTTTATTCTGGTGCATCCAGCGGCCAAGAGCGCCTGCGTTAAGATAAAACCGTGTCATAGTTCATTCTCCTTTACTCAGCAGATAAAAGTGCGTATGCCAATTCTTTAAGCATATCTCGAATCTTATATGCGTCTTCAGCAATCGCCCAAACAGAATCTGGAATACCATTCTCACCACGATTTGCAATTAGTTCAGCTGCGTGATCATCGACATCGAAATTCTCATATTCGCTCATCGCGTTGCCGGGAATGTCATTTGTGTTTAATGTGAGAATAATATTCTCACCAGCCGGAGACCAACTTTCAATATCAATCGTTTTTAAATCTTCTCCAACAATCCCCCATTCAAGAGATTTCAGAATATCTTCATACTTAGATTCGATTTTCATAGTTCATTCTCCTTTACTCTTACTCTGCCAAAATCATAGCGAGAACCGGTTCACCGGAGTCTTTCAGCTGAAGTTCCAGAATATCACCGTCATCCACAATCTCACACTTGCTCAGGTAATCCTGAAGGAAGAACATCTGACATTCCTGCCAGAAGATTTCTTTCGGATCTTCATTCTCACCTACGAACACATTCTTGTGATGAAAAGATTCATTCCAAACCCAACCTTCACCATCATGAAACGCATGAACTTCTCTTAAATCCCACATAGTTAATCCTTCCAAAAGTTGAGTTTCTTTTTGATTGTCATCTCAATTTCGTCTTTATCACCGTCAGATAGAATCTTATTATCGTACTCGGAATAGCAAAACATAACGCTACGGCCATTATATTTATACATAACCATTGCTGTTTTTAATTGTTTATCACGAAAAAAGGTTGCGCACCCAATTCCATATTTTTTAGAATATTCATTTTCAACTAAATCCCACATTTTATGCACCTCTTACTGATTTGAACCCACTTAATTGATAACCCTTCTGCTTGAAACGGCGCATCACTTTATCAATTTTTGCACTACTCTCTGGAGGGCATTTCAGGTATGTATTCTTATATTCACACAACCTTTTATACTCATCACTTTCATAATAAGCTGCACGCTTCTCGCAGTGATCATGGCAACCAGGATGTCTTTCTGGTGCCACACAATAACGACAAGGACTATTCATTGTTATTTTCCTTTCTGCCATATGTGTTAAACATTTCTGTGATACGGTTAATCCATGCGTCATTTTCTGATTCATTGCAATCGAAGTCATCTTGAAATCGTTCAGCTAACTCTTCCGAAAACTCGATAATTTCATTGTCTGAATAGCCATATTTTTCTTCAATCCAGTCTGCATTAAGTTCGAGCTGATTATAAGCGTCATCAATACGATACTGACGCTCCTTGTAGCGGTAAGCTGCTTCAATCTGTTCAGGTGTCATCTCCCAAGACTTACCATTCCAGCTGGTCACAACAATCTTATTTTCGTTATTCATATTGCACCCCTCAATCTGTACTAATATCGCCATCTTCAAATCGAATAGCGGCCACATAATCGTCGCTACCTTTCTTAAATCCAACTGTTTGAATGTTTTCAAACGCTGAATTATATTCTGTCATTGATACTAAATCGTCCCAGCTTGCATATTTGCCGTCTTTTGAAAAGAAAACACCAACGCCAGGATATTCATCAGCGCCACCCGTAGGAACACACACGAGATATCCGTTTGGAATTTTAACTTTCATGTCATTTTCGGTGATTGAAATCATATTGCAAACTCCTTTTCTCTTGTAAACTTAATCACCAACGCATTCACGTTGGCCGCTTCCATCGTTGACTGTTTTGCATCCTCGTGATTGCCATCTCTAAGGAATGAAACACTCTGATCCATCAGCTTGCGCCGATAAGAAGAAAGAGCTGCGAGAACGATATTCTTTTCAGTGTTGGTCATGTTCTTTTTCCTCTTGCTCACGTTCTTTGTGAAATTTTCGCACTTCTTCCCAAAAATCAAACGGACTAGAATTGTGATAAACAAGCTCCATATATTCTTTTCTACTGTTAAAATGGTTTATGTTAGTATCCATTTTTATCACCTCAATCAAAACGAACTACTTCATGTTTGACTTTCTCCAGCATCTCTTTCTCTTGTTCTTCAAGACGCTCAACCTCGCACAAAACATCACGAATGCCAAAGATAATCAAATCACGATCTCGTTCACGTTCTGCTCTATGTACTGGATTGTTTTTACAAGATCCTTCGCACAAATTATTTTCTCTTGCAATCAAGTTATCGATCGCATATTTTAAAACACGCTTGTCTTTTTCAGTCATTTTTATCACCTCAATCTTCGTAAAATGCTTTCTTACAATTACGCTTATAAGTATCCACAACATCTTTAATAGTCTTGTCGCTATAGATTTCATAAGCAAACTTTGCTTGCTTTTTCGTCCGACCGTACATCCAGCAATATGCTTCAATAAATTCCTTTTCCGAATACATTTTTATCACCCCTTAACACAGTAATCTTCAAAGCAATTCTCTTTTGTTGGTCTTTCATCAAAGAACAATGTGTACGAATTGATTCCTTTCTTGAATCTGTCAAGTGTACTCTGACACCATGTTGTTTTATAAGTTCCGCCAAAAGCAAAAGAAAGCGTTGCCACAGGAAGCTTTTCTTTATTACCTTCAATCTTTACTGCAAGGACAACGCCACACGATTCAGGAGTATAAATAAAATTCTTTTCTGCTGCTTTTGTTTCATTTCTGTCATTCACGGCAATATATTCATTGTCATTTTGTTTTTCAAACCAACTATGGCAATAAAAACATTTGAACTTATCAAGTTCTCTACCATTGCCACGAATAAACTTATTTAGTGTGCCACAAAAAGGGCATTTCAAATGATCGTAAATAAGCATTTTCTCACCTCATAAAAGCATGATTTTAGACAATGATATAATCTTCGTCATCAACGCAATCATTGTTTTCATCTTCCTGACAATCCGTTGCATCCCAACCGTCATCCCACCATACGTCACTATCCCATGCGGTTTCCTCTGCATATTTTTCTGCCGCTTCTTTGTTTTTAGCATCAACATAAACAAATCCAGTGCGAGTAACGGTTACACGATATTTCATAAACAAACACTCCTTTTAATGTTTAGATATCCCAAGTATCATAAAGATCTTCGGGCTTATCATTCGGCATCCATGCTTTTGCATTATCATTAAGGAAGTAACCGCAACCAAAAAATCCAGCAGGAGAATCACAAAGATTCTGTTCACCATCTTTAACACCAGCTTGATAAACAACATAGATAAACTCAGCAAGCTCATGCTTATCCATTCGCTTAATGCGGTCGTACATTGTTTCCATATCAGTCGCTCCTTTTTATATTCTCATGCTTTCGCATTGGTAGCGGTTATGTCTGCCCTAGTACCGCTAATCACCTAGTATCTGCTGTTTATACTACCCAGACTTGACTTCTTATGTAGTCCTCAATATCTGCCGGGTATCCATTGCGCTGGATATACTGACACAGAATACGCTGCACATCTTTGTTATCACCGTAATCCATCGCGATAGAAATATCCTCGCTGTGAGTGCCAACACCCAGACGCTCATATTTTCTGACTTCAAGATAGAAGTCGTATGCACTGTAGTGCCTTCCGTCTTTACGGTCGAGAATCAAATCAATAATCATCAGCCAACCCACCCTTCTTCAGAAGCCATATATCCCTCGTCAATAAGGAATTTATGAAAGTCGTCGCTCAAAAGCTGATTACCATAATAGTTGATGAATGCTCTTGCGACATCTTCACCTGACATTTCACAGAGAACATTCCACATCATTTCTTGCATATCAGTCATTTTCTTCCACCTCGTAATACTGAAAAGCACAGTCGTACATCATGTTCCCCGTAATCTGATCCACGAATTTTGCACAATGCAAGTTCATCGTATACCCATTTTCATCACACCATTCGGAAATAATTTTTGTAGTCAACGGTGTTACAAAAACATAAAGGTCAGACATATGATGATAAATTTCTGCTTTCGGATATCCGGCATCCAAAAGCCGTTCAAGCAACGTCTTACGCATTTTCTTTTATCTCCTTTACAGTTTCGTCGTCCCAATGAAAACCACGCTTTTCATAAAGCGGAATCCAATGAGCCTCATAAAAGTCGTAGCCACAACCATCAATGCCGAAAATGTACTCAAAATCCTCTTGCTCGTAGATACGGAATCCGCAATCTGCCATTTCCTGAAGATGATTTTCAAGCCACCAGTTGTCGCAACTGTCGCTAAACTGCCACATCGTTCCCCACATCGGAAAGAAGTCGTCACGCTCGACTTCAAAATCATCTTCTCTGACATCAACTTCCTCGCCAGTGCCGTCGAGACAAATTTTGTAAGTGTTGTCATCTTCGTTGTAGCTCCGAATCTCACCATTTTCACCATAGTGGTCACCGCTAAAGATATAGATACGATCACCACAAGACGGCGGCGTGATTTCAGTAATGCCTTCGCCATTCTCTTCCAAATCGACCTTGGCGAGCTTTTCAATAACGCTCTGAGGAATCGCATTAAATTCCTGAACCCATGCGTAAGCTGCATCCTTCTTAGTTTTGTACATAGCCATAGCAGTTGACTCTCCTTTTCTTGCGTATCCTGTGTTATATAGCTATATGGTAAAAATAAAAGCCCTATGACGGACTGCCCTTTCTAGCTATAGAATACAGGATACTGCTAATTTTGTCAAGCACTAAAATGTAGATTTTATTAACGTCGCATTTTAGCGCGTTGATACGTTTTATTTTTGCGAACATTCTGTGAACATTAATCAACATTCACTTCATCAGGCCGTGCCCACAGAATATCCTCTATGGTATCGTCATAGATGGTTTCTGTGCCATTACTGTTCATAACCATGGTCACCTTCTGACCATCTGACGGGGTTTCTTCCATGCTTGCATAAGAATACAACCATTCCTCGCCGTTCTCATCGATAACATGGATGGTCTTAATTCCGTTGCGGAATACTTCGATTTCATCCACGCTACCGGCCAGGACATAACGATTCTTCAGGCGAGTTTTCATAGGCTCTGCCGCATTTACAGTCATACAGTTTGCCAGAATGGAAACACCAGCCACAACAGTAGCCAGGATGACGGACAACTTATTCTGAGTAAGTTTCATTTTTTGTACTCTCCTTTTCTTTTCAGTGACCCCAACGACACACAACCACGCCGTTGATCCAGATAGAAATGTTTGCACCCTGCCGATACCACTCGACAGCTTCACGATGAATGTTAGTGATAACACCTGTTTCATCGTTCATGAACCACTGACCTTTTTTCATTTTTTCTCCTTTACACTCTCATGCACTCATCAAGATAGATTCGTTTACCGAAACACTTGACGTATGCTCTGCCAGACGGTGCATAGATGATTTTCAAATGGTGATAGTGAAAATACTTCTCATCATCACACAACACACCAGACATACCATAAAGGTAATCGTCAATGCCGTATTCGATATCGCCATGAATCTGAAAACCACCACAACGGCCATAGCTGCTATCATAAGCGGTTACAGGATGGCTCTTGCAATATTCTCTTGCGGTCATCTCAAACTCTCCTTAAAACATATCCTTCACACAACATAGAAATAAGACTTCTTGATTTCAGGTGCATCGCGATAATATGCAACGCAATCAAGACCAACAAAGTGCTTACTCTTCATGCTCTTCTTCTCCTCTGCCGTCAACAGGCGGTCAAGAAGTACACGAGTTGCGATTCTACCATCTTTCAGCTTAACAGTGATAAAATCAATCGTGTCACATTTTACACTGCTGGGGAGTAACTCAACCAATTTGGTAATGTCCATTTTCATTCTCCTTTACTCAAAGTTCTTACAAAGACCTAAACCACCCTTTTCACGGGGCAAACGTCTGAGTGCGTCACGGTGCGGACAGTCGATATTCTCACAATACCGACAGTTCGCGTTTTCTTTCTCTTGCTCTGCAAAGAATTTCTTTGCAGCTTTTAGGGATTCAAAATAATGACCCTGATCCCATGTGTAGGAATCAGGGTCGAAATGCCACGCCACAATGTATGGTGTGTAATAATTTGCCTTATTGAACAGTGCTGTATAGGCGCTGCCAGTCTCAAGAACAACAATATCTTCTTTTTTCATCTTACATTTCTCCCTTTAGAATCAGCGTAAAAATTAAAACAAGGCTTGCGCCCAGAACGATACCAAGGACAAACATTTCTTTTGCGGTGAAATAATCCATAGCAAACATCCTTTCTTATTCAATCCAGCATTTTGCGGTGCTAACGTATTCAATACCGGCTTCTGCCAGGGCTTCCTGATAGATTTTCACAAGCTCTGCGTCACCAAACGTTATGGCAACATCAAGAGCCGATTCAATAGCCAAAATTGCCATAGTAAATCTCCTCTTTTATGTGATTTCTGATGTGTTTGTTTTCACTTTGCATATTCTGCATAATATTTGCATAATTATACAATTTTGAGCATAAAGAAAACGCCTTGTAATAAATTCACAAGACGTTTGTTGTTGGGGTTATTGTGGTTAGCCAACAATCTGAGGTTTTCCATTCTCATCAATGATGAGATTTCCATAAGTGTACGCTTCTGCACAGGCTTTCAGAATCGCATTTTTGTTTGTTCCGTTCAGCTCTGCCTTAGCGGTAAAAGCATCAAAGAAATCAGCATCAACTTTCAGGCCAATCAGTTTTGCCTTATCTTTGCTCTGCTGATACTCTTTTTTATAATCACGATTTGCCATAATTGCACCGCCTTTTCTTGATGGTACAATTATATCATTCTGACGAATTACTGTCAAACTCAAAGTTATCACCTTGCTTTCTTGCCAGATTTCACAGGGAACACGTCATTCAAAGGACGCATATCTCTGTTATCGAAATCACGGGCACAGCATCCAGTGCCGTCCATGTAATACGACATTCTTTCATCCATGCGAAAGCTATGATTATTCATCAAGACTTCTCTACCGTAAATCCAACCGGAAACTGTGACGTATTCACTAGAGCCAAACACGACACGCTGATAACGCTTTTTCTGAACTGGTTTACCTGCTTCATTATAGCGATCGTCAAGACGTTTTTTACTTTTATGATAACGTAAAGAACCCTCTGCATTAGCTTGTGATGCTCTGAAAAAAGCCGTTTCACTCTGCTGCTGTTTGACCTTTTCCATTGCAAGACGCTTTTCTTTCTTGCTCTGCTGATAGGCATTCCAGTCATAAAGGGAAACACTTCTTGCGTGGTATGCTTCTTTAAGGAAGTCAACAATCTTGCAAGGATGGATAGAAGTCCATCCCATAGACGTTTTGACGTACATAGGCATAAAGCCTGTTTTCATTGCGATAAACGGACGACTGATGAACACAACGCCGTCAAACGTGCCGTAAAGATCAAGCTCTTTGACTTCTGTGCCGTTGTAGATGATAGAGTGTCCAGAAGTGTTCTGACGCACTTCTCCCATCGTATTCTGATAGGATTTCAAGATATTTCACCTCTTTCATGGTATCTTGTGACGGCGTTTTGCCGTTGGTAGAGGTTACTTCTTCCCCTGTACCTCTAGTCGTCAGGCGTATTATGTATTGCATTTTGGTATGTTTAGACTAACTTCTTAGGTTTGACTTTAAGAGTTCTCAGAGTCTGCCGCTTTTGCTGCCTTGTAAGTCTTTTCAGCATCAGCCAGCTTGATCTTCCATGTGTCAATAGTGTTCTTGATGGTGTCAAGGACGCTCTTTTTTGCATCAAATTCTTTCTGAGCCTTGTCAAGATTGTTTTCATGGGTTTTCTTAGTAGATGCTTTGATAGTGCTGTCGCTCTTGTCTTTGACAATCTGCTCTTTTGCCTTATCCAGTTCAGACAGTGCCTTATCATACTCTGCCTGTGCCTTGTCAAGCTGTGTCGTTGCCTTGTTGATACGAGAGTTGCAACGCTTGCAAGCAAGGTTATAGTCTCGTTCATAGTCTTTCAGAAAAACGCTGTGTGCTGCTACACTCAAAAGCATAGGTTCAAGAGCCTTGACAAAACGATTGATCGGGAGATTTGCCGGGGAAACATCACCATCCATATTTGTGGTAAGGTAAGTCTTTGCCATTGCGAGGACTTCTGTGTCAAAAGATGGATACTCTTGCATAGAGAACGTGTCGCCAAAAACGATAGTTGCGAGATCAGACAGGCAAGAATGGAAGTCGGTAGTGTAAACTTTGATAATGCTTTCATCCTCTTTGTTGGTAGTGCTTGCGTTAACGTGGCAAGCGGAATTGTAAACGTACTTGATTGCGTTGCCGTATGCCGTGTATTCTTTTTCGTCCATCAACAGATAAGACGGCACTTTATCGGCCTTAGGGTATGCCTTGAGCGTATTAACACCGCCCTTGTTAGTAAAGCTAACAAGAGCTTTGCCGTTACTTGCATAGCCCCTTGCGGTAGAAGTTTTGTTGTTAGAGCTACGGATGGACAGACAGACGTTAGACAGGTTAGACATAGTATTATCTCCTTTGTTATGCTATAATGTGTGTATGATCGTACTTGCGACAAACTACTGTCTGTCGTTGTGGTATAGTACGCTTTTCTTGCAAGGTGCATACTAATGACCGTCCTTGTGCGCAATACTATGCCCTGCATAGTGTTCCCCGATCTTGCGCAATAACCGTTTGGATTTTGGTGAAGATCCCTGTACTTTGAAATCGTACAATCTCCCTGTAAAACTGTGCCAGAATAAACCTATGGCTATCTCCTAGGTGCTTGCCCCGCCGTACAGAAGCTAGGCAAGTAGTGTTCTAATCCCCGCTTTACTCGTTAGAATGAGCGTATCTTTCTGATCCTCTTAGGTATAATCTACCTAGGGACCAGTGAAAGACTTGCGTCTAAAGCATCTTGTTTGCCAATATGCGCTTTTCTTGCTTTTGGTTATGCGTTTCCGCCCCTACTGCAAAGATAGTGTTATCAAAATTCAAGGTACGATTTTTTGTGACTTGTCGCACCAAACCGACAAAACAAGTAAATGTTTGCCGATATGGTAGGCTTCTAATCTTGACTTTTGTTGTATGATTTTTCTTGTAATTAAACAAGAGTTAAACCAAACAGGCTAAAATCAGAAGTCTTGACTTGTCAATGTGCTATTGGGTTTTGGGTTTAGCTTTTGGGCTTTCGCCCTTGAGCTTGACTGTATTGTATCACGGTTTAACCGTTTTGTCAAGCCCTATTTTGTTTTAGCTTTTGGACGTTATACCAACAACTTTTGCAAGCTGGAATGAATGGTATTCCAGAACCGTCTATCATGCTAGGCCGTTGGGCTGTTGCCCTTGAGCGTGGTTTTATTATAGTCGGTTAAACCGTAAAAGTCAAGCGGTTTAACCGTAAAATGTTGCGTGTGCAACAAATGGATTTTTGCTTTATATTATAATTACCTTATAAGGGAAAACGGGACGCTTTAGCGTGGTAAAGTGATAAAGCAAAGTGCCTGATCAGGCCAATGGAATATTTTAGTATGGTAAAGTGCTAAATTGTTAAAGTATTTCAAATTTGAATAATCGAACAATTCATAGCAAATTACTAGGAATTAAATCAGATATCATAGCAAAGTGCTAGGAATTGCAACTTATTGATATCCTAGTAAAGTGCTATGGATTGAATCTGCACCAAAAAATTCCTAGTAAATTGCTAGGAATTAGTGTCGTATTTTGAGCATTTCCAGCACTCAAGCCGTGGGGCGGACTTTTCATTTTTTGGACGTTTCCGGCAGCAGATTGAGATCCCAGTACATCTTTCTTATTCATAATCAAGAAATAACGTTTTATCGCAATATTTTACATATTATTTTATCTTTAATTCCAAACAATTCCCAACAATTCCACAAAATAATTCTCCTACTGGCAACCAACACTACTACTTCCCTCCCTTTTAATCTGTCAATAAATAATTTCTTGACACCTCTCCAACCATCTCTTACCCTACCCTGGGCATACTTTCCCCTGCCAAAAATATCTCAAAATACACTCCTATACCCTCTCCTACATACACCCATAAATCATTCACTTTCCCTCTAAAATACCAAAAAATGGCTTAAAATCGCTATTTTTCAATCGGTAGCTCATTCGGTAACTAGCTAGAATTTAACATATTTGCGTTATATTTTGGCTAGTTTTTCTTTTTATTTGTACCTTTTACCCCTTATTTTGTTCCTTTTTGACTCAATAAAAGCCGAAAAGTCTAGGTTTCATGCGGGTTTTCCCGATGTGTACCATAAATATACCGAAAATGACCATTCTTCGGAGTATAAAGTACCTATTTTGTCCATTTGTACTCCCCTATCGCCATAAATGAGCTGATCTTGCATCTGAGCAGCACTTTCAAAGACTTTAAAGACTTACAAGAAGCATGATTGTAGCCTCTGGCAGCTTACACAGAACATATGAAGCGTCTGGATGTTTTTCATGGAGAATAATGTGTGATAGCGACTTGAGCTAAGTAAGCTGACGGTCACTGTCTGGAAAGACTACAGTAGATTACACTCCCAGAAACATACCTTATTATAATAGGCTCTAGGAATATTCGTATCCTGTATTAGATAGCTATTGAATTTTTGGCAATCTCATGGTATAATGAGTGTATATAGCTATACAATACAGGATACGATAAAGGAGTTAGTGATTGAATTACTGTGGTGGATATTTATAGCAGTCTTCCAGACAGGGCGTGGAGAGGGATCTCGCGTCTGAGGACGCTCGTAGGTTTACTCAAATTGAATCTATGCCGCTTGCGCGCCATAGCTTCAAGTCGAGTAAACCATTAAGAGATATTTTGTAAGAAGAGTTGTGGGCGATAGAACCTTACAGAATTCAAAGTACAACTAATTTTTTAGAAAAGAAAAGTTTGTCCATAACTTTTCCTAATTCTATTCCTTATTTATATGTGAAAGTTATGGACAAACTGCTGGTAATATTTGGCAATTTAGATTGGAGGCTTTATGAGGAAGATACATACTGTGACAAAAGAGAACGCGCGAAAGCTTCAAGATGGAGACTCGTTTAAGAATTTCGGGGCGCTCTTCCGAGCCTTAACAAATTCATCTGAAAATGATAAGCCTGTTGGAGGAAATAGTAAGATTCAGTTTCTGGCTGATCTTGATAGGTTTGTTGAATTTAAGAAAGATGGGTACGTCTATACCATTATAAGTATCCGTCCAGATTCAGAAATAAAACCACCACGACCAGCACCTGGGACCAGCAAGTACACACTAATGCTTGAAAATATGATTGCATATCAGCTGATTCAAGAATGCAATATGCACGATGAGGACAAGATTGAACTTTTCTGGAATCCTTATGACATATTTTTCTCTTGCGGTATGACGAATGAAAGCTTTAGAGACTATAGTAGGCAGTTTCACGATATAGACTCTGAGATGGAAATAAAAGCAAAGCTTTTCAAGTACAATGCAAAAGCAGCAATGGAAGGATACGTAAAATCCGCGTTTAAGGCGATGGCTCGAAATAAAGAAATCATATGGAAGGTTGAGCCAGTGGTATTTTTTAGGCGGTCTCCTCGTGAGCTTCATTTGCCAACAAAAGAAGAATATACAAGATATTTAAAAATGACCACAAGAATCATTGAAAGCTTTCAAAATGGAAAGGGTCAACAATGCGAGAGTGAACGTGAAATATTTTTCAACGGAAGAAGCGAAGGGTATTACAGAAAATTACGAAAGGAAATATTCAAGGAATTCGGATACGACAATGCTTATCCAATGTATCATATCATCACAGAAACGTCTTCTCTCCATAGAGCAATGAAACGTATCGAAAAAATCTCGCCGTCAGAAGAATACATAAAGGTAAACAATGCTATGTGTGATGGTATCTTCAAGTTAAAAAGTCTTCGTTGCGGTCGTATGATGAGTGAGTTGAATCCAAATTTTGAGAACACAATTTGGGGTGAACAACCAGAATTTTTATACGACATAAAGATTCTTGATGATGATAATTTAATCCGCCATTTTATAGAAGAGACCATGAGAGTAAATATTGATATTTGGGACGATGATGATGTTCCAAATGCAACGTTTGAAACAAATTGTGAAAGAAAGTGTGACGACAATGAATTTTGATAACCCCTACTGGATTGATTTAAAGGTAACGTATGAGTATTACCAAGCTGCTGGCCGCTTACCAGAATTCCACAAGAAGCATGTCTGCACAAAATGCCAGTATGAGATTCCGTGCTTCACTACTTGTGATGATGTGCGATGCAAGTGCCAAGAGTTTAAGCCTAAGACTGTGCGGAAGGCTGACAAGTATTTACATATCAATGATTTCATGAACGATGTGGCTGCATTTGAGGCCGCTAGAAATATTTAAGGAGTGTTACATAAATGGATAAGAAATATTTACCATTTGGTTTTGGACCAGAAGAAAAAGTTTCTATTTCAACTATTGCTTTTCAATATGGTTGGAGTGCCGCACGATTAAACAGCTTTCTTTACAAGTATGATGTGATCTATTTCAACGACGAGCATAAAACATGGCTTGTAACAGACCAGTATAAAGATAGCGGATACACTGAATCTTCATTGTTTACTAGCAAAACAGGATATTATTCTCAAGAGTATCTTGTCTGGACACAAGAAGGGCAAAAGTTTATTTATCAAATGTTAAAAGATAAGTTAACACTTCTTCCTGAAATTAAAATGCTCGATGAAGAAGATCCGTCTGACGGTTGTTTAACGGCAGAAGAACTCGCTGAAGTTCTCATCCAAAATGAGATTTATATAAACGAGGCATCCATTGGTAGGCTTACTCCAAATAGTAGTAATGTATTTTCAGTTCTACGGCACAAAGGCTATTTAATGAAAAAGGGCAGCATGTTGTATAACACTCCTTGTAAGAAATATCAAGATTCTGGGCTATTTAAAGTATTCAAGAAACGAGAGCCGATTTATCGATATTATCAAGATGAACCGGTTGGCGACAAGCTGGTGTATGTCACAAAGATTACCCAAGGAGGCAAGGATTTCTTCATTGAATATTTCAAACATTTGATGAAGAAAGGATGCGCTATTATATAAAAGAATAAGAGTCCATGTGGCTCTTGTTTGAAATATAAATACATATTAAAAGAGAGAATACACATGAGTGAAAAGGATATTTGTGAAAAAGCTTCGGAGCTACTAAATCTTGAACTTTCAAAACTGCTTAGTGGAGAGTATTTTGTTAAGCAAATCGCAACAGAACTTGACCGTAGTTATAACGTTTACGATAAATATGGTCATATTTTGATTGAGTCTCCTATTGTATTGTATTCTTGCACAATTAAAAATAATAAAACTGGCGATGTAAGTCATGTTGATGGAGAGCTCGCAAAACGAATTTATGATAAATATATTGATTGTATAAATTTGGTTAAAGAAGGAGATTAAGAAATGCGAGTGAAAATTGGTAAATACATTATTAAAAACTGCGACGAGCGGAATCTCGTTATCGTTGAGCAGCGGCCAGCTGGCAAGAATCCCAAGACTGGTGAGATTGGCACCGGCGTAAAGGAGGTTACGGTTGGTTATTACCCGAACCTTGAATGGGCTTTACATAAGATTAAGGATTTAAATATTTCCGAGAGTGATGCTGATACAGTGGACGTTTTACTGGCAGAGCTTGAACAGATTGATGAGACGATTCGCCGGGTGGCTGAGGAGGTCAAGTGATGGATAAGTTTGTAAATGCAACACGATTGATTGGCGTCCTCGATAGTGCCCTCGCTCGTCCTAGGGTCAGAGGTAATGCAAAGTCTATTGGTGGTATGTGGTGCGATATGGCAATGCAATACACAAAGAGCATTCTTGAAAAAGAAATGTCTGCTGGCGGTGAGTTCCGTCGAGTGGTTCATGCTCATTGGATTGAACATGAGGCGGATTTTGGAGAATCACTGTATTGTGAGTGTTCCAGTTGTCATAATTCTACTGGAATTGACCGTACACTGTTCTGCGGTGCCTGTGGTGCTATTATGGACGAGCAGACGATTACGGTTAAAGACTATTGAGGGTGATGAACGATGCGAACTTACGAGGATGCTGACGCAGAGATTAAGCAGCTTGTGCGTGACATGAATAGCAATAGCCTGACGCACAGCGAGTACGAAGCTGCTGATGATATGCTGGATGAGCTCTATCAGGAGCGTGAACGACTTTGGCTCAAGGCTATGGAAGATGGCGAGAGCTGCTATCTGTAAAAGCCTAATTTTATATTTTTCTTTGTAACTATACAATACAGGATACGTTTTAGAAGAATACGGAGGTGACTGCCGAATGGCAAAGCAGCAAACTTGCCAGAAGTTTGTTTTTAAGATCCATACGAAGCGTCTGGTTGAAGCAAAATGGGATTTAACCCTACCATTGGATGAAGCCAGACGAAACCACGAGATCATCTCGTTGGCTGATAGCACTGTTCTACGATGGATTGATGAGTTGAATGGTGTTACGGACGCAGAGGCTAAAGCACGGAGTATCAAGCGTAGAATCAAGATGCTGCGGAATGAACCATCTTGTTTAGAGAACCGCCGGGAGATTCGGAGATTGTACACTGAGCTGGACGCAGTTCAGTTCAAGCCGGATTATATGTGTCTGGTAGTAGATAAGAAGAATGATTACCGCCGGGCTTGTTCTTCAAAGGGGTTTAAAATCAACGGAATCACATATCGCCGTTTGGTTGGAACAACTGGTGGCGTTAAGAATAGTACGATTGTGTTTGTGAGTGACCGTCTTGTTGATGAGATCCGCAAGAGAATCGATAATGGCCGTAACAGGGGTATGGAATTTGTGCCTGCAAAGTTAGAGGCTTATAGAGCCCTTGCTTGCTCTGCTTCTATTCCGGTCACTGACCCTGATGGCGTACTTGTTGTTGATGATTGCTATACGCACTTTAAGGATCATGTTGTTGTTCTGGACGATGGAGTATCTGGAGAACCTACGATAGTCGAAGATAAAGAACATGATTGTGAGTTGTGTGCAAATGACGGCTTTGGGCTTATTAGCTACGACCTTGCACAACAGTGGAGTGAGGATCTGAAACTTCCATCCACTGCGTCTGGCTTCTGTGTGCGAAATGCGTTCTGCAAAGGTATGTTATTCCCCTTCCCTTTTCGTGAGTTCGCTAAGAAGGTAGCAAAACAGAATATGTTAAAGGACGCATGGGGAGATTATCGCGACATCAATAGAATTCAGGTCGTTCTTAGCACCTCTATGCTAAAGCTCTGGGATAGTTACCATAGTTGTGAGGACTATCTTGAAAACTGTAGAGAGAACCACTATCACTTCTCTGTGACCAAGACTTGTGAGTTGGAGCTTGATGAGGAGCGCAATCTGAATTATCAGTTTATCCAAAGCTATCAGCTTACGAATGATGAGATTCGTGAGCTTGTAAAGCCGACTTTGGACGAAATCAAGGGTGTCATGGGCGGTGATTGGCGTGATGCGTTGCTGTATTTGCGTGGTAGTGGAATGCGTGATGACCCGAATTACATAAACAGTCTGGAAAACGACTATATTAAGGCTCTTATGATTGAGCCGGAAATGATTAACGACCCTTATGTGCAGAATCGGATTCGATACTTTATTAAAAAGCGAATCTCTCAAGCAAAAACGGGTGTTGTAAAGGTACGAGGGAATTTTCAAGTTGCGAGTGGCGATCCATATGCGCTTTGCCAGTCTATGTTTCGGATGGAGGTAACCGGGCTATTGAAGGCTGGTGAGGTTTACAGTCGTTTTTGGAATGATAGAGACGTCAAGAGGGTTGCTTGTTTTAGAGCTCCTATGAGTCAGATGGCAAATATTCGGTGCATGAATTTGAATGTATCTGATGATTGCCAATACTGGTATCGCTATATGAAGTCCGTGTTTATCACCAATGCGTGGGATAATATGTGTGCAGCACTTAACGGTGAAGATTTCGATGCCGACCTTACATTTTCTACCGACAATAGAGTTCTCATTGATAAATGGGTAAATGAGCCGGTCGTTCTTTGTGTCCAGCGCAAATGCGAGAAAAAAGTTCCGACCGAAAAGGATTTTATTGAATCTAATATCAGCGGATTTGGAGATAATATTGGACGTACAACAAACCGAATTACAACGATGTTTGATGTGCGAAGTAAATTTGAGCAAGGTAGTAAAGAGTACGATGAACTTACGTATCGCATTATCTGCGGACAGCTTTATCAGCAGAACGCAATCGACAAAATAAAAGGCGTAGCTACGACAGATATGCCGCAATACTGGTATGACAATAAAGCTTGCGCCGTTAAAGACGATGATAATCCTGATACTATCGAGGATAAGAAGTTCTGGAGTAGTATTTGCGCATGGCGTAAGCCGTACTTTATGAGCTACATCTACCCTGCCCAGATGCGTGATTACAAGCAGTATGTGGCCGCAGCTCGCAAGCGCATCAAGTGGGATGGGTTTGCCGGTCTGGATGAGATTATGCAAAAGACTATCAAGGACGATGTGGATGAAATGGTTATCCAGTATTACCTCTATCGGATGCCGGTCGGAATTAATTCTTGTACCATGAACCGCCTGTGCTGGACTGTTGAGGACGAGCTTGAAGATTTTGAAAAAGAACTCAAGATAAGGCGCAAGTTTGATTACGACTCGCTCAAGTCTGGCGTTGAGTACACCAATTCTCAATACTATGGTATCCGCTCTATTTTTAAGGATTATTTGAGGTTTGCTCGTGGTAACGCAATCCATTCTGGCAACGGAAACAATAATAAAGAAACCGGCGCAGATCGCAAGGAGCGCATTGCGCTGTATCAGGAAAGTATGTTCCGCAATCTTCATGACAAGTGTTCTAATGACGACGTACTTTGCGACATCATGCTTGATCTTTGTAAGAAGAATGCATCCAGTATTGCAATAGTCTGGGAACTATTTCACGATACTTTGATTAAACGCTTGTTAGAACGCCATGACGGTATGATTCATTCTCTTGTGCAGGACGAGAATGGCGATATTCAGTATGATGGCAAGCGTTTCAAGGATGTGTTGATTAACATGAATAGCAAGGAGGATGCGGATGATTGTATTGAATGAAGTTCTTTACGCTGAAGAGTGGCTAGAGAAGGATGTGCCTTGGAAGAAAGCGGGGCATGTTTTGCATTATGTAGCGAAGTATTATTTCTATAAGGGATACTCAAAGGATGACGTAAGAGAAAAGCTTAACGAGTATATGCTGCGTCATTTTGAAGGGTATAACAAGGTTCTGGATAGAGAATTGATTGATAAAGCGATTGCTTCTGCCAAGGGTCGTCCTATGGTGGAACTTGATGGTGTGTGCATTACGAAGGCTGAGGTAGAGAAGATTCAAGCACTTGAAGGCAAGCAGATGCAACGCCTGATGTTTACGATGCTGTGTCTGGCAAAATACCATATTGCCGTTAACGAAAAGTGCAACTACTGGATTACGGAAGATACGGCTGATATTTTCAGGATGGCAAACGTATCTGTAAATGAGAAAAAACAGAACGAGATGATCTGTGAGTTACATAATCTTGGCTTTATTGGGTTTGCCAGCTTGAAAAAGATTGACAACTTGAATATCCATGTTTTGATTGCGGAGCCGGACTCTCCTCATGAGATTTTCGTGGACGATTTTGAGAATGCTGGCATTCTGTGGAGCCAGTATTGTGGGAAAGAATACATCAAGTGTGATTGTTGCGGAAAGATGGTTGCTCGCACAGGACGCAGACAAAAATACTGCCGTAAGTGCGCTAAAAACGTAAATATTGAGAAAACCGCACAAAATAGAAAAATGTTTGATTTATAAAATGCGAAAAAACGCAGCATTTTAACGTAGATACGTTATAATTTTACATATATAGAGTAAAACACGGTGCGGAAAGTCATGGTAGGGAGAGAGCGAGGACGCTTGTTTTCTTCCTACCTATTTTATTTTGAAAGGGTGTTTTACCTAATGATTGAAATTACTAAGTTCGAAGCGAAGGCCGTGCGAAAGGTCTTCCCTCATGCTTGCATTGCAAAGACCCGTCACAAGCGGTATCTGGAAGAGTCTGCTCGATATCTTGAGTTGCTTCCTTTTAATGTTGCAGCTGTCGAAATGCTGAAGCAGATGCAGCGTAACGCACGTTACTAATCTTTGAAAGAACGATGTATAGACTATTGGACTTTGAAATTCAACTGCCAGAAGATATCACCAACCTGATGAATGGTGGCGGTCTTCCCTCTCCTGAGATGATGAACTTCTACGTTGATGAGAAGGATCGCATCTTCTTTATTGACTTTGAGATTGACCAGTCTCTGATTGAAATTGAGCGCAAGATTCTGCAGTACAACCATATTGATAAGGACACTCCTATTGAGCAGCGTAAGCCTATTAAGCTGTTTATTTACAGCTATGGTGGCGAGTTGGACGCAATGTTTAGCTTTATTGATGTTGTTGCGCTGAGTAAGACTCCTGTTTGGACGATCAATGCAGGTATTGCGATGAGTGCTGCTCTTGTGATGCTTCTGTCCGGTCAGAAACGTTTTGCTCTGCCTCACTCTACCGCGCTGATTCACAGTAGATCTGGCGGTGCGCAGGGTACTTTCGAGCAATCTAAGATGGCTATGGACTACTACGAGAAGCAGGTTGTGAAGATGCGCGAGTATATTATGGCTCACTCTACTATCGACAAGAAGACCATGACCAAGAATAAGGCTAAGGATTGGTATCTGGATGCTAATGAACAGGTCAACTTTGGTATCGTAGATAAGATTTGCGATGATGTAGATGAGTTCAATTAAGGGAGAGTAAATATATGGCTTCTGACAAGACTGAAATGCGTATCAAGAAGGATGTCCCTCAGAGTTTGGATGTCTATTCTAGTTTTTATGGCATGACGCTCGACGATGAACAGAAGGCGTTCAGAGATAGTATTTGGAATCCAGATATTGATGTAGTCATGTGCAACGCTCGTGCTGGCAGTGGAAAAACTACTATTGCCGTCGGCGTAGCGAATTTGTTAGTGAAATATGGTTTTTATAAGCAGATTATTTACATTGTATCTCCAACGCAAGAGGAGAAACAAGGCTATCTACCTGGTACACAGGCTGAAAAGAGTGCGCCTTACATGGAACCTCTGCGTGAAGCACTCCTGAAGATTGGTGAAAATCCTAATCTACTGATTGTTCAGGAAGACGATGAAGCATCTAAGTATGGCGGATATGTAAAATGCATGACGCACACTTATACCCGTGGTGTAAACTTTGAGGATGCTGTTGTGATCTGCGACGAATCGCAGAACTATTTTGGGGACGAGTTGAAAAAGGTCCTTACCAGAATTTGTTCAAATTGTAAGACCATTGTTATCGGACATACTGGTCAGTGTGACCTGTATAAGTTTCCAGAAAAAAGCGGTTTTGCAAAATATTTGGAACATTTTCGTGGACACGATAGAACTGCTATTTGTGAGCTTACCAATAACTATCGTGGTTGGGTAAGTCAGTGGGCTGATATGTTGGAATTTTGAAATAAAATATAAGGGAGAATAAAATTATGGTTGCTAAGAAGAGTGTTGTTTTTAAGAACGCTATTATTGATACTGCCGAGGGCACTATCACCGAGATCACCAAGGATGGCGAGAATGTCTTCAATCTGAAGGAAGCTCTTGCAAAGTGGGATGGTATTGAGGGCGTCACCATCAATATTTCTACTTCTGATGAGCTGCTGGGCGACCAGGCTTGATGCCAATGGGTTGCTATAATAAACGGCCAGAAGAAACGAGCGATGACTTCTTTGTAAGAATCGGGAATGCTGTTCTGGCCAGAGAATTGACTTGGGATGGCGCATCTAAAGTGCTCAATGATGAATTGGGTAAGAATTTTGGTGAGTGCGCATATCGCAAGCGTTTTAAGGCATTCCGTGCGGGTATGCAGTATCAGGAGTCCTTGTCTAATAGAGATGTGGGAACCTGCATTCTGTCTATTTCCGACCTACATATTCCATTCCAGAAGCCTATTGAGACTTTTAGTGAGTACGCTGGTAAGATTGATATCCTTCAGGTAAACGGCGATCTGGTAGATGCGCAGGCCATTTCTCGCTTTAATAAAGTGTATCGTAAGAGTCCAATGGAGGAAATTCTGATTGCACGTCAGTATATGATTGATCTGATTGAGATGCTTCAGCCTAAGAAGGTTGTTGTCAATTATGGTAATCATGATTTACGCTTTCAGAATTATCTTGCTAAGAATCTGGATACTGACTTGCTTGAACTTATGCCAAAGACATCTTTAGAGCTTATTTTTGTTGATGGTTTCAACCATTACAACAAGGAGCTTCATACTAAGGTTCATTACGACCCTTTAATTGATGTTTTCAAGGACAGTGGTATTGAGATCGTTTATAACGATACTTGGTTTAGTTTTGTTGGTGAAACAATTTTTGTGCATCCGCTTGCTTATTCAAGCGGTATGTTGAAAACGGCAGAAAAGGCATATCGGTATTTCAAGGATAATGATTATTTCTTTGATACTATCGTGATGGCACACACTCATAAAACAGGTCACTATGATATCGGTAATTCTGTAATTTATGAGCAGGGCTGTTGTTGTGAAACGTCAAAAATGGATTATGCAGATGGAAAATTAACCCCATCTCAGCGAGAAGGATTTATTCTGGTTTATCAGGATAAATTCGGAAGGTTGAATGAAGATAAAACACGCATCGTGCGTTTGAATTAAAAGCGGTGACACCCTACCAATAAGTGGGTAATTAAAAAAGAAGTACGACCGCAAGGTCTGCTTGGGACATCATTTATTGTCTCCTTTTCTATGGGCTGGGGTGATTGCTCCAGCTTATTGTGCCAGTGTAGTTCAGTTGGTAGAACGCGGGTTTTGTAATCCCGATGCCTTTATGGATTTCGCATGTTCAAGTCATGTCACTGGCTCCATGCCACTTTAATTCAGTAGATAGAATAATGTGTTCGTACCACATATGTCGTAGGTTTGATTCCTACAGGTGGCTCCACGCTGTGCGGTCAATAGTTGCTACCGCCTAGACCAACTTAATCTATGGATGGTTGGATGCAAAGTAATTCTGCGGAATGAAATGATAAGCTATTCGTGTTTCGCTACGTTAATGCGAAGCTTTAAAAGTCTAAAACAAGCGTTTTATCGACACGAGAACAATTCAACTAGCTCGGATAGTTTGATGGATGCTTGTTTTATTGTGCGGTCTTACTCAAGTGGTTGAAGAGAACGGTCCTGAAAACCGTTAGGTCGGCAAACCCGATGCCAGAGTTCGAATCTCTGAGACCGCGCCAGTCCTTCTCCCGGAGGGCTTGTAATTAAAACCGGTTCCCTACCACCGGCTAAAAGGTAGGTTTTATGCGCCCATAGCTCAATTTGGTAGAGCAGCGGTCTCCAAAACCGCGTGTTTCCTGTTCAATTCGGGATGGACGTGCCAACAAAATGGTCTCCAATTCGCGGTTGGAGACAAGTCCGAAGTCAAACTATGACCAATCTGTGGTGCGCACACGATTGCGAGATAGGTGACACTTAGGCATCATATAACGCAGAGTGGAGCAGTCAGGTAGCTCGTCTGGTTCATACCCAGAAGGTCGGTGGTTCGAATCCACCCTCTGCACCCAGCATCTCCCCTTTTGCAAGCCTGCCGTCAGTTTTCTACTCCCTCTGGCGGTAGGTTTATTTTGATTATTATGCCGGTTCGCTGGCAGGGCGAGGTATGTTACCGACATAAATGTCGTGAACATAGCAAGCTCACATAGATGATAAAGACCTCGGCTCACTACGGTGTCAAAATGCTGAGGTCGAATTTTGAATAGAACCTATTAAGCCTCTCAACGATGCGTATCATGATAGGTCTTTAATGGAAGGAAACACTCTCGGCCTCTGCTATGCAAGCACATTAGAGGGTGTATTTGCTGCCGTAGAACGTGCGCACATTCTACGGCTTTATTTTTGATTTTGATTGGAGGTGTATTGATGCCGAGAAAGAAAAAGGTACTAGATTCCGTCGAAGCATCTATACCTACCAAGGAAAAATGGGAATGTACTCGTTGTGAACACTCGTATGAAACTCCCACTGGACATTTTTATAAAAATAGTTTTTCTCAATTATTTAAAAATCGAGGTGGGTTCTCTACTCTTTGTAAGGAGTGTGTCAATGAATTATTCGATGAGTACACGAAACGATATGAGAGTGAACGTACAGCATGTATGATTCTTTGTCATATGTTGGATTTTCCATTCTATAACAGTCTTTATGATTCTATTGTGCAGAACTCCGGCTCTTGCAAACCAGGAATGTACGCCAGAGCTCTCTCGTGTCGGCAGTATCAATTCCAGACATTTGCAACCGTTCTTACAAATGGTGAATTGAATAAGAATGCTCTGGATGTTCGAGATGAAAAAGAACAAAAGTGGTCAAAGGCTGAAATTCAAGCTCGTGATGATGTTGTTTCGGTTGTCGGATACGACCCGTTTGAAGGACACTCTGAAAACGACCGACGTTATTTGTTTAGTGACCTTATTAAATATTTCGAAGATGGTATTGAGGACGATCCTTATAAGCTATCTCAGATTATTCAGGTTGTCATCAATAACGGCCAGATTCGTAAGATTGATTTCCGACTTGCCCAGCTTGACCCGATGAATTCAGCAGACACAATCAAGAGCCTTAACGATATTAAGGTCAAGCTAGTTTCTAATAACGATAAGATTGCCAAGGAAAACGAGATTTCTGTCAAAAATCGCTCCAACAAGGATGCCGGACGTAACACACTTACTTTCTTAATGAAGGATATGCGTGAAAAGGATATTGCTGGTGCAGAAGCAAACTTCTACGACCAGTTACGGTCTCCGGGCACTCAATGGGCGGCAGATATGAGTGTTAAGGCAATCAAGGAAAATGCTTTCTTTGACGAAAACGACATGCAGGAAATTTTCGATACACAGAGAGAATTGATTGATAAGTTCCAGAAAGAAAGTGATGACGCTAAGGAAAAATATAGGCTGTCTCTGATTGAGAATCAGCGGCTCAAGGAGCTGTTGGAAGATGCTGGTATTGACGCAAGCGCAAAAGATACGGATGGTGATGCCGTATGAGAATGAAACAAAGAGCGCCCATTATTACAGCCGTAAAACGTAAGATTTATGAGTGTGATGCAGCAACGATTGCATTCTATCGGCGGAATCCTGTTATTGCAGCCAGGGATTTGTTGGGTATCCAACTATTTGACGCTCAGGCATATATGCTGGAACAAAGCTGGAATGCAAGTCATGTTCTTTGGGCGTGTAGTCGAAACTTTGGCAAGTCTTTTGTAGGTTCTGTTTTCATTATTCTAAAGGCAATATTATATGAGAACCAGTCTATTTACATTGTAAGTAATGTGGGTGACCAGGCAAAAGAGACATTTAATAAGATCGAGGAAATTGTTACTCGTGTTGGTAAGACGGCTGCGTCTATCCGTAGTCTGCAAGATATTGCAGAGAAAGAAACGAAAAAGTCTGCAACCAATAAAAGTGGTTTTAGTCATAATCCCGCCGGGTATGTTGTTGAGTTCTATAACGGTAGTTCTATTAATACTTTGAACTCTAACCCAGATGGCGTGCGTGGTAAGCGAGCCAGTCTTATTTTTTTTGATGAGGCGGCATTCTGCTCCGACGAACTGATTGTTGTCTGTGAAGCTTTTGCAACACAGAATACGGATTTCGTTACTGACACTGACACTGACTATAATCCAGAAATGCAGCCTCGTCAGGTTCCTACTCAGCTAGTTTACGCTTCAAGTCAGGATACGATGGACAAGCTTTTTTATAAATACTACAAGCAATTTGCAAAGCGCATGATTGCAGGAGATCGAGATTATTTTGTTTGTGATATGATTTGTGACGTTGCAATCAAAGTTTATATGAAGGGTAAGCCATACAAAGCACTATTGACACAAGACAAGGTAGACGCAGCTCTAAAGTCAAATAAAATGAAGGCGTTGCGTGAGTATTATAATCGCCCAAGCCGTGATGGTGGCGTAAACCAGATCATCAAATGGGGTACGGTTCGTCGCAATGAGCGAAAGTATATTCCACAGCTTTATTGGGATAAGAACTATCAGTATATTCTTGCGTTTGATCCTGCCCGCACAATGGATAACTCTATTGTTGGCGTTATGCGTATTTATAACGATCCAGAAAACGGCATGTGTGGAGATATTATCAACTGCGTAAACATGGTTGACCTTGCGAATGAGAAGAAATTCAAGCTTGACTCTAACCGACAACTTGAACAGTTACATGAATTGATTTTGCACTACAATGGGCAGAACCCAGACTATGAGTACATTGACAGGTTAATGATTGACCAAGGAGCAGGTGGTGGCGGTACTTCGACCTATGCAGATGGATTGCTTAATAATTGGACCGATAAGTCAGGTGCAGAACATCGCGGCTTTATTGACGCAAATCATGAGTTGTACGAAGGGTATGATGCTCGTTATCCAGATGCTGTTGATAAGCTACGTTTGATTAGTCCTCGTAAGTATCGTACCGTTATGGTCGAGGAATTCATTGAGCTGATGAATCTTGGCGTCATTCACTTTCCTCTTGAATATAATGGCGGAGATTACGTTCAGGTAGTAGACGGCGTGGATAAATCAACTGGTCAAGAAATTTTGAAGACGCATGAGCTTTCCTTAGAGGAACAGACTGCGTGGGTTAACATCGACTTGATGAAGAACGAGATTACAAGTATTCAGAAAACTACAAACTCTGAAAATACGACCGTAACATATGCTTTGGCACCCGACGTTGCAAATAAAATTCACGATGATAGGTTCTATGTCGCGATTTTGCTTGCCCATCGTCTATACGAATTACGTCGTAAAGATAAAGTGCGTCAGTCTGCGATGGAGACAATGACTACTCCGCCGATTTGCATTTCTAACATTGACTTCTAAGCAGAGGAGGTGAAAATGTGGCAAGAAAGAAAAAGGAAGATTTTGATGTCGTGACTGCTTCACAGACGGATGATGGTACTGTTGTTATCACCTCTTTGAATGAGCTTTCAGAAGAGAGAATGAATAACGTCATCCGAAATGCAGTTGCGTCTTATGACCCTGAGAACAAGCAGTACAGTACATATTTGAAAATATCAGCCTCCTCTGAAACGCTGACGGTTGACCGAATTGATGAACTTGCACGAGGGCTACAGTCAAGCCTGACGAATGTGCAGACGGTAAATGGAATCATTCGTAATTACATCAATAAAGATGACCTGATTGGCATTACTTATGATGCGATTGAGGCGAATGTTAATACGGAGTTCAAATGCAGTTTCGCGCAGTTCCCTGAGCAGCGTAATAAGACAAAACAGGTAAATTACGCCCGTGAAGTGATTGATGATTTCAATACACAAATCAATGTGCGAAGTCTGCTGCGTGCCGCCATTCCGATGACTTATGCAGAGGGTACTTACATTACATATCTGCGTCAGAAGGATGAGAACTACATTGTAGACTACTACCCTCTTGGTATCGCTGAGATAAGTGATTACCTATCAAATGGACAGCCTGTTGTGCTTATCAACATGTCTAAGCTGAAATCCGCTTTGAGCAAATCTATGCTGAAGGATAAGAAGAATAAAGCACTATTCTTTGAAAATCAGGAGACCGAGATTCAGAACAACTATCCAGATGAGGTGTATCAGGCGTTTAAGAATGGTGATACCTATGCAAAATTGGATGTTGACCATTGTGGTGTGATTCGTATTGGCAACATGGGGCAGAAATATGGTGTCTCTCCCCTGTTCCGCGCATTACGCCCGGCATTGATGCTTGAGACTTTTGATACTTCAGACCGTGTAAATGCTAAGGCAAAGGCAAAGAAAATTATCTGGCAACAGCTTGACCCTGAGTTGATGGGACCAAACAAAGATAAAAAGGGCTTCTCTGAACAAGTGACGGCGCACGATAACCTGCTGCGTGCATGGAAACAAAATACCGTGCTTGTGACGACAGCTCCTTATGTAAAGGACATTAAGTATGTTGAGCCAAAAGTTGAAATGACAAATATCGAGACTGTTAAACAGTATCGCAACCGAGAGATGGCTGCTTTGGGGATCAGTTTCTTAAATACCGATGGTCAGCAGACTGTTTCAACTGCAAAGGTGTCTCTTGACCAGTTGATGAAAAATATTGGTAAGATTGCTGAACAAATTGAAGATGTATTAAAGCGATGGTATCGTATTCGCCTTGAAGATGCAGGTGTAGACCCGATGTACTGCCCTGATGTGAAGGTCTCTACTACTGAAATGATGGGTATGGAGATGAAGAAGGCGATTGCTCAGTTCCTGTTCACCACTTTGAACTGTTCTTACAAGACTGCTTACGAGTATATGGGACTTCATGCTGAGGACGAACTACGTAAGCGGCAGGCTGAAACTGAGGAAGGTTATGACGATGTGTTTGTGGCTCGCCAGACCTCTTATACATCGACCGGTAGTTCCGGCGGTGGTAGTGACAGTGATAAAAAGACAGGCCGTCCAAAAGGCGAGGAAACTGAAAAACAAATTTATGATCAGCAGAGAAATGAAGATAGTAAGTGAGGTGATGAACGATGAGTAAGGAGTATTTCTATAGTAGAAACATCTGTTGCTCTGAGATTACGGAGCATCCAGACCACTATCTTGCCAAGTTTGTCATCTGTGACTTCTCAGTAAATGGGAATCAGGTTGCTTTGAACCGTGACACCATTGAAAGTTGGATGAGTACACTGGTTGGCAACCCGCTTGTTGGTAAGTTGGTCGTAGCTCCAAAGGGTGAACTGGATTTTTCCGGTCACAATATGAAAGTCGTCACCAGAAAAGACGATGATGGTAATGAATACAAAACTGCTGAATTTGACACTGATGCATTCGGTAGTTTTCAGTCAGTCGGTATCGAGAAAATTGACGATACCGACTTTATTGTTGCCTCTTGTAAGATCTGGAAGCGATATCCAAAGGCTTGTGCGACGATTCTGCGCCGTATTGAGAGCGGCACATTAAATACCAGTTGGGAAATTGATGTGCTGAAAGCTCATAAGGGAATTGTGGGTGGCCGCATGGCAAAAATCATTGACGATGGTGTGTTTACTGCACATTGCTTGCTTGGTGCAAATGTTGAACCGGCATATAAGTGCTCTAAACTGCTTGAAGTCGCTGAAACCGATTTTGGTCTTGAATTGGCAAATGCCTATATCGAGGATACAAAAGAGATTTCAAATATAGAATCTAATGAAAAGGAGGCAAAAAATTTGGAACTGAATAAGGACAAGGAGACTCAGACCGCACAGGTTGAGTCCACTAAGCCTGAGCAGGCAGAGCAGGCTCCCGTTGGCGAGCCTGACGCAGCACCTGCTACTGAGCCCACTACTCCGGCAGAGCCTGATGTTCAAACTTCCGAGGAAGGCGGTGAAACTCCTCCCCCGACCGAGCCTGAAACTGGCACTGAACCTGCTGGTGAGCCTGAGCCCACTTCAGAGACTTCCAGTCTGACTGGTCGTGATCTGTATATTAAGCTTGAAGATGCAGTGTCAAAGATTAGCTCTGATTACTACATGACTGATGTGTTCCCTGAAGATCACACTATCTGGTGCAAGAAGTGGGGATATATGAACGAGCTGGACTACATTATGTTCCCCTACACTGTTGAGGGCGACGAAGTTTCTCTGGGTGAGCCGCAGAATATCACTCTGACCGTTTCTATTTCTGATGTCAACACCAAGATTGCGGAGCTGAATAACACTATTGCAAGTCTGAATACTGAGTTACAGAGTGCAAAGGAAGAGGTTGCTTCACTGACTCCGTATAAGGATCAGGCCGAGAAAGCGGAGGCAGAAAAGGCGGCTGCAGAGCTTGCACAGAAGAAGGAGGATCTGCGTCAGTACGCAATCTCCAGCAAGATGATTACTGAAGCTGAAGTTTCCGATGGTGGCAACTACGCAAGTCTGATTGATAATCTGGACGAGACCGGCATCAAGAGTGTGATTGCCGAGCGTTGCGTTGAAGCCGCTAAGAAGGCTCCTGCTGAAAAGAAGATTGAAACTTCTGAGGTACATAAGCCTGAGAGTATCAAGCTGAATTTGAATGAAACCAAGTATAACACCACTAGCGCTAACAAGCGTGACGCATGGCGGGAATATTTGGGTAAGTAATAACATTTGAGAGAAAGGAAAAATATTATGATTCGTGAACTGATGGTGAACGGCGCGAAGAATATTCCCGCTAACTATGCCGCAAAGGTCGATATGGTCACCGGTATGGGTGTTCAGGTTGACCACAAGGCTGGTCAGGTTAAGTTCCCTGACGCAGCTACTGCCGAGGGCATCGAAATGGTTGCCCATGAGTTTATTCCAGATGGCATCTATGCAAGCCAGACTAATTTTGATGACTATGATAAGATGGTCACCGAGATCAAGGAGGGCGTGCTGGTGAAGCGTATTCCTATGTATGCTGGCGAGCTGTACGGTACTGATCAGTACAAGGCTGCTGATGCACAGGATGCCAACATCGGCAAGCTGCTGGAGGTCAACACTGACGGCAAGTGGCAGGTTGCTACTACTGGTACTTCTCGTTTTGAGTTTGCTGGTGTGATGGACGACAACGGCCACAAGCTGATTATGATCAGTGTGCTGCCCGAGGCAAAGACTGTTGCTTGATTGAGAGAAAAATCTTGAATATGATACGTGAAATTTAAGGCTATCGTCTTTTGGCGGTAGCTCTTTTATTTTGCGCGAAGAGAAAGGAAATGAATTATGGCACTGAATATTGAAGTGGCTGAGCTGATGAAGAAGCCTGGTCGTGTTTATAGTGTTGCTGAGAAGACTCAGTATAATCTGCCAATGGATGCCGAGGACAAGGAGATTGCCGAGGTTTGTGAGGCGCACATTAACGAGCTGATTGACAAGGGCGACCCTGACCGCGAGATTGGTCAGTTTGTTAATCGTACCGTGACCGATGATACCTATAATGCTCCCGATGAGCTGCTGGATGCTATGTTTGATCGTGGCACTATCGGTGAAAATGACGACTATCATGCAGGTCGTACAATCCGCAATACTTTGGTAGCTCACGAGGCTGCTAAGGGTGGCAACGTACCGAAGTCATACCTGCACTATGAGGTTATTAAGCCTGTTTGGAAGAATATTCAGGTGGAAACGGACATTTCGTTTATGGAAATTCGTCGCAATGGTTGGAAGTCTATTGCCACTCTGACTACATTCATGAGCGAGTCTCTGAAGAACAAGATGTTCTATGACGTCTTCGGTATGGTTGATGACATGATTGCTGGTGGTGAGCAGAAGATTGATGCTCAGGGCAAGGAACCCACTATGCAGGATATGGACGCTCTGGCTCTGTACCTGAATGAGTACGCAGATGGTGGTAATCCCTTCACTGTCAGCCTGATGAAGTATTGTGCTAAGATGCGTCGTATGACCGGCTACGCAGAGTATCTGTCTGACGCAGCCAAGGACGAGTTTAACCGTTATGGTCTGGTGAAGACTTACGACGGCGTGGCTATCACTGGTATCAGTTCTGCCAAGAAACTGGGCGATGGTTCCCTGCTGATCCCCGATAAGCGGATCTTCGGTATTGCTGGAAAGCTGGGCACCCTTGACATGAAGGGCGAGACTCATACTTATGAGGACTATGACAACAATAACGAAAAGGTTCATCTGATGCTGAAGGACTTCTCTTATGGTTACAGCATTGCACATCCTGAGCGTGTTGCTAAGATTGTTCTGCAGTAATTTTTACCAAAAGCAAATTTGAGCGGGAGCTTTGCGGCTTCCGCTTTTATAGAAAAGGAGACAAATTATGAGTTCCGTGATGGAAAAGAAGTTTATTGACGTTCTGAACTGCGACGATAACGTGGTTACCATTTCGTCACTGAACGGTAAGGGCTATACTTTCGAGCCCGGTAATGTGGAAGAGCCTTGTGTGATTCCTATTCCGCCGGAGGAGATCATGTATATGAACAGCACTTGTTCTGCGTTCAAGAATGGTGTTCTGCGTTTTCGCCCTGAAGAGCAGAATGAAATCTTTAAGGCTATTGGCATTAAGGGTGACGATGTTCTATTCATTGAAGATATTGATGATGCGATTCTGAATCCCACTGTCGAGAATCTTCAGCGTATGATTGACATCAAGGATGGTGCTCAGTTTGAGCGTATTCGTGGTCGCTTTTATCGTATGACCAATGCCGGTGAAGACCTGTCTACTAAGGTCAAGCGCCTGATTGATGAGCGTTATAAGGAGCTGCGTGCTGGCAAGCGTAACAGTGAACTGTCTGTTGTGCCTGCAGCTAAGTCTGCCCCTGCTGATGTTCAGGCAGAACTTGAGACTGCAAAGAATCAGATGGCTGAAATGCAGAAGCAGATGCAGGCTATGATGGCACAGATGCAATCTATTATGATGGCAGGTGCGCAGCCTGTTGCACAGGACAGCTCTGCAGAAAAGTCTGCTGTCAAGCGTGGCCGTAAGAAGGCAGAGTCAGAAAAGGCGGAGGTCGTTCCCGCCGAGTAAGATTGGAGGGATAATGTGACCGCATTTTCGGAAATATACGACAAGTTCTACGAGTTGGTTGAAACTGATAGTAATTTCTTTCAGTATTTTGACCTGAGTGAGAATGAAGTAAGAAACCTTGTGCATGACCGTGCAAAGAGTTATTTAATGGAGTCTCTTTCTGTTGTTTCAAGAAATATTGAGCCTGAAGAGAATTTCAGCTTTGATGATTACGATTCTGAGCTAGAGGAATTCAATTCAAACCTTACATACGACGAAATTGATATGCTTGCACACCTGATGCTGGAGCAGCATTTCAAACGAGAGTTTGGAAAGCTAAAGGCATTCAGCGCACAAGACCTTCCTACAAGTCTACAGGTATTCTCCCCTGCTAATGAGCGTGCGAGTATTCGTGCCCTTGTGAAAGACATCCATGAGGAGAATATGACGATGTTAGATAACTATATGGCAAAAGACCGCTCGACCCGTAAGCGTAAGACCATCGACTATGATACATACGCTTCCTACTCTGAGTAAGGAGGTACATAGATGGACTTTTATACGAGGGCACGAGCTGTTGGTGGTGCCGCAAAGATGTCTAACAAAAAGGATGTCAAAATTGCTTTTGCAAAACGTGATTTCGCTGCACACTTCAAAGATAGTGTTGATTACGAGGATAATACTCTAGTAAATGGCTTGCCTCAGAAGCTGGTTGTCAGCCGTAGTAATAGCGTAGCCAAGGAGAAGAAGATCTGGGCTTACCCAGGTGATTCTTTGAACCTTGGTGATATTGTTGACTGCTACAACTGTAAATGGCTGGTAACTGAGATAGAACCAAATGATGAGATTTTTCTTCGTGGAAAAATGGAGTTGTGTAACCGCCAGATTCAATGGCAAAATCCGATTACTGGTGAGATAGTTTCTCGTTGGGCAACGCTGAGCAAGCCTTATTACGCAAATAATAAGGAAATTGTTATGACTTCATTGAGTCAACGTGAGTATAAAGTGCAGATGCCTTTTGATGACGAGACCGCACTGATCGACCTTGATAAGCGTTTTATGCTGGAAATCATCAATGGCGAGCCTAAAACGTATGTTACGACTTCTGTTGATCAGAGTACAGAGCGTTATGAACTGCATGGCAAGACACAGGGGTTCCTTGTGTTGAATATCCGGCAGGATCAGTACAACAGTAAGACGGATAATGCCGAGAAGATGATTTGTGATTATTTTGAGCCGAATAAGAGTGATGAGCCGGATGCGGATTCTCAGGTAACAGCTACTATTAAGTACGCAGGCAAGCCGGAAGTTCGTGTTGGTGGCTCTTGGAAAAAGTTCACTCCGGTGTTCACAAGCATTACGGGTGAAGAGGTTGCGGAAGTTGCAAAGTGGAGTTTTATTTGCCTTGATGAGTTCAAGAGCTTTGTTGAAACACAGGTTGCTACGAATGATGTTTTCAAAATTCGTATTTTGAATAATAGTATCATGGATGGCGCAACTGTTAGGATTTCTCTGACAAATGCAGATGATACGGCAAATACATCTATCGAATGTAAGGTGGTGAGTTTGCTGTGACAACGAGTGAATTGATTACGGACTACAAAAACAAATTGGCCTTGAAGCTGGTCAATACGGACGGACTTGTTGAAGCAATGGGTAATGATGATATTGAAGAGCCTGACGAGGCGATTTATACATACATCTTCCCTTACTTCCATATTCCCGACACGATCGAGGCCGCACACAGCTATATTTGTTTTAAGGTAAACATGACTGACCGCAGTAATGTCAACGACTGGTATGAAAACTTTACTCTTACTGTGTGGGTTATTGTGAACCAGGCGCTGATGAAGATGAAAGGTCATGGTGGCGCAACACGAGTTGACTATCTGAGTGGTCTTGTGGAGAAAGAACTACACGGCAGTACAATTTTTGGAATCAAGCAGCTTAAAATCACATCCAATATCGAAGACAACATGGATTTACACCATCGTGTGAGAATTATGACGTTCAAGACGCAGGATCTGGATGACCTTGTGGGGTGTGGCTGATGGAGCTTCGGGAAATGTACGAACCGAGCTTGATGCGTGGAAGAGATTTTAAAATCAACGACAAAATTACGATCCACATGCCATCGGTCGGTGACATCATCGATTATGGTGAGCAAAAGTATTTTCAGTTGGTTTATTTGTTCTGTTCTACATCGAGCGACTACAAAGCACAGCTTGATTCTGTTGGGGTTGATTGGCAGAAGGTTTCGGATTTTGAAATGTTCAGGCAGCTTTTTATAGGCAATAAAAATCAGGATATGTCTATTTTGCTTGGCGATATGGATACTTCTGGGTTTATGATGGCAAAAGATAACATAAGTGGTGAGATCGTGCTACATAACAAATTTACGGACACCCGTATTGATCATGTGGTGTATGAAACGATTTCTCAGTACCTATGTGCCGCAAATGGAATTGAAAAGCATTCTGAGTTTGCTGCTGACGAACCGACAAGAATTGCAATGATAGAGGAAGCCAAAGACAATTTGGAGTATCAAAAAACAAAACATTATGAACCACACCTTGCAGAGCTTGTGCTCTCAATGGCGTGTTCATCCGGCTTTAAAGCAGATTACTTCAAGGCGATGGATTACCCTATGAGTGTATTTATGAATCATGTAAGAAAGATTCAGCAAATAAAAAGTTACGACAATACGATGCATGGCGTTTACGCTGGCACCGTAGAATTTGGAAAGATTCCAAAAGCACAACTGGATTGGACGAGCAAGGTTGATTGATTGGCCTTGCTCTTTTATTTTATCCAAATAAATTGAAAGGAAGAATATTATGAGCGATTTTAATTTCAATGAGGTCATTATTGACCGCGTTCATCGCATTCACGAGTATGACCTGAATGGCAAGCGTCTGTGGACCATGAATCAGGTCAAGGATTTCAAGCTGACTCTGGGCGGCGAGACCGTTTATGCTCAGGATGCACAGGGCGTTAACATCATGGCATTTGATAAGAGCAAGACCGCCGAGGCTGATTGGTCTAATGCTCTGATGCATCTGGGTGCTCTGGCAGAACAGATGGGTTCCAAGAAGGAGGTTGCTTCTTCTGAGGCAAAGCAGGTATTTACTACTGTTGAGTATCTGACTTCTGCTGATGGCAAGAAGCTGACTCTGACTCACACTCCCAAGACTGCTGTTGCAAATGCACCCTTTAAGTACATCGATCTGATTGATGGTCAGGGTAATGCACTGAAGACCTTTGAGCTGGGCGAGACTGCAGAGTCTCAGTTCTCTGTCACTGGCACTGAGGTTACTCTGCCTACTGGCGCAAACCTGAAGGCTGGCGACCGCTTTGTTGTGAAGTACCAGTATGAGAGCGAGGAGGGCGTTGCTATCAATGATAGTGCCGATAAGTTCTCTACCGAGGGCGAGTTTGTGATCGAGGCATTCTGCTACAATCCTTGTGACAAGGCAAACAAGAAGCTGATGCGCATCATCTTCCCGAACGCCAAGATGGATAACGCTATTGACATGACCCTGAACAACGAGTTGACTCACCCTGTTAAGATCAGCGCAACTCAGGAATACTGCTCTGACGATAAGCGTCTGTTCCGCATCGAGACTGCAGCTGCCTAATGGCAAATCTGAATTGGTGCCGTACTTGCGGAAAAGAATATCCGGTTTGCCCGCATTGCGAGCAGGATGCGCGTCTTAATCCTTGGCGAATGATTTGCGACACTGAACCGCACTTTCTTGTGTGGACTGCCGTAAATCAGTATCGTCAGGGAATTATTTCAAAAGAGACTGCAAAGGCTGACCTGACTACTCTTTTAATGCGCAAGTATAAGAATGTTACGGAAGCCGAGGTAGAAACTTTTATCCCGGCTGTTCGTGATATTTTCCATGAGATCATGGATGAGCCTGCAAAGGCTGAAAATGAATCATCTAGTGATGTAAAGGATGAGACGCCCGTGAAGCCGGTAGTTAAGAAAACATCAAATCGTAAGGGGCGGGCATAACCGCCCCTTCGTTTTTCGTGGTGATTTTATGGAGAAAAAGAACAGAACAAAATTTAATGTCAGTAAGAATCCAGCAGATAGAACATATGATGGCGTAGTTTATGATAGTAAGGCAGAAATGTTGTTTTATCGAGATATTGTATTGCCAAGGATGGCAAGCGGCGAAATTGTAGAGTGTCGTAAGCAAGTCCCCTTTATTCTGCAGGAAGCGTTCCGCCGGGTCGATAAGGACGGAAATGACGTAGCGGTGCGGAAGATTGATTATGTGGCGGACTATGAAATTACATATCGAGATGGCAGCAAACAAGTGATTGATACGAAGGGATTTGCTGATAGTGTTGCGCTGATGAAGCGCAAGATGTTCTGGTTCAAGTATCCTGATGTAGATTACCGCTGGATTACATACTCCAAAATTGATGGAGGCTGGGTCGATTATGACGACCTAAAAAAAGCTAGGAAAGAGCGAAAGAAATTAAAGCAAGCACAGACGAAGACGAAAGGGAGATAAAATGAAGGTTTTAAATTTTCAGGAGCGAAATGAGTTTCTTGATGAAGTAGTTAAGGCATGTACTATTGACGGTGATTATCAGCCCGCACTGCTTGATGTGGTGTTTCGGCTAACCGTTCTAAAGTATTTTGCAGATTATGACTATCGTAGCGAGCCGCAGAGTGAGTGGCCGCGTATTGCTTATGAGTCTTTTAACTTCAAGATTAACAAGGCTGGTTGTGATACTTCTGCGTTCTGGGATCAGTATGATTCTCTAGAGAAGGCCGTTCACGAGCAGATTGACCGTTCTCATAAGGAATGGCTTGTTCTTGGTCTCTGCGGCAAGCTCAACAAGATTATTGAGAAGCCTGACCCTATTTCTGATTTCGTTGACTTTATGGAGAACTATTTGAATGATGTGAAGGGCAACTTGAATGACTTTGACGTTGAGAAGTTTTCTGAAGTGACTTCTGCCCTGCTGGACAATAAGCAGGAGATCTCTGCTGTGCTGGCAAAAGATAAAAAGGAATAAACACTTTTAGAGGTGGGTTGGAGGGAATTTTAATATGGCTACAAGAAGTAAACCGCTGAAGTTATGGGATGCTGAGAAGTTCAAGAATGTTAACCCAGTGTCTTTGAAATACTGGGATAGATATGAGACTGATATGGGCATCCGTGACCTCAGCCCGTCTACTGTTTACAATTATGAGTCGGATTTTAAGCAGTGGATGATTTATGTTTTGGACAATCAGGGTAATGCTCCTGTGACGGAACTTGAAGAAGAGGATATCGAAGAATTTCTTTTCTATTGTAAGAAGCACGGAAATAACTCTGCTCGTATGAAGCGGCGTATGAGTACAATTTCTGCGCTATATCGGTATCTTCGTAAGAAGAAAATCATCAAAGAAAATCCGATGGAGTTCATTGACCGACCGACTAAGGACGTGGCTGTCGTGAAGCAGACATACCTTACGCCGGATGAGGTTAAGTCGATGCGAGAGAAGCTGAACGCTCTGGTTGAATCTGCGACCACCGTTCACATGAAGGATAATGCGATGACGCTGCGTCTGTACGCACTGTTCTCACTATCAACGATGGCTCGTGTTAATGCTGTGCGAAATACACTCTGGAAGTCTATCGATTATGAGAACCGTATGGTGCATGACGTTCTGGAGAAGGAAGGCAAAATTGTTGATTTGATGTTCAGCAAGGAAGTTTCTGAGCTTTTGAAAGAGCTGAAGGAATACCGTACTGAGCATGATATTGAGGATGGCGGCTATGTGTTTGTTGGTACGAAAATCAATGGCGCATGGATGCCGATTACTTCGAGCACGGCTGGTGATTGGTGTAAGAAGATTGGTGAGATGATTGATGAGCCTACGCTGCATCCGCACGATTTCCGGCACAGTGGTGCTACCCTGCTGAAGAATGCGGGTATGAGTCTGGAAGATGTCTCTTCCCTGCTCAACCATGCTGGCACGGATGTGACCAATAAGTATTACATCAAAAAGGATACGACAAAGATTCAGTCCGCAAAGGATCGGTTTGAGATTTGAGGTGGAGTGAATGGGAAGTCTTGCTTCTTCGTATACAAACTTTGATGATTTACTGGCCGGTGTGGTTAGCAGTGTTCAAGACATCCTTGAAGGTGTTGCGCCGGAAATTGAAACGAGACTGCAAGCGAGCATTGTAGAAAACGTACAATCGAAGAGTGGGCGGTCTGACGGAATCGAAAGCAAAAAAAATATCGTAAGTAGCGTCACTACTGATAATAATGTGGTGACCATGACGGTAAAGGATATTGCAAGACCACAGGCATCGTTGTGCAAAACACCATTCCGAGAAGGAGATAATGCAGCCTTAGAAGGAACAATGTTTGCTAATTGGATTGAGCATGGCTTGTGGATGGATATTGCAGAGTGGAATCGAATGGGGCGACCGAAGGGAAACAAACCAAAGCGTCCTGCACGTCCATTTATTTCAAAAGTCCAAGTTGAAGCGGCTATGCTTGTAAAAACTGCATTACATGAATTGTAATCCCACAATTTATTTGGAAAATTTGAATGAGAGGAGGCTGGCTTGAAGAAGCTGGCCGCTTCTCTTTTTTATTTTGAAAGGAATTGTTGAAAATGGAAAAGAGAGGTGACCAACAGTATGGATGAAAAAGAAAATACTGGCACAGAGTCTTCTGCCGTAACAGCCATTAAGGTCAAGGTTGTTATTGACACAAATAAAAAAGAATTAGACCAGCAATTTAATTCTGTAAAAGAACATTATAAGGACAAACCAGTAAAAATTGCTTTTGGAGTAAATCAAAACGACACTATCCGTAATATAAATGATGCACTTGACAAGGTGGTCAAAAGCGGAAAACTAAAAACTCCAAAAGTCACACTTGATGTAAAGATTGACCAGAGTAAAGTTACTGCACAGCTTAAAAAGGCTATGGCTTCTGCGGCCAAGCAGACTATTATGGTCAACACTGGGAGCGTAAAAAATAGTGCTAAAGCAAATTCGTCAGATAGTGAATTTCAAAAACTTTATCAGCTTGAACAGAAACGAGCAAAACTTCTGGTTGATTCAGCTGCATTAACTGCAAATGGTAAGAAAGAATTAGAGCTTAAAGCTGTAAATGATGAGCTGGAGAAAACAAATACTCAGATGAAAGAACTATACGAGAATATAAAAAATGTTCTTTCTGAAAAACAAAAATTACAGCTAACAAACATGGATTCTGAAGCGCAATTCAAGGCAAGTAGGAAAACATTTAATGGCGCAGATAATACAGCTCAAGAGCTAAAAAAACAGCAAAAAGCAACCGAAGATGACTTAAAACGCACCATAAAGCAGCAAGAATCTATTTATGAAAATCGCAGAAAGCAAATTCAGGCTCTTGAGAATTATGCCAAGAATAACTCCAATTATAAAAACTCCAACATTCAAACTTATTTATATGGTGAAGACGGCACTGGTAATACATCTGGAAAAATAAAAGAGCTTCGAGAGCAGTTATCTCTTATTGAAAATACAGATCCGAGCAAAACTGTTAAAGATTTTGATAAAAATTGCAAGACACTCGATGGCACGCTTGATTCCACGAGTCAATACCTGAAAGAACTTGGGTTTGACTTTAGAGACATAAAGCAAGCCAATGTTGACATGACAAAATTCAAAAGTGTCTATGAACGCGCAACAAAGTTAGAAAACTTAATTTCAAATAAAGGCAAGTATTCTTTCTTGATTGATAGTATAAATGGCATAAAATCGGCGGCATCTAGTTGTGAAGGTGATGTGACCGAACTCAGCGCAAGACTATCAAGCCTTGAGGTCGAAGCTAACAGATGTGGTGCGACGACTGAAACTCTAAGTCAAAAGCTATCTCGCCTGTTTAAGGAACATTTCCAGACCGCTGTTGCAATGTATGGCGTGGCTATGGTTAAACAGGGTCTACGAGAAGTTTATAATAACGTCGTAGATATAGATACATCTATGACTAACTTGAAAAAAGTCACGAATGAGACTGAATCGGCATACTCAATCTTTTTGTCGTCTGCTTCAAGTCAAGCGCGTGAGCTTGGTGCTTCTATCTCTGATGTTATTGACAGTACAGCAGAATGGTCTCGTCTAGGCTATACACTGGACGAATCACAAGAGCTTGCAAAGTGGTCCACTGTCCTAAGTAACATTGGTGATGGAATTGATAGTGCATCTGACGCAGCTTCTTATCTAGTCTCTATTCTAAAGGGATTTAGAATGGAAGCTGACGAAGTAGAACACGTCGTCAATGTTCTTAACTCGGTGGGTAACAACGAACCCATCTCCGAAAGTGGTATTGCGGAGGCACTTGTCAGATCGGCAAGCGCATTATCGGCAGCTGGGAACTCGTTTGAAGAGTCTGTTTCGTTGATTAGTGCGGCCAACTCTGTACTTCAGGACCCGGATACCGTAGGCACAACTTTAAAAACAATTTCAATGTATCTGCGAGCCAGTAAGACTGACGCAGAGGCATTTGGCGTTTCAGTTGATGATATGGCAAGTTCTGTTTCTGAACTGCGAAGTGAATTGAAATCTTTAACTGGCGTAGACATTATGAAGGATGCCGCCGGTACAGAATTTAAGAGTACATATCAGATCCTGAAAGAGATTTCTGCCGTATGGGATAAACTTACTGATGTTAGTAAAGCTAACGTCACAGAGATGCTTGGCGGCAAAAGGAACTCGAATGCGGTACTTTCCGTGATCGAGCAATTCTCCATTGCTGAAAAATCAATGGAAGATGCTGCTAACAGCTCTAATTCAGCAATGACTGAACAAGAGCGCATGATGGATTCAATTGAGGGTCGCTTAAAGCAGCTTAACGCCAGCTTTGAGAAATTCTCAAACGACGTTATGAGCAGTGACCTCATCAAATTCTTTGTTACTCTTGCAACAAAGACTGTTGATGCCGCAGACGGAATGGTCAACCTTGCAGGTTCTATTCCGGCCATTACAGCTGCCATTTCTGGCGTGTTGTCTGTAATGCAGATGAGCGGAAAGCTTAAGAATGGTGCGGGTAAAGTTAATATGCCCTCTTATATTTGTTGCGTATAAAAAATATAGGATGCGGCACCATGTAAAAATAAAACAGCCCCTAGAGTGCTGGGAAACCCTAAGAGCCATATCGCCTATATTTATATAATGTAGGAATCGAAAGATAGAAACAAGGATATGGATGCTATATGCTGAGATAAAAGCTCGGTTTTATCGTATTGTCAAAATATGGTAATAGTCGAGTGCTAAGTAGCGTTTACAATGGGCGGTCAGCAGCCGATCCGCTTCCCTATTATATAATGTAGGAGGGTGGAAGGTTCATCGACTAAAAAGGGTCAGTGAGCAACCACTGGAAGGATAGTCAGTTCTGGACGAAAGTTCATAAGTCCACCTCAGACGTAATCAGACGACTTAAAGAAGTAGGTGGAAACGAGGAGACGCGCTATTCTCTGGCGCGATATAAGAAAGAGAAAAATGATTGAATAATTGAATAAAAAGAAAAAGTACACTGTTGTTCGTTGACAGCGTACTCTAAAAAGTGTATAATAAAAGCAACCAAGAGTTCCAATAGACGGTTCCCTCGGTTAGCATCAAACAAATGGAATTAAAATCTGGACAATTTCAATCCCAATGAAGAGCTGCCTACTGGACATAGGCGGCTCTTTTACTTATCACGGCTCTCGCTGTGATGATGTAGCATCTTGAAAATCTCAAGAACAGTCTTAACAAAGCCAGCAAAACCGAAGAACAGCATTGCGACATAGTAGACAGTCTGAATGTCAAAATTCATGGCAACATCCTCCTTCCGACAATATTGCCGGAAGGCAGTTAAAGAAATACACGCTCCTTCTTGCCTTCCGGCTACTGGGAGGGTGACCGCCTATTTTTTTACATCTATGATTGGACAAGTTCGATGTGGAACTCCTGATTGCTCCATTATTATACACCCGTCTGTCATATCATGTCAATATTTCTATAATGTAATTTATAATACATAAAAAGAGGTTGCTTTTCTGAAATTTTCTGGCTATAATAATATTACAATCGCGTATCCAAAATATACGGAGGTATTTTATTATGGCACGTCCTAAAGGAAGCAAGAATAAAGCAAAGGTTCTCGACGGCGTCGATTACGCAGCACAGATCGCTGAAAAGAATACTGCTGCAGAATCTATTGCTCAGGAGATTGCAACTATTAGTGATGATATCGCTACACTGAACGCCCAGCGTAAAGCAAAAGAAGCAGAGCTGAAAAAACTTAACAAAGAGATTGTAAAGCTCGAAAAGAAAAAGGCTGACGCCGATGAAAAGATTGCCGCAGAGCTGAATCGTAAAAAGGCAGAAGATATTGTTGCCAATGCACTGGCAAATGGTGTGACTGCTGAAGAAATCGCTGAACTTCTGAAATAACAACGGCGCAGCTATCATAATGAACAAGCCCGACTTCCCTACTACTGGGAGGCCGGGCTTTTGCTATGTCTCGCTGGAAGGAGGAGATATTGTGAAATTCAACATTCTAGGATTCGACGTTTCTATTGATATAAAAAAGCACGTAGAACAAGAACCAATTACAATCAATAAGATAATCTATCCCGGTGAATCAAACTACGGAGCCAATTACGAAGAGTGGTGTATAGACGCGGACGGACGCAGCTACTCTCGCTTTTTATTTCGCTTGGAGCCTCGTAAGGGACAAACTGTGTGCCGGTGGTTGTAATTACACAGATGGTGAAGCCGCAAAAACCATATTAACTAATTTTGCATTTTTATAATCGAGGTGATTAAATTGAAAATTGAAATTGAAACAAAAGAACTCACTGCACTTCTTGAATATATCAAGGGACAGCGAGAACCTGTTTGTAATGCAGACGACTTAGCGAAGTCCATCATGGAAAATCTTCCACACAAAATGGACGAAGTATTCGTTAGATATAAAAAGCCTTATTACTCTAAGCAGTCTGGAGATGTCATCGTAAATCATGTTAGGACAACTTGCGATGAACACGGGTGCTCTGTGAATATTCAGCCGTGTGTTAAAAATGCAAATTGGAAAGCGTAATGGTTTTCGTCTTGACAATTTACACGATCCATGATAATATTCGAGGTGAAATATATGTACATTTCCAAACGAAAGAAGAGTCGTCAGCAACTCAAAGCAATCGTTGACGAGTTCTTCACTAACGGATACATTTCCGCAGACTCCTTGAGCACTCTTTTCTCTATCCTAACAAAGAAAAACTCAAAATTCTGGAATACTTGTTACGCCGCTAGAGAAGCCAAATGGCGCTCTGAAAATAAAGACAAGAAAATTGTAGGGTGATTAAAATGGAGAATCCTTCCGCAATCGTGGTTACCTCAACTGAAATCGAGCGTAAGCTAACCTCGCCAGTAGTCGTAAAGAACGGCAAGAATATGACTATAGCGAAGGCTGTTTGGGACACTGGTGCAACATGCACTTGTATCTCTCCTACCCTTGCGAAAGAATTAAAGCTCCAACCTATCGGCACTACTAATGTTCTTTCAGCTTCAAACGAAGTTGAAGGAGCAAATATCTACAATATGGATATTATTATTTGTGATGGTATCCGTCTCAGCAATGTCACCGTCTGTGAGATGGCGATCCAGTATCAAAAGATTGGTCTGTTGATTGGTATGGATATCATCTCCGCTGGCGATTTCGCTGTTAGCAACTTTAATGGCAAGACCACATTTACATACAGACTTCCTTCTCTAAGCGAAACGAAGTTTACTGCTCATGAGTATACATTCCAAGATGCTGTGGCCGTTGCAAAAGAGCTGAACGAAAACTAAATAGCTCACATTATCCCCTATCTGGCACATCACCAGATAGGGGTTTTATTTATGTTCAAAATTCATAGTCACAATTGTTACAGTGATATGTTTTCTTTGGCTTGCCAGCGGCAAACCCCCAGAAAGCAACATCCAGAACCTTTGATGTTGCACTGATCTTGCGTAAGTCTGGACTTCCACATACTGGGCACTTTGGGGTGTACTTTGCAAGTTCAGCTTCTTGGGCCAGTTCTTCTTTGATTTGTTTATCAAAGGCTTCTGCTTTCTCTAACTCAGTTTTATCTTCGATAGGCTTTGGCGGCTCATGATGGGGCGCATCTCTAAAAAATTCTTTACGTTTCGCATCATCCCATTTTTCCCATGCAGACAAATTTGGTGCCATTGAGCCGCAAAATGGGCACTTCGGGTATATGTGTCGCAGCCATATAAGTGATTTTTCAGGGGGTTTTAGTATGAATGACACGATTCGAAAGCCTCTTTCAACTCTTGAAGAAATTGAGGCATTTGCGGCTCAACTTCCAGATATCGAAGAAGTCGTTCCGCATTTTGGGGTATCATGCCTAAAAAAAGATGGGACAATCGTAATTTACGCTGATTACGGTCCACTACCTAAGAGAGTCGAGTCTTTTGAGTGAGGTTTTCCATCGGGCGTTATCCTCTGTGATAACTAGAACGTCACAGTCTTCACTTACCATTGGGTTATAGTCCGAGAATTCCAGCATTTTGGCAACTGTTCTATTAAGGAACTTAATATACTCAACAACGTCGATTTCGCAAAGTGTATCTCTCGGCGGTACTATGCGAATGAGTCTTTCTGCGACACCCATCACACCGATGACAGCAACGTCTTCGTTTGAAACGTCCTGAATACTATTCTCTCTTGTGTCTGTTTTTAAGATGACTTGTTTTCCATTCTCGTAACCAGCAATAAGAAGCGCAACGGGATTATCTCCTGTTTTAGCTGAGATGTCTTTCTTTACAAACTCGATTTCTTGTTTGATGGTTAGTTTGCGGCGATTGATACTCTTTACAAGCTTGTAAACAGTATCATTAGTCGAAGTTCCATCGTTCAACTTTGCATTTCCAGCAAGAGCTATTGCATGACCATTGTTAGTTCGAAAAACCTTTTGTTCAAAATCAGAATGAGTGGTGTACATGACTTCGTTTGAGTCTCTGTCGGTATATTTGGATTCTCGTCTGTAATCACCAGATACAATAATGCCTTGCTTGGTGGGCATAGCCATAATCAAGCTCATAACATATCACCATTCATATCCACAATCATCACAGTGAAACTGAACTCTAGGCTTACGCGCCAGCAGCCCCCAAACAGCGGCATCGACTAATTTCGCCGTGGTCGATACTTTGTGAATGTTGGGGCTGTGACAGGTTGGGCAACGAGGGGTGTAAACTGGCTTTGCTGCCTCTTCTTCCGCTTTTCTTCTTTCTTCGTCTAATTTTTCCTGAATCTCGGCTTTTATTTGAGAGTCGTAAGTGGTTGCCTCATCTTGATCCTTCTTTACGATATCTGGGTCAAACTTAGAAATATCTTTTGCAGGCATTGGATATTTTAACCAATCTTCTTTTTCTTCATCTTCTGTGTCTTCCCATTCACTCAACAGCCAAAGCTTTCTGAAGCAAAAAGCACAGTCATAAAATGTACTTGGCTGGTATTTCTTGCAATACGGGCAATACTTTACATGTTTCTCCATGATTTCATCTCTTTTTTTGTATCGGAGGTATTCAAATGAACGATTTTAACATTGTTTCCGTAAGAGTACGGAAGATGCCTCCGTTTACTCAGGAAGAACGGAAACGAATTTTTTCACAATGGAAGGCTATACTTAAATCTCAGGGTCTGGAATCACAGAAGGGTCAATCTCAAACTCAAGTCTAATCCGTTCCATTGTTGGATTGTATTTAGTATGTAGTTCTCCATATCCTATAATATCTTGTCCGATAAGAAGTTCATATTCAAAATCTTCCGGGTCCATAACGCAAAATAATGTATCAGGAAGGATTATGTCATCGCCATATCCAATTTTTAATGTGCAGACAGTAATGTCAGCCATTTTAGAGTTTGTGATTGACTTAACTTCTTGTTGGGTTGGCATGATGGGTAAGCCAAGTTTGTTGGCAATTTCTCTTGCAATGCAGCATACGGAGCTTCCAGTATCCCAATAAGCTGTAAGTCCACGGACTTCCTTTCCGTTGAATTCTACACTTGCAGGAGAATGAAGACAAAAATCTTTTTGAGGGACACCGTTTGTTGTTCTTTGAAGCATTTTTATTCTCCTTTAAAACTCATATCCGCACGCTTTACATCTAAACTGCTTATGCGCCTTTCTCGACCATACGCCCCAGACCGCTATATCCAAAGTCTTGTCAAACCCGGAGATTTTTTCCAAATCAGGACAGTGGCATACTGGACAAGTGGGCTTGTACTGAGCGAGGCGAGCTTCTTCTTCAAGTTGAGCGCGGGTTTGTTTGTCGAATTTTTCCGCCTCACGAAGTAGTGATTTGTCTTTTGTTGGTCTTGGTGGGTCAACTTTTGGAAATTTCTCAAGCCACTCTTTTTTATTTTCTTCTGATTTTTTCTCCCATGCTTTAATATAAATTGTTTGGCTGTGGCAAAATGGACAATGATACCATGGCTCTCTAGCGTATCTATCACACCATGGGCAGTATAGAATTTTATTCATTCTTCTCTCCTCAATGATAAAATTTCGATGTTATCTTTCCTATTTACTGCTGATGAAGATGGCGTACACAACAAGGCTTGGAGCGATATAAAAATCTGGTTTGAGTGGTTACAAGATGCGATAGATAACTACAAAGCATCTTTAAATGGTGCAAAGCCTTCTATTTCCAATTTTATCACATCACTAAAACAAAGTAAAGTAAATGCGGAAGCCGCAGGCGAAGCAACTGAAGGTTTTTCCCTTAAACTACTTGTCCTTCGCGCAAGAGCTTTATTGCTCAATGCCGCATTGGGTGTTGGAATTGGCCTGCTTGTCTCTTGGGGGACTAAGAAGATTACGGAAGCAGCACAACGAGTGCAAAATGTCGCAACGAAATCCAAGGAAGCCGCCGACGCTGCGCAGAGTACCACATCCTCTTTAAAGGATTTGGTCAGTGCTTATGAAGAGCTTGGCGATAAGTCTGGTTGGGGCACCGAAGACTTTGACCAAGCAAAAGATATTCAGGCAGAGATTCTTGATCTTGCGAAAGAACAAGGAACGCTTGATGAAAACAAACTTAGTAAACTTGACTTGCAGAATGGCAAGTATGAAGAGCAGCTTGGATTACTTCAGGATATTACAGCGGAGCAGTTGGAGGCATCTCGTTATGAGTTGACCCAAAACAAAGACGCTCAAAGCGACAAGCTTATTGATACAGCCAAGAAGAATAATCGGACGCATTATCTTACTGTTTGGTCGGCTCCTGAAATGGATATGGGTGACCAGATTAAAAATGCTGGCATTGATGTCTTTAACAAGTTCGGTGGTTATGGACCTGACAATTTAAATGATGCGGATTCTATTGTTGACTATTACAACGAGGTTGGTAAAGCCTTAAAATATGTCATTGACAATACAACTGAGGCTGAACGAGCTGCCGGTGGGACGTACCATAGTCTATATCAGTTCTTGCTTGATGAGCAATCTGCTTTACGTGACGATGTAGATTCTTATAATGATTCTACGGACGCCATCAACAATAATACGAATGCTCGTAGAAAACTTCAAGCAGTTGATTTTTGGAGTGACGGCAAGAGTAATGGCATGGATGTTAGCTTTACTTTTGATAAAGTAAATTCTGCCATTCAAACACTGGAGGATACAATTGATGAGTTTGATGCTAGTAAGCTAAATGAACTCTTATTGGGTACAAACGAAGGATTGTCTGATGAGCAAGCTCAAGCTCTCGCAAATCTTCGCAAAGCTCTTACAGACATGGACTTTTCTGCTGATACAAACGGTGTGAATGCGTTTATCCAAGCACTTGTTCAAGTTGGTATTGTAGCTCAGTCTTCTGCAAATGGTGTTGACGCATTGGCTGCTGGCGCACAGAAGATGGAAGATATTTCTTCCAAAATGGATGAAATCCAGTCTGCGTATAAAGCTTCTACCAGTGCAATGGAAGAGTACAATCAGTATGGCTACATGAGTCTCGATTCTCTTCAGTCTTTACTGACGATGAACACCGAGTATCTGAATTGCCTTGAGCTTGTTAATGGTAAGCTCCAGATAAATAAACAGAGCTATGCCGAGTTACTTGCTGCTGAATACGCAGAAGCTGCAGCAACAATTCTGTCTAACGCACAACATGAGGTCGCAAACCTTACTGCAGATGACACGGCTGAAAGCACTGATGATTTAAAAGAGAAAACAGAGGCTGAAAAGACTGCTCTGGAAAATCTTCTTCCTGCCTTGAAAAATGCTACTGCGGCTACTGCGACATACAGTGCAGCTCAGGAGTTTGCAAACGAAGTAGAGAAGGCCGGCGAACGCGGCGTAGATCCTGCAAAACTAGAGGAAATCACGACTCGCACAAATACTCAGCTTTCTTTGCTGTACACCAATATGAATGCCGCTTTAAAGGGTGGGCGAGCATTAACAAATCAGTTGAATGGGTTCCCGACAAATAAGGCCAGCAAGAACAACAAGTCTACTGCGAAGTCTGTAACTGATGTGGCTTCTGCCTTCGATACCTTAAACAAGGCAATGAAGGAGTATAACCAATATGGCTATATGTGTGTTGACACAGCAAAGTCTTTGGTTGGTCTGGATGATAAGTTCACGGCTTGCTTAACAAAGCAAGGCGATAAGCTTCAAATCAATGTAGAGCAGTTTCGTAAATTTGTGAAAGAGCAACTCAAGGAAGCGAATGCCGCAAAAGATGGCGGAAAATCAGCTGACGAGATGAATAAAATTCTGAATTATCTTGATCAGAATGTAGATACAACAACAATCTCTTTTGAACAGTTGACTGACGCTATCAAAGGTTATGGCACCGCGATGGATGAAGCCCAGAAAAAGACGGACGCTATAAAGTCCGCATTTTCTGGGCTGTATGATATTCAGCAGAAAATCAAGAATAGTCAATTCGGTGTTGGCGACCTTGATGCAACAGAAAGTAAGATAGAGTCTATTTTGCAACTGAGCAAGTTCTTTGGTGACAACAAGGATTTGATGGATAATCTCGTTGACAAAAACGGAAACATCAATCTTAACACCGAGGCGTTTAAGAAAGCGACTCTTGATGAATTGGATAAGCGCATAAAAGCCGCAAACGAAACCGGTGGTGCAGCAGCTACTGCGCTTGCAAACTCGTTAAGTTCTGATAAGGCAAATATTGAAAGCGGCAAAATTTCTGTTAGTGATTATCTTGTTGGTCTTGGAACTGACCTTGAACGTGTAAATACCGAGCTGGATAAATACCAGACTAATTGGAGCACGCTAAAAGATGCGATGGACGAGTGGAATACTACCGGCCAGCTGACACAGGATACCATGCAGAAGCTGCAGGAACTTCCTGAAGAATTCTCTAACCTACTTACTTATGATGAGGACGGAAACGCTAAAATCGACGTAAAGGCACTTCGCCAAAGTTATGTTGATAAACTGAGTGCGTTTGCAAAAGAGTTTGAAGGTAGTCCGATTGGTATTCAAGTTCAGGCAATGATTGATGATGTGCGTGAGCCAACCCATGATGAGTATGTGGAGCTTGCAAAGAAGACTGCAACGTATCAGAAAGTCTTAGCACAATATACAAAGAAAATGTCTGCCATTGATTCTAACAAGAATCTATCAGAAGACGAAGCTCTCAAGCAAAAAGCCGAGGTTCAAAAGGAACTTGATGACGCTTTGGAAAAGGCTCTTCTCGAAGTTCAAGAGACCGACGCACAGGTTACAACAAAACTGAAAAAGCACTGGGATGGCGTCGAAAAGGTAATCGAGGAATTTAAGTCCGCTCTATCCGATGCAAAAGCTGTTCTGTCCTCTTTTCTTTCCCTTCTCTCCACTTTAAATGACAAATCCAATAACGACCTCAAGATTTGGGGCGATACGATGAATAAAGTCATTGACAAGCGGATTAAGGCTCTGAACAAGCAGAAGGAAGCTCTAGAAGAAAACAATGACGCTACCGAACGTGCTATTGAACTTTCAAGGGCACAAGATGCTCTTGCCCGTGCTCAGCAACAGCGCACGACCCGTGTGTACACTGAGAATGGTTACGAGTGGCAGGCAAATGTTGAAGATGTGCGCACTGCACGCGAAGACCTTGCTGATAAGAAGCGCGAGTGGAATAAGAAGGATGCCGAGAAGGCTATTGACGACCAGATCAAGAAGTACAATGAGTTCAAGGACAAGTTGTCTGAGGTCATGGATGATATCGGCAAGAGCTGGAAGGATTACCAGAAGGAGCTTGAGTACACCGCACAAATCCAGAAGATGACTATCACGCAGATGGAGGGCTCGCTAGATGGTTATCACAATAAGATCATTGCAAGCCTGAATACCGGCAGCGCGATCACCGGCATCCAGAATTTGATTGCAAATCTTGAGTCGCTTATCAATACGCTCACGAAGGTGAATAACCTGTATTCTTGGGCAAAAACTGGTGAGTACAAAGATCTCGGCACAAAAGGTCTGTGGAATACGATAAAAGGATTCTTCAATAAGGGTGGCGAAGAAGCAACTGGTGAGTCCGCTAATGTAGTTGAGAATTTCTTCAACGTCTTAAGGAGTAAAGTTCAGACTTCTGGAAACGGACTTGTTGAAACATTTAGCGGTATCTGGGATAGGATCAAAGGTGGCGCTCAAAGTCTATTTAACGGTTCCGGCGAAGGCGGCGGCATTGTTTCCACAGTTGTAAACGGATTTAAGGCTGTCGGTAATGCTGTTAGTAAGAGCAAGATTGGTTCCACGATTCTTGGCGGGGTTGGTAAGGTTGGAACCACATTAGTTAAGGGCGGAAGTAAGTTACTTGCTGGTGCGAGCGGATTGATCAAGACAGCTGGTACTGCTTTAACTGCAGCTGGACCTGCCGCGATTCCAATCGCCGGTGCCGCAGCGCTTGGTATATATGGCGGCACAAAGGCCATGAAGAATCAGAAGAAAATATGGTCCAACAAAGAAGATGGTTTTGGCAAGAAGGCAATAAAGTCCGTTGCTACATTCTTCTGGGATATTAGCCCGATTGGTGCGGTTGTAAATCTGTGCAAAGATATTTTTGGCAAGAGTAAAGAAACTGCCGAGAATACAAAGGACACAGCCAACACCAGTTCTGAAACTGCCGAAAACACAAAGAAAGCTACTGGTATTACGAATCTCACGATAAATGCCACTCAGGGTACTATAAGCGAGGAGAATAAGACAGAGGAGAGTGCACCAGAGGAAAAGAAACAATCCAAATGGGATAAATTCTGGGGTTCTAAGTTCTGGTTCTGGAACTGGGGCAAGAAGGCGTCCGGCGATAAGAAGATCAAACACGGCGGCACTTACAATGTTGATGAAGCTGGCCCAGAAATGCTGGTGCGTCAGCCTGCTTCTGGTCGTTATACCTATCTTGAGACTGGCGACGGTGTTGTTCCTGCGGACATTACCTCTCGTCTGTTTGAGATGGGCGGCAACCCGGATAAGTGGTTCAGTGACCAGCTGGCAAAGAATGGCTCCGCCTCTATGGTACAAAGTCGTAGTTCTGGCGGTATTTCCCTGTCTATTGGCGATGTGAATGTGAACAACCCTGTTGGCGATAGCGATGCATTGGCTCGTGAGTTGGTGAATCGTCTGCCGAACAAGGTTGTACAGGAACTGAATAGACGATAAGCAGTACAATAAGCAAAAATAAATACGAAGTATACTTGGCTCAGGGTGGGTTGGGTAGGTTGAGACCGAGTATACATATTATAAAGGGAGGGACGAGATGTCACAAAAAAGTCAAGACGCAATTGATGTGTTGAGTAAGGTCATTGTTGACACGATTGACAAAAAGCTCGACACTGCAAAATTTGATAAATCGCAGACTGGCGTGGTAACTGCGGTGAATGGGAATACATACACGATCGCGGTGTTTGGAAGCCAGTACAATATTACTTCTGACCAGATTTTTACCGTTGGACAGAGTGTAGTTGTGACTGCGTTGCAGGGCGATATGAAGCGGCTGGTATGTTCCCCCGATAATGTTGGTACAATGAAAACAGTGGACAGCAAGGTCAAAGTAGTTGGAGACCAGCTGTCCTCTTTTATTGATAAAGATTTCGCTGATACAGTAATTCGATATACAGATGTAGGTAAGTTCTTTAACATTAAGGATCAAATTGATTCGCAAATAGTGTTATGGCTATACAATGGAGCGCCATCTAACTCTACAACTCCAACAAAAGACTGGTCAACTGATGATGCAAAACGATTACATGTTGGTGATATTTATTATGATTGTAACGAAGAAAAAGCATATACTTGGACAGATGAATATGAATGGCTTACTGCCGATGACGAAAACTTATTAAAAATTTTGAAAATAGTAAGTAAAGAGTCCGATACCGCTGATGGCTCTCGACGTGTTTTCTTTAATACTCCATCTCCACCTTATAGTAAAGGTGACGTATGGGCAGATTATAGTTTCAATGGCTATATGCTTGTTTGTCAAGTTTCTCGTCCTATATCCGCTAGTTATAATCGTTTAGATTGGGTGGTAGCATCAAAATACACAGACGACACTAAAGCGGATGAAGCGTTGGACAGCGCCAATAAAGCAAATGCCGACCTTGCTACTTTTAAGACAGAGTATGATTCCGACTTGAAGGTAACAAAAGAACAAATAGAGGCTCGCGTGACTGCTACAACGTACACCGAAGGCATGTCTGGTTTAAAGGATCGTGTTTCTACTGCTGAATCAAGGATCACACAAACTGAAAAGGATATCACACTGCGCGTAGAAAAAGACGATTATACTGGCGAAAAACTTGTTTCTATGATAAGTGCCCAGCCAGAATCTGTAAAAATCAGTGCAAAAAATATTGAGTTAACAGGAGCTGTTACGATTCAAAACGGACAAACTGTCTTAAACTCTGAATCAGTGAATAATAGCATTACGCAAATAGACGGAGACAAGATTACAACCGGAACAATCGATGCAAACAGATTGAATTTAAGCGGTGGTTTAACGATTGGTTCTGGCGGAAGTATCACAATTGGCAACAATACAATATCTGCCGACAAATTGGCTTCAGGTTCTGTTTTTAAAGAATTGTGGAGAAACTATGAAGAGACAGAATATGAAGTAGGAACATTTAGTTTTGATAATTCGCAGACGCAATATAATGAGCTTTTATTCTTTTTTAGAGGATTGTTTAAGAATGGAAAAGTGGACGACAGTCAGGAAGGAACTATAACCCATGTCGAACAAGTTCCAACAGGAAACACAGACAGCTATGGAAATCCAGAATATGAAACCCAGACGATTATTGACTCTAAAATAAGAATAGAGACTTATTATACTTCTACGAATACTATGGTCGTTCCATTAATTACAAATTCGACAATTTGGTATCATACTTTTTTTAGTTATCCGTCTGCATACTTTGTAAGACAATGGGAACATTATAAAGCAGACCCGTCACAAAACATTATTCAGGGAACATATAAAGAAGGTATGTCATTTAATACAGACGTTGTTGATAATATGGATTATCAATGGTGCAATAGTAATATTATGAGATATTTTTCAGTATCTGTTTCTCAAAATAACACTGTCACAGTTACGTTTAAAAATGCTTTTAGATATACTACCAAAAAAGGTTTTTGGGATGATTCAGGAAAGGTTTCAATATACCCAAACTATGCTATCCCGCGTATTATTTACGGAATAAAATAAATTAGTAAAGGAGGCGTCAATTTGGCAAAACCTATAATTTCAAAATTTTCAGTAATAGATGCAGCGCAAAAAAACACGGTGCGATATACCTGTTACGATGATACAGTAAATGAAGTCGAATATGTAATCCATGATAATGCCTCCGGCAACATCATTATCGATAAAACTGTAAATACAAGTGGATCGTCTTCTATACGGACATTCACGTTACCAGCGGGTCTTGTACATAATAGATTACTTCCCTACTATCTTAAAATTGCAGTAAAGAACCAGAGCGGCAAGCAAAGTGATCTGAGCGATGCCGTTCTTTTTTATTGTCACGAAAAGCCGTTGCTGAAGTTCGCAGACGTTGATTCAACCACTGTAACAACAATTCCGTTCCCTGCTTTTTCTTTTGATGTACAGTATAAAAACATCGAAGACCAGGGAGAGACACTGAGCCTGTATAAGTATCAGCTTTATGATGGAGATAAAAACTTGCTTTATGAAGAGACACACTATGGCACTATTGCACACAGCTTTAACGTAGAAAGTCTTGATAATAATAAGGTTTATTACGTGCGGGCAACAGGAGAGACCGTAAATGGATATTTATTAGATACTGGTTTTTGCGCGTTTAGAATTGCATATAATGGGCAACTACAGAATCTTGAAATCGCAGCGAAAAACGAAAAGAGAGAAGGACAAATCAAACTTTCTGTTGCTATAACGACAGAAATGAGAGACAACTTTGATTTAGTTCGGGTCAAACGCAGAGAAGTTGGCAAATATGAGTGGACAACGATTTATGAGAGAAGCATTAAAAATATAATCGGTTCTATTTCATTTGTTTGTTATGACAACTATGCTCGTGGTAGAAAGACTATGTATCAATATGCAGCTGTCCCTGTTGTAGATGATATTGAGCAATTGTCTGCATCTGTCAATGTTGTCAGCGAATTTGAAGGCGCATGGCTGATGGATAAGGATACTTCGTATTATGTCGGTCTCGAGCCGAAGGTAACTGGTGTGACACGCAATCAGGAAGCCGCCGTTGAAACAACACTTAGTAGTAAATATCCCATTGTGTTCTACGGCAGTGAAGCGAACTATTACAACGGAAACTTCTCTGGCGTTATTATCAAATGGGATCAGTCAACGGATATGTTTGATTTTGATGGTTCTGTGGACTATCGTGAAACATTTATTGACTGGCTGACGAATAAAAAGCCAAAGGTTTTAAAGATGTACGACGGTCGCGCATGGCTGATAAACGTAAACGGAAATGTTTCTTATTCTGACGATGAGCACCCAGACAAGGTGGAAATTTCGTTTGATTTTATAGAGACTGGCGATTTAAATAGCAGCAGCGATATGAAGAACGCTGGTTTAATTTAAGGAGGTGGGCCATGACTTACTTACCAACAGAAGAAGATCTGGCCTTACTGAAAAGCCGGTCAAAAAGATTGTACTGTCGTATTGAGTTGTTGAATAAAAACTACCAGATTATCGACATGATAGAAGGACTTGCATTAAGCGGCTCAAACTCTATTGATGCAGATTCAGATACGCGGCGTACATTTAATCTTGATATTTTTCCTAAAAAAGGTTTTTCTATTTCTCAATTCTCTACCGAAGAATGGACAAGTAAAATGCTGCGTCTGCGTATTGGCATGAAAGCGCCAACAAGCGAATCGTTGATTGATTTAAACGATATTACTCCTTCAGAAGATAAAATAGAGAGTGTTATAAAAAACGATATATTATACATAAGTAAAGCCATAGAGTTACGACAAGCAATATGGAGATATCAAATTGGTGGTTACGCACAGTATGGAAATATTGATAACATAAACCGTCAACGCATCATGTGGACAGAGCAAAACAAAACAAAATATGCCGAATTTCTAAATGAAATTGGCGAAGGAGGCACGTATTCAACAGTTCTTGGTTCTATTAGTGGGTATGAGTTTAATAAAAAGGAGTATCAAATTGCGTACACGCCAATGCTTGTCAATGCAGACGGCACGATTATTCCGTTATTGGAAAAAGATATTGCTTCATATCTTAAATCGATTTTTAGTGCAGCATGTAGTTCTATTCAAAAAGATGCCACAACACTACAGAGTAAGATACTGGAATTGGACGCCATTGGTATTGACTGTACTGTATACGGGAACAAGATTCGTGTGAAAGATATGATAGCTGCTGTTGAAGGTGGTGTACACAATGGCAGAACATTGACCGCCGCTGACGTTGCTGCTATTTCTGGTTGCACTGAAGAAGAGCTAGAAAAGTATTTTCATGGTACAAGTAGATATCTTGGTTATTCCATGCATGACATCCAAGGCAACTTATGGGAACTGAAAGATGGAATGGATCAGATATACGATTTTTATTATGATTTGCTTTCTGGGCAGTCAAAGGCTCGCTATGGAACAAACTTTGTAGATACGGATGGCGTGCACTGGTATGGCGCAGGTGTCTATGCAATACAGCAGAACGGATATAGCTATAATGCGACAACGAATAAATTGAGTCTTTCTTGCCTTGATTTGACCTCTTTACTAGACGGTACACTTGGCGGCACCCTGACTGGATACGCAACACGCATTCCAATGTATGAACGCAAGCTTACGATTAAAGATGGAATCAAATATTACGAGGACGATAAGAAGAAGCCCCACTATGTTCGTAATTCTATTAAAGAGACATTCGAGCTTTCTGGGCTGACAAAGAGTATGGTGGATTACTGGGTACGGCGCATTCCACACGACCTAGAATATAATACCGGCACGACAATTTGGAACATCCTAACAGAGCTGAGAGATCTACACTTCCCTTTCGAGATGTATTTTGACGACGATACTTTTGTGTGTAAGGAGATTCCGTCCGGTTATGATGACCCTGTTGTTTTGGACGAAGATATCTTTAAAAGCATGGTTATTAGTGAAGATGCAAGTGTTGATTACAGCCAGATTCATAATTGCGTTGAGGTGTGGGGTGCATCGAACTCCAGTGATTACTTCTGTAAGGACAAGCTTGAAGAAACCGACCCTGATGGCACAGGTGAAGTCGTGTATTGTAAAAAAGGCACAAAAGAATGGGATGATGTCGTTACGCTCATTAAAAATAACGAATTGAATGTAAGTTACAACATGAACCCCGACAATACAGGCGCGTCCATTTTGTGGTTGAAGCTAAAACAGGCATCAATTAGTGACGGCACGAAGTTTTCCTTTGTGTGCCCAGAAGATGTCGCAATAGATGCACGTGTTTGCATTGAAAATCTTATTACGACGATCAAAACAAATCCTGATGGCAAGGGTGAATATAAAGATGTGAGTCGCGCAGTTTATGGTCCCATGATGCTATTCCAAGCTGTTACAAACGAAGATGGCGAGGACGAACCAGAAGATACTTCCGTTCTTAAAAAGGGGCGGTATTATGTCATTCAGTATGGAGAACATTGGTTGAATCAGGCGTCGGATGGTGCATTCACTTATAACTTTAATCCTACAACTGGACAATATGAAAAAGAACCTCGCGACCCACAGGTGCGTTATTATCCGAAACAAGTCTACAATGAAGAAACAAAGCATTACGAAACAAAATACATAAAGTACGATCCAGCCACTAATAAAGAGACCGAACTATCAGACCCTGCTCTTCTTGTTGAGAGTCGGGTCTATTTTATTGGGCAGTCTCAATCTCATGCTATGACAAAATTCGTAGATGCGATGCCTAGTGCTGAACAGATTGCGGCGGATAAGATTGCCGAAGCGTGTGACAATCTTGAATACGTTGTTGTGAACGACCCGAACCGCACTGACGACTTATATAACAGTCGTTTGACGATAGATAAGATTGGACGCAGAAACCTTGTATGTTCCGGCAGTGAGTATGAAGGATACACATCGGACGAATCTGCCATGACAGTATGCAAGTACACGCTATGGAAGAATTGCCGACTGACGGACTCTATTACATTAAACATGCACATGATCCCATGGCTTGATGTAAATGAAAAAGTAAAATACGCACCGGAATACCTGAAATCCGACGCTGAAAAGTCCAATATTGCGGTGGAATGGATCATAAAAAAAATAGATAAGAACATTGGAGAAGGCACAATGAATGTTACGTTGAGCCGTTATTACCCGTATTATCCCTATATTACCTACGAGAACGTCCTTAAAGAAAAATATACAGATAATACGGCAACTTAATAAAATGAGAGGAGTGAGTAGATGGCATTATCATTTAAAGAATCCAAACGGATGACAGACGAAAGCCCTGTCATGACAATGGAGGCAACCATGGAAGATGCACGTCCGGTAGTCGATTATGATGAAGATATTACAACCTTTGATACCGGCGACCAAAACTTCACAAGAAGCGGCAATTATACATGGTATGACACCTTCTCGGACAATGATTTTTCTACGGTCGATACCAACAAAGAGATCACGCTGAGTCCGACTCAGGTAAATATCACACAGGAAAATAACAGTCAGGTCATTCCATTTGAGATGCCGCGTTATTACGATGGTGTTGACCTGATGGGCATGACGATTCAGATTCATTATGTGAACGCCAATAACGCCGAGAACTATGCAGCGCCCATCAATGTGAGTTACAGCGATGATAAAATTCGATTCTACTGGATGGTCAGCGACTATGCCACTGTGAAGGATGGCGTGCTGAAATTTGAAATTATGGCAACTGGTGCAATCACTGTACCTAGCAGCGGTGAATCAAAGAATTATCTGTGGCGTACAAAACCGAACGAGAAGCTGAATGTTTTGAAATCCCTGACCGGTACAGCAATGAACGACCCGACTGGTGACGACTGGTACACACAATTCTTGTCTACAATGAGTCAGAAAGTTGGCGAGGCACAGACTGCCGCAACACTAGCCGCTCAGAGTGCAAAAGACGCGCAGGCAGTCGTGGATGGCTTGGCTGATACACTGGCAAATTACTACACTAAGGAAGAAGTAAATGGTTTTATTACTCTACTTCAGGGTGACATTGCTAAGGTTGACGGTCTGGCAAAATTTGATGTGCAATACGATACAGAAACACAGACAATTAAATTCTTGAATGGTGACAAACTTATTAAAACCATTACTCTGAACACAGACCCGAGTGCTGAATGGGTAACTGCTTTCAATAAGACTGTCGATGCAAAAATCGATGAAAATGTCTCCGTTGTCAAGACTGAGTTGACTGAGTATAAAACCAGTAATGATGCAGCCGTAAAAAATCTGCAAGACAGTGTTGGAAATTTACCTGAGACGCTGCAGAGTGATTATTATAACAAACAAGCAACCAACAAACTTCTCGAGTCAAAGGCTGAAAAGGCTAGTGTTGAGACAGTATCAAACGATTTAACTGTTGTGAAGAACACCGCCTCTGGTTTGCAGAACAGCATTGATACTATCAACAGCGACATTTCCGACATTCAGGAGCAGCTAAAGAATGTGAAGCCCGACCCGAATGCTGGGCGCGAGTACGATATTACTTATGAGGATTCTAAGCTAAACCTATTAGAAAATGGCACTGTTAAAACTACCGTTGTTATTCAAGGCGGCGGTGGCGGTGGTGGAAACTCAAGCGTTATCACAATCGAGCGTCTGGATGGTTCTGCGCTGACTGTTATTGCTGGCGACCCCGCTGTTATCAATTACAACTTTACTTCTGTAGATAACTCTGGCGATGATACTGGCTCTGCTACTGGTGTTTGGTATGTCGGCAATACAAAAGTTGGCACACAGACTATTATTCAGGGCAAGAACAGTTTTGATGTGACCCAGTATCTGCATAGCGGAGACAATACTGTTAAGCTGCAAGTGACCGATAGTGTCGGCAGTGTTGGCACAAAGACTTGGACTATCAATGTGGTTGAGTTCTATCTTGAGAGCTCCTTTGACGATACGCTGGTTTATAGTGGTGAAGTGACTTTCCGCTACACTCCGTATGGCAATATTTCAAAGACTATCAACTTTACGATTGATGGAAAGACGCTTGGCTCTACCACGACCGCTGTTACTGGCAGACAGCTGACTTATGCCATCCCGGCTCAAATTCATGGTGCACATCTTGTGGAAGTTTCCATGACTGCTGAAATCAATGGCAAACAGGTCACCAGTAATAAGATTGTCAAGGATATTATGTGGGCAACTGAGGGCGATACAACTCCTATTATCAGTTGTGCAACAAAGACAGCAAGTGCAAAACAGTATAGCAATGTCGCAATCAACTATACCGTTTATGATCCTTCCAGCTCTACGACCACTGTAACACTGGAGGTTGACGGCGCTAAGATTGCTACTCTGACTGTTGGACGTACCATGCAGACATGGACTTGGAAATCTGCTGATATTGGCACTCATACGTTGAAAATCGTATGCGGCTCCGTAAGTAAGGAGATTAGTGTCGAGATTAAAGAACTTGGTATTACGATTGAGCCCGTTAAGACAAATCTAGCCTTCGACTTTAATCCTGCAGGCAAGACCAACGCGGACGAGACTCGTCTGTGGACTGATGGCAATAATAGACTTACTGTCAGTGATAACTTTGACTGGTCTAATGGCGGTTATCAGCTGGACGAAGATGGCGATACCTACTTCTGTGTGAAAGCTGGTACAACTGCAAATATCAGTTATAAGTTGTTTGGCGATGATGCAAAGAAGCTGGGTAAGAATTTCAAGCTGGTATTCAAGACCACGAATGTCAAGAACTACGATGCTACAGCACTGACTTGCTTGAATGGTGGTATTGGTTTGAATATTCAGGCACAGAAGGTCACGCTGACCAGTGAGCAAAACAGCATTTCCCTACCAACTTGTGAAGACGACTTTATGGAATTTGAATTTAATATTCTGCCAGACAGTCAGTACAAGGAAATGGTTCTATGGTTGGATGGTATTCCCTGTCGTGTTGAGCTGTATGATGCAAGTGACAACTTTACACAGGCTTCTCCGGTAGGCATTACGATTGGTTCTCCTGATTGTGACGTACTGGTTTACCGTATGAAGTCCTACATGATGAACCTGACAGACGACGAGATCCTCGACAACTTTATTGCAGACGCAAAGAACGCAGAGGAAATGATTGAGCGCTACACCCGCAATGATATTACGGACGTGAGCGGCGAGCTGAATCCTGACCTGCTGGCTGAGAAGTGCCCAGACCTGCGCATTATCAAGATCTCCGCTCCGACTTTTACGACTGGTAAGAAGAACGAAGTGCCTAATACGACTATTCAGCACATTTATAAAAATGGCCGTGCTGTGGAAGACAACTGGACTGCTACTGGCTCCCACAAGGGACAGGGCACTAGTTCTAACGCATATGGTGAATCCGGTCGTAATATTGATATCGATTGTTCTGGTGGCTTTACCTTTGGTGATGAAAGCACTGGCAGTAAGTATGCATTTACAGAAAACAGCGTTGGTGAGAAATATTTTAACATCAAAGTCAATGTTGCCTCTTCTGAGAATGCAAACAATGCTCTGCTGGCAGACGAGTTCAACGAGTTTAATCCCTATATTCGTCAGGCTCGCAAGGACAACCCAAAAGTGCGCGACACTATGGCATTCTATCCCTGTGTTGTGTTTATTCAGGAGACCGATACCTCTAATGCGACTGTTTTTAAGGATGGTCAGTGGCACTTCTATGCTTGTGGCGATTTTGGCAACTCCAAGAAGAATAGTGACACCATGGGCATGGACCCGAACAACCACAAGGAAGTTATCGTTGAGATTGACAACAACACTGATGCACAGACTCGCTTCCTGAGCGGCGACTTCTCTGAAGAAACTTGGGATGGCGACCACAGCTTTGAATTCCGTTATATCAATAAGAATTGCAGTGAACAGGAGATTCAAGACGCTAAAAACGCATGGATTCGCGTACAGAACTGGGTCGTGAATGCGGACGATGAGGAATTTAAGAAGAACTTTGAAAACTACTTTGTCAAGGATTCTACCCTGTTCCACTATCTGTTTACTGAACGTCATACCATGGTCGATAACCGTGCTAAGAATGTATTCCCTCATACGACAGACCTTGTGCACTGGGATTTCTGCTTTGACTACGATAATGATACTGCGATGGGCAACGATAACGAAGGTGGTCTGACGCTGAGTTATGGCTACGAAGATATGGACACCATCGGTACGAAGAGTGTGTTTAACGCACATGATTCTAAGCTGTGGTGCAAGATTCGTGACCTGTTTGCAGACGACCTCGCAAAGATGTTCCTGAACCGTGAAAGTGCTCTGGCATGGAGCGCAAATCGTATCCTGAAGAAGTTCGAAGATTATCAGGATGTAAAGCCTGAAAAGCTGTGGATCATGGATATGCGGCGTAAGTATTTCCGTACTTACGAGGATAATGGTACAACTAGCTATCTGCCTATGATGCACGGCAATAAACGTCATCAGCGGCGTCAGTTCCAGCGTTATCAGGAAAAATACATGGCATCAAAGTATACTGGTGCTGCTTGTACCTCTGATGATATGACCATTCGTGGCTATACTCCGACTGACTGGACTGGTGTGCAACCAGATGGTACATTCCATATTGTTCCGTATGCTGATACTTATGTCTCTGTGCGGTATGGTTCTAACCCTGTGAAGGTGCGTGGTAAGCGCGGTCAAACTTATGAGATTCAGTGTCCGATCGCGGCTATGAATGATACTGAGGTTTATGTTTACAACGCTTCTATCATCCAGAGCATTGGCGATATTTCTGGTTTCTACCCCGGCTATGTTGATTTCAGCCACGGTGTAAAGTTGACTGACCTGAAGATTGGTTCTGCCGCCGAGGGTTACAAGAATACAAACATGACTGATTTTGCGGTTGGCAACAACACACTGCTTGAGCATTTGAACCTGCAGAATGTGCCGAACCTGAAGAAGTCTATTAGTCTGACCGGCTGTACGAATCTGGAAGAGTTCTATGCCGGTGGCTCTGGTATTACTGGCGTCGCATTTGCTAAGGGTGGCAAAATTAGAAAAGCGGAGTTACCTGCGATCGCAAGTTTGAGCGCTAAGAATCTGAATTATCTGACTGACCTAAAGATTACAGATTATAAAAACATCACCACCCTGACGGTTGAGAAGTGTCCGACAATCGACTTGACCGATATGCTGGCGAAGTGCACGAATTTGAACCGTGTGCGTTTAACTGGCATTAATTGGCAGCTGGATGATACTTCCCTGCTGGATCGTCTATTGAAGATGACCGGTTTGGATGAAAACGGTTATAACACTGACCATTCTGTTGTTGAAGGTAGTGTCCATGTGCCCATTATGCGTGAGCGTCAGCTGGCAGAGTTTACGGCACAGTGGCCTGATTTAAATATTACTTACAATACACTGGTTCAGCAGTTCAAGTGGACGTTCGTGAATAAAGACGGCACTGTTCTGGATATCCAGTACATTGATAAGGGTGGTAAGGCAGTTGACCCTGTTACCCGTAAAGAGAATCCGATTCCGACACCTACTACTGAGAGCACAATCTCTACGGACTTTACTTTCAGCGGCTGGGATACTGAGTTTACAACTGTTTTCAGCAATCAGACTATTACTGCTCTGTATACTGAATCTGTGCGTAAATACACTGTCCGCTATATGAATCGTGGGGCTGTACTGCAAGAGACTGTTGCTCCGTATGGCTCTATGGTGCTTTATACCGGCGACACTCCGACTTATACTTCCGAGGAAAGTGCGTTTAAGTATTACTTTTTCAGTAGTTGGGATAAGGGCGGCTATGTTATTGGCGATAAAGATATCAACGCAGTTTATGATGTATGCGAATATTCTTCCACTTACTTTGATGGCAAGGAAATTGGTCAACTTCGCCCTGTTGAAATCTATGCCATGAGCAAGGTCGGTGTAGAGCAGAAAATAGTAGAAGCAAAAGACGAAGTTTCTATTAAACTTGGTAATGACTTTAGTTACGATGATATTACCGAGAAGATTCTCATAAGCGAGCCGCAGGTATTTGATGGCAAGAATTACATTGATACCGACATCAAGCTGTTTGAGGAGGACAGAGATTTTGTTCTGGCTGTTGACTATAAGATGGATGCCACGAACGCAAACAACACTGTTTTGATGCAGTGTTTTGAACAGAATGGTATGAACGGCATCCGCTTGTGGAATTCTACAGGCGTGAAGACAACATGGGGTATCGACTCTGCAAATGGTGTATCTGCTGGCTCTCGTGATATGACCGTCATCCGCCATGTTAAAGGGGATAATGGGCTGTACGTCTACTCTTCTAATATTTATGGCTCTGCATTGAGTTATACAAAGATTACTCGCACCCGTATCACAAAGACGAATGCCACATTGGTGTTTGGCTGTGCAAAGGCGGATGATGGTGCTTACGAGCGCCACGCTAAAGGTACGGTTTATTGGTCTAAGCTTTGGTATGCAAATCTTGGTGACGCTGCTTGTCGTGAATTGGCTGCATGGACACACGATAATCTGATTGTAGAGGTTGCAAGCTTTAAGAATTACTACTTGAGCGACAATTCCAATAAACGCTGCGCTATTACATTCTTGCAGAGAGATACTTTGGGTCAAGAGATGATGCTTAGCTCTGCTGCTAATAATGCCGGTGGCTGGGGTAATACCTCCTTGCGCGAATATTTAAATTCCCGTCTAGTTGACGCTTTGCCGATTGGCTGGAAACAGTTAATTAAGAAAGTTAAAGTGCCGAGTTCTGCCGGTAATAAGAGTAAGGAAATTGTAACTTCGGATTGTTATTTCTTTATTCCTTCTGCGATCGAAGTAAGTTCTTTGATGACTGATGAGCCATATGTTTACGAAGGTCAGACTATCAGCTACATGACCGGCAATGAATCCAGAATCAAGCACAATGCAGAGGGTAGGGCAACAAAGTATTGGTTGCGCAGCCCGTTTGCAACCTATGATGGATACTTCTATGCAATTGAGGAGACTGGTGAGCTGTATGGCTTCCATTATCCCTCTGAGCAGTTAGGGGTAACCGTGATGTTCAGCATTTAAGGAGGTGTTGAGAGTGTATTATAAGGTACTTAAAGACGGTCGAGTGATCGATGCTCTTGACCGCCTTCAGTTTGTAAAGTATCAGCCCAAGCACAATATTATGGTGAATTGCACCGAGGATGACGCACAGGGTATTATCAGCAGCAACGGAAAGTATATCTGGCACGTTGATGGTTATTACCTGATTCCATCCCCCGAGTATGATACTGTGACGCTTGAGCCGATTGACAAATATGAATACGACCAAATCATGGCCTTGGGAGGTACAACTCCTGAGGCCATTATTGATGCCTATACACTGACGTTAATTCAAGGAGGTCTACTGTAATGGAAAAGATTTTCACTGAGTTCGTCGAGAGTATGCACAGACTCTATAAGAATGGAATGGTACAGGACAAATTTGTGGAGAACTTGCTTGAGGGCAAAAAAATCTCCCTAGATGACTACCTGTACATCGTAAACGGAAAGGAGGTGTGATATGTATACCTTTTTAATTAACGAGGATAACACTATCATAGCGAGTCTGACTGAGCGTATCATGCAGCGAAGCAAGCTGGTGGATAATTTGCACTTTCTTGCCGATCAGACCTACAAGGGCGTAGATATTAGTGATTATACGGTTATGCTGGAGTACGTTTTACCTGTGAGTAAACGCTATAAAACTGAGGTTCTACAAAAGTCAAAAGACTTGTACAAGAACCGGTTGGAATATCTTCTGCCATTTGATACGGGTCTGACTAGCGAGGCTGGCGACATTGAGTTCCAGCTGACCTTTGTTCATGTCGAGATGGACTCTGAAGGACAGACGATTCAGCGCGTGCGTAAGGCTGGCCCCGGCGTTGTACATATTATTCCCATCAGCAAGTGGTCTGATTTGATCCCCGATGAAGCACTGAGCACGCTCGACCAGCGTATTATCGCACTGGAGGCTCTGAATAAGGCAATGACTGACCGGTTCAATACCAGTCTGGCTAATAAGGCTGATAACATCACTTACGATGAAGAGCATCGTATTCAGCTTACCTCCGAGGGTAAACCCATTGGTAACGCTATTAAAATCACAACTGAAACTGTGGAAACTGAAGATGGTAGTATGCGTGTTGTCCCATTCTAACCATCGTTTAAAGCGAGGTGAAAAGAATGGCATACAAATACTCGAAGCTTGGTTACGGTAACGCAGAAGACGTAGAAGCCGCGATTGCGCTTGGGTTGATTGATGGCAAAGACATTATTATCACAAAAGATACATCAGAATTCATATACGTCCGGGACGACTTATCTATTCAAAAGGTAGCGCCTCGGACGCTTTGTTTTGATAGTATTCCGGCGGCAAATGAGGCAATCAACCAGAATGACGCGACTTATGCAGGTCAGACCGTAATGATACGAGGCAAAGACGACAAATATGAACCGTGGGTCGTGCAGCAAAGCGCGGAGTCAGGTCGGTTCTTTGTCGAGCCTTTTCAAACTCAATCTACAAATTTCCAATGGACTGAATTCTAATAAGGAGGAAAAATATGGCACAAGTAAAATTTGCGTATGGTACGAAAGCACGGTACGATGCCCTTGCTCCAAAAGACATGGACACCCTGTACTTCACGACCGATACGCTGCAAATGTTTAAGGGTACAACTGAGTACACCAAGAGCACTAAGATGGTGTCTTCCCTGCCCGCAGCTGGTCAGGTTCAGGGCATTATTTATTTCCGAATGACGGACTACACCATGCACATTTGGAATGGCGTGGAGTTCGTACAGCTGAATAAAACAACTGTTACTCAGATTCCGGCAGATGCCACCAATGACGATATTCCGACCACTAAGGCTGTCGCTGATTATGTTAATGCAAAGGTTGCAGCAGTGGAAGGTATTAAAGGTAAGTTCGTTACAGATGTTACCTATAATGCTGGTGTGTTGAGTGTTGCAAAGAATGGCGAGCCTGTTACTACTACACTGACTGGTGTTGTTCATGAGCCTACTTACGATGCGGAGACCCGCACCATTAAAATGCCCGTATTTGGCGGCGATACTCTGACGATTGCGTTGGGCAAGGACTTGGTTGTAAAGAGTGGTATCTATAACACCGAGACTCATGAGATCGAGCTGACTATTACCACCGGCGAGGTTATTAAGATTCCTGTTGGCTCCCTGATTGATATTTATATCGGCGTGGCAACTTCTACTGCAACTGTGACTGTTTCTGATGACAATAAAATCAGTGTTGATGTGCGTGTGTCCGCAAAAGCCAATAACTCTATTACAATTGAAGAGGATGGTCTGTATGTGGCTGTGCCTGATGCTTATACCAAGTCTGAGACTGACGCAAAGATCAAGAAGGTGCAAGACCAGCTAGACGGTCATTCCAAGGATGCTGTGGTGCACATTACCGCTGAAGAGCGCAAGGCTTGGAATGCAAAGGTGTCTCAGGATGAACTGACTGCTGCGAAATCAGAAGTAATTTCTGCCGCTGCTGCTGATGCTACTAAAAAGGCTGATGCCGCTCGCGATACTGCAAAAACCTATGCAGACGGTTTGAATACTGCTATGGATAATCGCGTTAAGAATGTCGAGGGGGCTCTGACTTGGAAGGCTATTGATGATTCCGGCGCGAACGCTGAGACATAATAATCTAACATAAATCCCTGCACTCTGTAATGGAGTGTGGGGTTATTTTTATCGAAAAGGAGTTTCATGATGTCAAAATTATCACTTTTAGAGATTGCACAATCTCAGCTCGACAAGACTCCAGTGATCAACGGACAGCTTATTGTCTGCCTTGACACCGGAAACGCCTATCGAGACACTACCACGGCTCACGTAAAAATCGGTTCAGATTTAGAGGTTGTGAGCGACTTACCATTGGCTCCTCTAGCCGAAAAAATCTATTATTTGAAACCCGACAAGCTATATGCGTACTTGGGCGGCAACTGGACATTGCTGAACGATAACAATTTCTCACTTGGCGCAAACAAGAGCGCACTTAATGGCAAAGCAAAAATCCTGTTGGACGGCGCAAAGCAAAGTTCTGTATCTATCAAAGGTACAGGCATCACTACCGTTATGACCAATGAGAATGGCGAGTTGGTTGTAAATACTGGTGACCCTTCTATGTATATGGAGGCTCTGACTAATTCAGATATAGATAAAATCCTATCAACGTAAAGGAGGAAATTTATGGCTTGGTTAGATTATGATGGTTTGCTTTATTTCTGGCAGAAAATAAAAGCAAAATTAGCTGACAAGGTCGATAAAGTTGATGGCAAGGGCCTTTCTACAAACGACTTTAGTGCTGCTTACAAAGCTAAGCTAGATGGCATTGCGAACGGTGCAAACAACTATTCTCACCCTACCAGTTCTGGCAACAAACATATTCCGGCAGGTGGCTCTGCTGGACAGATCCTGCGCTGGAGCTCTGACGGTACCGCTCAATGGGGTAACGATAACAACACAACTTACAGTGCATTTAAAGGCGCAACAAGTTCTGCTGCTGGCGGTTCCGGTCTTGTTCCCGCCCCTGCCGCAACTAATGCAACACAGTATCTGAGAGGTGACGGTACATGGGCTACTCCACCTGATACGAAATACAATAACGCTTCGACCAGTTCTGCCGGTCTGATGAGTTCTGGAGACAAAGCGAAACTGGATGGCATCGCCGCCAATGCAAATAACTACGCGCACCCCACTTCTGCCGGCAATAAGCATATTCCTGCCGGTGGTTCCGCTGGTCAGATTCTGAGATGGAGTGCTGATGGTACTGCTCAGTGGGGCAATGATAATAACACCACTTATAGTGATATGAAGGGTGCTACTACTGAAGCTGCTGGTGTGCATGGTCTCGCTCCGGCTCCTGCCGCAGGTGCTGCAAACCGTTATCTGCGCTCTGATGGTACTTGGCAGGTTCCGCCCGACACCAATACTACTTATGGCACTTTTAAGGCTGCTACTGCTTCGGCAGCTGGTGGTTCTGGTCTAGTTCCTGCTCCGGCTGCTGGTAAACAGGGGCAGTATCTACGTGGCGATGGTACTTGGGCTACTCCGACCAATACAACATACAGTGACGCAACACAGAGCACTCACGGCTTAATGAGTACCTCTGACAAGAAGAAACTGGATGGATTTGGCGCGGCAAACACTTATGCCCTGAAGAGCGACATCACGGCAATGTATCGTTACAAGGGTTCCGTTGCTTCTACGGACAAGTTGCCCACGAGCGGTCAGACCATTGGTGATGTATATGACGTTGGCAATGGAATGAACTATGCATGGAATGGCTCTAAGTGGGATGCTTTGGGCGAAATTTTTACTATTACAAAGATCACAAATACTGAAATCGACAATGTTTTGGCAAGCTGATTTCAGTTCTTACTGAGACAGGAGGTCGATTATGGGATATTTAGATTATGCTGGCTTACAGTATCTGTGGAGTAAGCTGAAAGAAAAGTTCGCTCCGAAGAGCCACAGCCACGATGATAGATACTATACCGAGTCCGAAATGGATGGTAAGTTGAACAGCAAGGTGAACAATAACGAAGCGGGAGCGAATGGACTTATCAACAAACTGAGTACCGCCGATGGCATCCCTAATGATGCAACTGTTTTTATCAGCCAACATAATGATGGTAAAACAGCTTCTTATTATCGTCGTCCAATCAGTACGTTGTGGACATATATCAAAAGCAAAGCAGATAGTGTATATCAACCAAAAGGTAGCTATGCTGCGAGCTCTCACACTCACGATGATAGGTACTACACTGAAAGTGAGATGAATACGAAGCTAAGCGCGAAATCAGAAAACATTGTACTGGCGAGTGACACAAACTTGAATAATATAACAACTCCCGGCTTCTATAGTTGTGGTGGTGGTAATAAAATCACGAATAAGCCAAATAATACAGACGCTATTGGTCTTATTGTGACGCATAACGCCAGTGGAGGTTATTATACCCAGATTTTAACTACTAGTTCTAATGCGAATACATATCGACGCACCTGTTTGAATGGAACTTGGAGTGGATGGACTCAAGATAAGTACACAGATACGAACACTTGGCGCGGTATTCAAAACAATCTTACGAGCGATTCAACATCTGATAGTTTAAGCGCTGCGCAGGGCAAAGCATTAAAAGGACTGATAGACGGCAAAGCACCAAACGAGCATACGCATCAATATTTATCTCTGTACGGAGCCCGTCCAACAAACATCAATTTTACCAAGTCAACAAATGGCACAGGTGCAATGTTTCATTTTGTTGCTACATCGTCCACTACAACCGGAAAGCCACCTGACGATTCAAGTATTTTACAACTAAATTGGGATAATAGTGGAGGATGGGATTCGCAATTAGCACTATCCACAACAGCAAAACCTCATGTGTATTATAGAAATCAGCAAAATGGAACGTGGGGTAATTGGAGTACGCTGCTTGATAATTTGAATTATACAGATTATGCAGCTAAGAAAGAACATACACATTCTAAATCACAGATCACCGACTTCCCTGCTTCGCTTAAAAATCCGACCGCTCTGACGATTCAAACAAACGGTGCAATTGCCGCTACTTATGATGGCAGTGCTGCAAAAACAGTAAATATCACAAAGAGCAATATCGGACTTGGTAACGTAGACAATACTGCAGATGCAAATAAAAGTGTCAAGTATGCTACAAGTGCAGGAAGTGCTAGTACAGCTACAAAAGCCACAACTGCAGGCACCGCAGATAAGGCAAATTCAGTAGATTGGTCTAAAGTCCAGAATAAGCCTAGTTCTTATCCTCCCTCATCTCATAGTCATGCTTATCTGCCTTTGGGTGGCGGAACGATAAGCGGTCAAATCAAGCGAGACGTTGGCTGTTCTTGGATCTACGATAGAGATAATGCAATTGTATACGGAACAAGCAGTGGTACAAGCACTGGGTACCATCCTGTTATAGGACAAAAAACCCCATCTGGTGCATGGACGATCGGTACGTATAGCGATGAAAGACTGATTTTTGACTACACAACGGACGCCAACAAAACCGCTGGCACGAACAACGGCACTCAAGTCTATCTCCCCGCTCAAGCCGGTACTATCATTACAAGCGCTACTATCGGCAGTCAATCTGTTAATTATGCTAATAGTGCGGGAAATGCCACGAATGCAGCAAACGCTACAACAGCTACAAAGCTTTCCTCTAATGCTGGTTCTAGTGTTCAGCCAGTCTACTTCTCTGGCGGCAAACCTGTTGCAATCGGATATACAATTTCGTCTTCTGTCCCCGCTAATGCTAAATTCACAGATACCACTTATGGTGTAGCCAGTTCGTCTTCAAACGGTCTTATGTCTTCTACTGATAAAACAAAGTTGGATGATTTCAGCCGTGTTATCAATTTCCAAAAGCAAATTAAGTTGACTACAGATTGGCTAGATACCGGCATTGCTGGAAACAGCCTTGATACTGGAACTTATGTTGTTCAGGTGAGTGGATTTAATTCAAGCCACACACAGCTTTACAGTGAAATCTATTCTGGTGTTATGAGTTGGTATAGTGGTACTACGAACAGTGGCAATTCGTCTGAGATTTTCCTGCATAACGCCGGACTCGCAGATAATAACAATGCAATCTATCTTAGAACTTTACGCGTTGCTGGAAGTAAAACACTGAAACTACAAATCGCCTGCAAGGTTGCTGCTACTGGCACTGACATACTAACATTTAAATTCAGACGGTTGATATAAAAGGAGATGATAAGATGCGAAGAATGAAAGATAAAATTGAAGCAACCGTAACAAACGCAGATTATGCCACCTCCGCCGGTTCCGCGTCAAAAGCAACTAATGCCACAAATGCAACAAAGGCCACAACTGCAGATAAACTTGGTACAAGCGCTGGCACAGCTACGCAACCTGTTTATTTTAAAGATGGTAAGCCTGTTGTAATTGGATATACGATTGCCAAGAGTGTTCCTGCCGATGCGAAGTTTACCGATACAAATACATGGCGCGGGATTCAAAATAATTTGACAAGTGATAGCAAAGATCAAAGTCTTAGTGCTGCGCAGGGAAAAGCGTTGAAAACATTGGTCGATGGTAAGGCGGCAGTTGGACATACGCACAATAGCGTAAAAGACGCAGGAGACAACTCTTCAAACACCACATTTGCCTATTCAAAATCAGGTATGAACTATGGAGATTATAGTTGGCTTGCTGGTTGGAACGGATATGAGTTACGAGCTATAAATAAAAACCAATTTGCTACTGCTGGACATAATCACGATAGCCGCTATTATACTGAAAGCGAAATTGATTCCAAGCTCGATGGTAAAAGTAATGTTGGACATACCCACGACTATCTTCCTACTGCTGGTGGAACGATGAATGGCACTATTGCGTTCTCTGATTCTTCTCATGGAAAAATTTATTCTGGTCCTACGGATAATGTTAATGGTCCCGGTGGAGATTTAAATAATATTGTTATTGAATCATGGAATGGTTTCTCTTTTACAACGGGTTGTCCAAATCAAACATACACTGGAAAAACTGCTGTTGGTATTGACTGCCGCGAAGGCGTTGTTAAAGCAGCACGATTTGATGGTACACTGACTGGCACTGCTGCAACACTCGGTGGCGGTGGTAATCCTTATGCTCCTATGACTTTCAATTGGTCTGGTAAAGATGGTCAACCAACATGGTTATGGGGTGGAGAAGACGGAGTTAATATGTATGTGTACAATCCGGGTAATTTCAAGGTGAACTGGGCACAGAGCGCGGCGAATGGTGTGTATGCAAACGGATTTAATGGTAGTGGTGGATATATACGTTTCTGCAATGGAGTACAAATATGCTGGGGGCGTAACAGAAAAACTACTACAGATTCAGTTTTTGGCGTTCCGTTTATAGATGTCAATTATACGCTTGTACTTGGAGGAGATTCGGATTTAAATAATGCGTGGTATATTGCTTCTCGTACAACTACAGGTTTCATACCAAAACAGAATGGCCTCGCTGAGGTCACCAACTGGATAGCCATTGGAAGATGGAACTGATTGTATTTTAACGCTTATAAGCAATGTTATTTGTTTAAACAGATCTATGTATTGTTTTATTAGAAAGAAGAGGTGAAAAATTTGGACGAAGAAATCAAAGTTGGGTATTTTATTATAAAACCAGTCGAGACACAAGAGCAATGCGACCAGTATTCTGCAATGGCGACACAACTCAATGCTCATAATAGCGTTGCCGCACCCGGTGACGTTCTCTGGGCTATTGATGATAAAGAAGACCGCTATGAAATTATTGAGTCAGGCACAGTTCCAACCGTAGAAGAAGCTCTTGAACCACAAAAGAAATACAAAATATCCGAGTCAAAAACTACTCTCTCTGAATACCTTGCATCTCACCCACTCCAATGGACAGACGGCAAGTATTATAGCGTTACCAGTGAAAAGCAGGCTTTGCTCACATCAAACCTATCTCTGTATCAGCTCGCCGTCTCTAATGGACAAACATTCCAGCTGAAATGGAACACAACCGGAAATGAATGCACCGAATGGGAATATGAAGATCTCGCAGCACTGGCTATGGCAATTGGTATTTATGTGCAACCATTTGTAGCGCGTCAGCAGGAATTGGAAATTGCTATCAAGGCTTGTACTACAATGGAAGAGCTTGATGCAATCGAAATCAACTACGACCCTGTTCTGGAGCAATATCTGGAGACCGCCGGGTTGAAGGAGGTTGTAGAATGAGTAAAATCGTAAAGAAGTATAAAGAATTATTGAAATGTGCGCTTCTCTTTTTGATAGGAGGGGCGCTTTATTATTGCATTGAGATTCTGTGGCGCGGTCACTCACACTGGACTATGGCTGTTGTAGGCGGCATCTGTTTTGTGGTCATCGGCGGATTGAACAATTATATTCCGTGGGAAATGCCCATGTGGAAGCAGGGTCTTGTAGGTGCGTTATTTGTGACTGGCATGGAACTTGTTGTGGGTATCCCGCTGAATCTAATGCTTGGTTTGCATATCTGGGACTACTCTTCCCTGCCATTCAATCTGCTTGGTCAAATCTGTCTGCCATTTACTGCGTTATGGTTCTTCCTTGCTTTGTTGTGCACTTATGTAGATGACTGGATGCGCTATATCATGTTTCACGAGGACAAGCCGCACTATCACTGGCGTAAGGTATGTAAGCCGAAGCAGTAAACAAACTAAAAGTATATGTAAAAACAGAAAGAGCCCCGGGCTGTTACACCCAGAGCTCTCCCGCCACACACCTATACAAAGATAGGACGTCATAAATTCGCTCGACGAATCTTGACGGAACTATTCTATCATAGTGTGAAATTTTTGTCAACTAGAATCGAGGTGATGAAATGATTGGTTTGTTGACTGCCGCACCACACACAGCTCCTGGCGTTATCAGCTTTACGATTGAACAGCTTTGGCAAATGGTTCTGAGTATCGCTGGTGGTATTACAGCTATTTCAGCTGCCCTTGTTGTCATTATAAAAGCAATCAAGAAAGCGAAAGAACCCGACACAAAGCAGAATATGAAGCTCACTGAGCACGACAAGCATCTGGAAGATATCGACCGCAAACTCAAGAATGATAAAGAGGTTTTGGATTTATATCGCTCCAAACTTTTGTCACTTGAAGAGCATCAAAAGGAACAGGATATTGTTGTTGAAGACCATGGCCGAAAAATCGCTGGCGTGGAACAGCGTGTGAATAAGAGCGAACATGGTATCAATGTTATGATGAAAGCCCTGCTGGCTCTGCTTAGTCACGGTATTGATGGTAATGCTATTGACCCCATGAAGGAAGCTAAGGCTGCGCTTGAAAGCTACTTGATCGACGGGCAAAATTTAAAAGACATTTAATACATAGCTCGGTACGTGTGTGCCGGGCTTTATTTTTTTATTCAAACAGGAGGTACTACTATGGCAAGTATTATTAATGAGATCGTCTCTGTTATTGTGAAGCTGGTTATCACTGTTGCTGGCACCGCATTTATGACCTATGGCATTCCCTACCTGAAGCAGATCGGTATGTATAAGATTGTTCAGATGGCTGTGCGTGCCGCTGAGAAGTTAGGCGTTACTGGCGCAATTCAGAAGGCTGACAAGAAGAAGTATGTTATTGCCGCGCTGGAGAAGATGAATATCAAGATCACTCCTACTATCGAGATGATGATTGAGGCCGCAGTCAAGGAGATGGATATCCAGAATAACAAAATCAATGCGGAATTCAAGAAGGATTGAAGGTGTGGCTCTATGAGCATTATTACATATTCTATGAAGAAGGACTGGAACAAGAAGCTGTCCAAGAATTTCTGTGCCTATGAATTTGCTTGCAATGACCGGAGTGACGAATTTAAGGTGGCAACTGAACTTGTAGAGACTCTGCAACAGATTCGAGACCACTTCGGCAAGCCGGTTCTGGTTAGTTCTGCCTACCGTACTCCTGCATATAACATTTCAATCGGTGGCAGTTCTCGTAGTCAGCATTGTCTTGGCACAGCAGCGGATATTCACATCGCTGGTATCGATCCAATTCGTATTGCACTGTATGTAGCCTCCCTCCCCTACTTCCAGAAGCATGGCGGCATTGGCTATTATAGTCGAGCACAGGTGACGGGCGGCTTTGTTCATGTTGATGTGCGTGAGTCTCCTAGCCGTTGGGTCAGTAAAAGTGGTACTGCATATCAGGTCGTGAGTAAAATCATGCCCACGATTCGTCAGGGCTCTAAGGACTGCATTGGTGGCGCGTCTTATGCTGTGACCGTATTACAGCGGCATTTAGGCTTGAAGACAGATGGCATCTTTGGCGCTGGTACAAAAGCTAAGCTGGTAGAGTGGCAGAAAGCACATGGATTGGCTGCTGACGGCATCTGCGGAATGGCAACATGGAGTTCGTTTTGA